CCACGCTCACGAAGCCGCGAGCATCCGTTGGGAGCGTCGTCGCATCCTTCAGCGCCACCTCAACCGAATCGGTCGAGTACAGGATCCTGGCTACAGTGTCTGCGCTCACGCGATAGTCCTCCAAGACTCTCCGCGGAGTATCGCTCCAACAGTACCGTGGGTCACTCCGAACTCCGACCCAATAGCACGCTGAGACAAACCCGCGGCGGCAAGCTGCTTGATCCGGACCACGTCTCCAGACGTTAGCTTAGCACCACTATGGTCCTCCCCACGCCGAGTCCGCTCGGGGCACGTGTACCGCCCATTCCGCCTACCATATGGACGCCGCTCAGGGTGCTTAACAAGACCGTTCCTAGCACCCCTAGCCACCGCCTCGGGACACGTCACACTACCATGCCGCATACCACGCGCTGTCCGCCCTTTTCGATCCCGATCTCGGTTGTTCTCTACCACCGTACCGACAAACAGATGAGCCGGATTAACGCACGAAGGGTTATCACACGTGTGGCAAACACACAGACCGTTAGGAATATCCCCAAAGGTAAGAAACCAAGCCAAACGCGACGCTACCCAAACTTCCCCCTGATACCTAACAGACCCGTACCCCTTCTTGCTACGAGCTGCCGTCCAGGGCCAGCAATCCTCCGGCGCCCCCCGTCGACACCTGGCCCAAAAATCCTCTGGAGTGCTACGCCTCACGATATCGCCCTAACCCGCGAAGTCTCGAAGATCCCACTATACGTGATAGTGTCTGTTATTGTCTCAACTACACTGCTGCCGTCCGTGTCATATACGCGCCATTGTATCGTATTGGTCGTCTTGTTGGCGTTATAGGTGATAGTCTTGTCGACGATCTTCTTTAGCTTTAAGCTGCTCTCCCACCACGTAACGGTCGTCGGGAAGGGGTCAGCTGCCGGGAGAGTCTCACGGTAGGCGCCCGAGGTGAACCCACCGAACGGGCCACCCACCCCATCCGCAAGGTGGATGCCCTGGCGCAGCGTCTTATGCTCAGCCGCTGTGATGCCCCCACCACCGGAGCGCGGGTCATACTCTCCGGTGCTGTCGTAGAAGCTGAAGCGGCCGCCCACATAGCGAATCTCGCCCTCCGCCGTAGCGACCACGGTCGAGGCGGTGTAGATCGCTGTGTCCTCGTAGAGAGCCCCAGCGCGTCTATCCGGTGTTCTGCCCATCCTTCCCAGCCACCTTCCGAGCCGCCTTCCGGGGCCCCTTTTTGGCTACCCTCTTCGCTGCGCGCTTCCGAGGCGTACGCCCCTTAGCCTTGACAGCCCCTTCTGCCTCCTGCTCCCCCGACTCGGGCGGAGCCTCCTCCTTAACCGGCGGCACCAGCGCTCGGGCGTCAACATCCTCTTGCTCGCCCGAGGCTGGCTCCTGCTGCCCCTCTGCGGCCGGCGCAGGGATCGGGGCTGCCCCCGTCCGCCGAGCTTTTAGCGGCGCCGCTGGGCGCACACCAAGCGGCCTTCGAGCTGGGCCCTTAGCCTCCGAGGGGACCGCCTCCGGCGCACCGTCGGCACCCTCCACAACAGCGCCATCCTGCAGCGCCTGCTTAACGGCGGCCGCCTTGCTCTCCTCCGCCTCGCGCTTCTTGCGTAAGATCTCAGCATGGTTGTTGGCCTCATCTATTCGGCCCTCCTGGATGGGCCGCTGATCAGCCAGCTGCTTGTGCAGATGCTGTGTGAAGTGGACACAGGTCTGCAGATAACGGTGGACCTGCGGCGCAACCACCTCCTTGTCGATCTTCCCCTCATCAATATCGCGCTTAAAGCGCGCGTAAACATCCCGCTCGATGCTCGTCTTGAGAGTCTCCAAAGCGCTTAGGCCGCCCTCTATCCGATACAGCTCGATACCCAAAGCCTCCCACCGCTCGCGAACCTCCCTCTCCAGCTGCCCAAGCATAGCAGCCTTAAGCTCCGACTTCTCAACGCCCATTCTCTACCTCCTACGTCCAAAAGACAACACGCCCACCTGCCATCGTAGCAGGTAGGCGCATCCTAACACAGCTGGCTCAGCCTACTAGGTCAAGGCGCCCGTGATGAACATCTGGATCACATCAGCGTTTCCAGGCGACGCTAGCAACGGGAACTCCGCGTAGAAACACCCATACTGCTGGTCCGGCGTGGCCGTCGCGGAGGGGTAGACATCGTTGTTTGCCGCCGCATCTGCACCGTTGCGCATCAGCTGGCCGTTGACGAAGATCTCAACGTCGTCCACAAAGGTCACGTTGCGGTAGTCAAGGAGATCTGCAGAGGTGTTCGCAGACCCTGGACCGTTCGGCCCTTCGACCAGAGTGTCCGCGGCAATGTTGGAGGTCACCTCGGAAACGGCTCGGTGCCGGTTATCGTTCTCAGACGCCTGCACGATAGCGTTTAGCAGTGACACCTCGCCAAACGCCGTCTCATAGTCATCCCACTCTGTGCTGCTGTCCGATAGGACCAGGTCTGTGGTGTAGCCGGAGCCAGATTGCCACTGGTCAGTGACGACTAGCTGAGCGACACTAACAAGGTCTAGATCCCCCGATCCTCCGGAGGTCACCGTCAGCGCGCCGCCAGAGTCAATCTGATTGGCCGTCGTGCCGATGTTGATGGTGGTACCGGCTGCACCCGTATCAAAGCTCGCACCGTTCAGGAAGTCGTTGTCGACCGCGTCAACGTCGAAGTTGTCAGTGTCCGCCCCAATCTGCACCGTGCTGTTGCTGCCCGAGGAGCCCTCCGTGATGCCGAACAACACCGCCTCCGCGTCATCGCGAATCTGCCAGACAAGCCCCGAGCTCTCCAGGTCGAGGTAGGCGTTGTTAGTCAGATCAACAGGGGTCGTGCCCTGATTATCGTAGGCGTTCTGCCGCGTGGGTGTTACCGCTCCGCCACCGATGTCGATAGCCGCGCCACGCAGGAAGTCTTGCTCGTTCAGGTCCTGCAGCGCCTTGCGCTCGGTGTAGGTGTAGTTGATATCGTCCCCACCAATGTACTGGCCATCTACGATCTCCAGGTCGTCCGCCTCGTCGGTCAGAACCACGAAGGTGAGCTGCACCCGTGTGGGGGTCGTATCGGTGATGGTATGTCCATCTGTGTTCGACTCGGACTGAAACAGCGCCCAGATCTGCTTCCCGTTGGCCAATATCGGGTCGTGCGTATCAGCATCGACGATCTGCATCATATTCTTCGGGTTAACCGCAGAGCTGCCCGCCACCTCATCGAGCGTGGCCGTCCCGAAGGACGAGTTGTAGGCCACCACCGTCCCAAGGGTGGTTACAGCGCCTACGGCCGCGGTGGTCTGCGACGGCAGCTCGCCGGTGCCCAGGATAACCATATCACCTGCACCGCCCGAGAGCGTCGCGCCGGACCAGTTCAAAACTCCCCCCACATCCACAGGATCGGTAGTGCTGACGGTATTGCCCGCCGTGCCGTACTTGATGGCCGTAGCAACAACCGTCGTGGCTGTATCCGTTGCCGTAACATACGCGTTGGCAACGGTACCCGTGCCGTAGTTCACCCCAGCCACGCCGTCGTCATTGATGGCCCTACGAAGGTTCTCCATAGAGGTCGCCTGCGATGCACCAATAAGCACCTCGTCGGCAGCACCGGTAAGCGTGGTCTTGTAAGTGTAGGTCTGCCCTCCAATCTGAACCTGGTCATTGTTGGACGGCGTGCCCGTGCTTGTCAGCGTCCCCGTCGCCTGCACAGCAGAGGGTACCGTGATGTCGGTCAGGTTCTGCACCCAACGCAAGATGCGCTTGCGCTCAAGATCGTGCAGGTCTTGGTTGGTCTCGTCGATACCTCGCTGCGCCCCGTTCTCGAAGGTGGTCGGGGCGGTAAGGTCCGCAAACCAGTCGTTGCCCGAGACCGACGTATTCAGAAAGCGGTTGAGCTGTGAGATGACACCACCGAGGAACTGCTCCATGTTCCAGGTCGTGGTCTCCATCGTCGAGCCCGCGGCCTTCTGGTCATCGAAGGTGTCGACGGTTTTGATCTGCGTTACAGGGCGAATCCAGGATCGACCAGCCATACTTTAGCGCTCCCTATCTGTTGGGTATTTGCCTAGCTGCTACGTCCTTCGAACCAACCTACGTCCGCTATCGCCATCGTACACCATCAGGAGGAGGTCTGCACTACCTCGGGCAATACCGTAACCGAGTCTGGAGTCTTGGTGATGACCTCAGACTCCTCAATGACCAGGTTGCCGTCAGAATCCAGCTTATCCGTCTGCAAGGTGCTGCTCAGTAAAGTAGTGTAGCCAGAGATCGTCACGTTGGCAAAGCTCACGCCCTCGACCGCTAGGATAACGTCCATCAGATCTGAGACGTAGAGGGACACCCCAAACTCCCTGTCCTTCAGCACGCCATCAATCGCAGTCTCCCCCGCTGTGCGCACCTGCTCAAGGGAGTATCCGATATCCACCCCAACACGAGCGGTGATCCACGGGTATACCAGGAACTTCCCGCCCGAGACCACCTCCACGGTCTGCGTGACCTCCTTCCTAGCCGTAAGGTAGGTCTCAAGGGAGTCTATGAGCCCGTTGCTGGGCTCGGCGTAGAAGCCCGCCGCATCACGCGTGAGAACGGGGACCGTTACCAGGTTCGCCTTGCAATCGGCTGACAGGATCTTGTCCAGGTGCTCGTCTATGGTATCCAGAGCCAGCGTAACCGTCGCCGCAGCGTTGTTGGCCAAGGCCGGGTCGATGGTATCCGCAACGTCCGAGAGGGTTACCTGGAAGCTCTTAAACAGCCCTGTGCTGTCGGACGGCGTGGTGCTGTCGTAGTAGCCAATGACCACGTCCCCAGCAGCCCGCGCATCCTCCAGGCTCTTGAGGTAGCTGTCCGCACCGTCCAGCTGGATAGCCGTCTTCGAGAGCCCTATCTTATCTACCTCGTCCGTGATGAGGCCCCCGGCCGCCACCTGCGAATCCGCCGCTCCTCGCATCGTGGCGGTCTGAGAGATAATGTCATCCTGATGGCCGTCGATAGTGTCCAGGTAGACCTTCAAGGCATCCTTGGTTGGGTCTGTCAGCTGATCTGCCCCCGTAGCGATCGCGTCAATAGCCGCCTTACCATCCGTCACCTCCACCTTGGCGGCATTAGCCGACACGTCCACATCCAGGGACAGGTTGCGGTTGCCGCGAATGCCCGAGATGATAGCCGTGTTGTTGGTGTCGATGGTGTTCATCGACGTGACGACGTTGTCGAGCGCCGTCGTGATGGTTGAGGAGTAGGAGAGCAGCAGGTTGAGCAGTCCCGTGGTAGCTGTGGTGGCCGCTGTTATCTCACCACGGATGATATCCGTCGCGCCCTCCAGGGCGCTTGTGATCTCCAGGATAGCGTCCTGCAGTACCAGGTCCGTCGCTGCCGACCGCGAGGAGATAGCCTTGGCCACCGCCACACGCCCATATACCGGGTCTGCATAGGAGCCCGCCAGCGCGTCGTAGTCCTCCCCGGTGACCGCCACCCGGCGGGAGTTAAACACCCGCCCGGCAAATGCCTTAGCGCGGTCGATGCTCTCCAGGTCATCACCGCCCGAGCTCTTGGCGCCATTGTTGATGGTCAGGTCAACCGTCTCCCCCACCACCACAAGCGGCGTGACCACGTCCTGGATCGTATCCTTGGCCACAATCCCCGCCTTCCCCGCAGTCGCAACATAGGTGACCTCAATCGAGGCGTTGGTAGCAGGGATATTGCCAGCCGAGCCGTCCCCAAAACGAAGGGTTGGAGGATCGTCGTTGTAGCCCACCTCGTACTGGTCGGTCTCGTCGAAGGTGAGGAAGTCCTCCTCATCCCAGCTCGCCCCATCGACCTTCACCTCCACCGAGCCAGAGGCCACATACCGCTCATCAGGGACACGGCTCAGCTCGAAGACCTGGTTTGCTGTTCCGTCTGAGGTGAAGGTCTCAGTCGTGGTCTCACCCTCGTACACAGGGATGAGCTTGGATGTTCCTGCCGTCTGCTCTGCCGGGGAGAACTCGACGGCCTTTCCCGCCTCAAAGATAAGGTCGTTAGGCCCCTGAAACTGTAAGCCCTCGGTGATCTCCACCGTGAAGGTCTTCGCCACGGCCACACTGACCGTTAGGTCCGTGGAGGACGCCACCGCACCGCCCATTTTGTAGCCCAGCTGTCGACAGATACGCGAGACAGCCCTCCGGGTCCTAGCGGTCTCCAGGTAAACCTCAGTGGCTCGACGGTCGAGGTAGAAGCTGAGCGAGTCTAGACCAAAAGCGATGAGGTCCAGAAGCATCATCCCTAAGCTGGCCAGCGCGAAGTCGTTGTAATAGGCCGCAAACTTGACCTGCAGGCGCGCGCGGAGGTCGTCAACGTGGGAGTCGAAGTCGTAAGAAATAAAACGGACGCGGTTAATCGACGCGGTGGCCATTAGATACTCCGGTAGTCAGCGCGGTCACCTCGTCCCAGCCCCGCTGGAGACGTGAACGGACGACGCGATGGTTTATGCCTAGGCGCTCGGCCCACTCCTGAAGACACCGAGTCTCCCCACCCATAGCGATGAGACGATTGTTCCGCCGGTTGCGCTGCTGTGTCCGCGAAACGGCCCACCGGCAATTGTCTGGAGAGTAGCCCAGATCCGCGTCAATACGATCCAATGAGTGCTTCGCAGAGGGCCTAGGACCCACATCCCCTAAAAAACACTCAAACGACCCCTCCCACTCCGAACATACCTGGACACCGCGACCACCGTACAGAGGAAAGTCCTTGTTGGTGGGGTTGAGGCAACGGTTCCGCATAAACAACCACGCCCGATATTCAGCTGGAAACTGCTTCCTGACCGAGACGCTTCGCTCGAAGGTTCCGTGTAACGGAGGGGTCTCTAGAGCCTTTTCAACCGACCACCCCGCTTGGAGCCTAGCCGCTACAGTAGTCGGAGCGAGCCCCGCCTCCCGAGCCAGCTGAGACAAACACTTGACCTCGCCCTTATACCTAAACTCTCGGTTAGACCTTATGTTCTGCGTCTGCTGTCTCCGAGAGGCCCACCGACAGTTGTCCGGCTCGTAGTGACCCGCAGAGTCAATACGGTCCAGCGTGGCCTCTGGATAGGGCTTGCGCCCCATGTCCGCCAAAAAGCCCTCGTAGGAGGCCGCCCAACGTTCTGCTACGCACACGCGCCCGCGAGACAGCTTGGCTCGGCGCTTCATGAGCTGCCAAGCCCGATACTCGGGGACATCGAAAGACTCCCCATGCTTTCTCATCCCCTGACCGACGGTGATACACCCGCAGGACTGCGTATTACCGCTCCGCAGGCTGTCCGTGCGGACCTCCAATCTAGCGCCGCAATCACACAGTACTTCCCAAGCCGTACAAGGTCCCTGGTTGGGGGCGCGCTCCCCTACAAGTAGCCTACCAAACCGCTGCCCTGTAAGGTCCAACCGCGGAGGCATGGCTACTGCACCCCCACGTACCGAACCCTGTTTACGCTAGCTGTCGCCATCTTATACAACCCCTTGGTCGGCCGTCAGGGCCACCGTCACATTGTCCTGCTCTTGCGTAGCTATCACCACGTAGTTGATGGTGACGATCACCATATCCTCGTACTTCCCATCGCTGCTATCCTTCTCCACATCGATGCGCTGCACGATAACACGCGGCTCATACTTCGCGATGACGTTAGCAATGGACGCCCGAATAGCCGCAGCCATCAGCTCATTGTTGCTCTCGAACACATAGCTGTAGGCTCCCGACCCGAGATCCGGACGCATTACCCGCTCCCCGTTACCCGTGATGATCAGCTGCGTTAGCGTGTCCTTGATCAAAGCATCGTCCACTGCCGGGGCTGGTAGCGCGCCATCCCCCACCGAGAAGGGGAATGCGATGCCTTTGTAGATGTTGGTAAGGGCCATAGGTTCTCCTGATGGTACTATGCCGCCGCGGCGAGGTCATCCGCAGGGCAGGTGGGACGCGAGGGCAGCGCCGGAAGCGACGGCAACGCTGGCAGACCAGGCAGCGAGGGGAGCCCCGGCAACGCCAAGCTAGGGAAGGGAATGGACGGGAAAGGTAGATCTGTCGTGGGAAGCGAGGGACGCGGCGGGAGGCTCGGAATAGCTGGCAGACCAGGCAGCGAGGGAAGCCCTGGCAACGCCAGACTAGGGAAGGGAATGGACGGGAACGGGAGGTCTATCGTAGGAAGCGACGGTAGCGGCGGGAGAGACGGTATTGCAGGAAGCCCTGGCAGCGACGGCAGCCCCGGCAAAGCTAGAGACGGGGGAAAGGGCGGCAGCGCGCAAAGAGAGGCCATCCACTAGGTCCTCACCTTCACCGACCGCGAAGCCATCGTAGGCGGAGGAGGCGCCACCGGAGGTGATACTGGAGTCCCTGTAACAGGCACCACGATGTTGTGCACGTGTGCCGCGAGCCACGGTAGGAGCATGTCAGCTATCGCCACCCCCAAGGCCGCTGTATCGCCAAGGAACACCCCCCCACCCTTCAGGTTGATGTTGGGAGCGTTGATGTTGACGTTCTTGCTCGCAATGATGTTGACGTTGCCCGCAGCGTCCAACGAGATAGAGCTAGCCGGCGAGGCTGCATCCACCATCGAGATACCCGAGGGCCCGAGAGCCACATAGCCGCCACTCGCGTCCTGCAGTAAGATCTCCTTCTTCTCAGTGTTGATGGTTATCAGCGCCCCGTCCGCATCCCGCAGCTGGATGGACTTCTCGTCAAAGGACAGCATGGAGAACTTGTCCCCAGCGGCTATCTCCTGAGCCACCTTGTCGGGGTCGGTCTTCGCCTCATCACCGTCAGCAATCTTGTGCCAGACCAGCCGCACCTTCTCGTCCCCTGCGGTGTCATCAAACATCAGCAGATGCCCCGCGCGCGATCGGAAGCCGCGCTTCTGCGGCTTCCCGTCCACATAGCCTAGCTCCTTTGGCACTGGCGACGCCTTGTCGCTATCGCTGAACCAGCCTCCCACATAGCCTTTCGGGGCACTCGGGTCCCCATTATCGAAGAACACGCGAACCACCGAACCGACCAGCGGGGGATTGAACCACCCAAAGCGATCTCCGGTCACGTCCACCATCGGCGATACCCACACGTCCACCGCTGTCTTCTCATCGTGCCCTACCTGCGGGCAGCTGATCTGAATACGACCCCGCTCCTTGGGGTCGTCATTACGCATCACAAGCGCCCGATAGGTGCTGTAGTACACCCGCAGCACATCCTCGATACCGTAGGCAATGACCGCCTCACGAAGCTCTTCCAACGTCATCATAGCTACTAACCCTTCTTCGACTGCGTGCTGCTGCCGCCACTCCCTTCCTTAGCCGGCTGGTTGGACACCTGCCCCGCAGCCTTAGCAGCCTCCTTCAAAGCTGAGGTGTTATACCAAGCCTCAACGTTGGTCGAGAAACCACCGCTCCCCAAAGAGTGAGTGACCTTGAACACCCCATACTTGTAATCATAGAGATTCTTACCCAAGCCCCTAACCTCAATACAGTTGCCGGGGAACAGGTCCGGAATACCCAGCGATCCGATCTCCACCTTTAGACCGCCTGCCCGCAGCTGCTGCTCCAGCTGCCCGAGAATCTTGGTTCGTATAGGCTCAAAGGTCTCGTCATCCACTCCGTCCACATTGTAGGTCTCGGCCCCCGCAAAGGTCCTGTCGTCCACGTCGGGGAAGAACGGCCCCACAGGTACCGCTCCCCCCGGCCCCGCTCTGTCCGGCGGCGGCGACGGGTCCGTTACCCCTTTTGCCCCTTTCTTCCCTCCCGCCTTTCGGTTGGCCTCCAGCTTCTTTTTCTTAGCTGCCGCCTCTGCATCAGAGATGCCCTTGACCACCGCCCCCCACAACGACGTTGGGTAGTGAACCCCTGTGGTCGGAGAGTTAAAGGTGAGAACAGGATACACACCCTCCACAGGCCCCAAGGTCAACCCCTTCTTCCCAGACACGCTTCCGGGGTACATCACAAAGGCATGCGTCGGCTCCGCCGCCCACATCCCACTCCACGAGTAGAGCTTAAGCTTGGCAGGCTTCTGGGAGTCCTCCTGCTCAAACCTCATCCAGCAGCCCGCATCCCGCACGACCTTACGAATATTTACCCAATCCGTCACGTACGACGGTGCATAGCTCGGAAGAATCACGTCGTTTAAGGCGGCCCACGCGGGGGAGCCTTTCTCCACACCGCTCTTATCCAGGATGATCTTCCGCGGGTTGTTCTTGTCGGGACCTCGAAGAAGCTTGTCGATGATACACAGCCGGTTACCGGCCAGCTGCGTGCCGCTAGCAGACTGCCGTTGGGCGCTAAAGGCGAAGACCCCCGTACCTGTCAACGTGATGGACACCCCCTCTGGCGCTATGCTCACATCCGGCGTGGTCAGCAGCCCCGTGTAGACCGGCGAGAGCTTGGGGGCGCCCCCCTTCCCAATGTACCCAAACTGCACCTGCAGCGATGACAGGCCATATTGGATCTTACGATCGGTCAGGAACTTGAGAATGTCCTGGTAGTTGGCGGCCAAGGTGGCCGTTATCTTTGGCATGAAGTTAGGCTGCAGCTCGATGGTGAGCTCTGTCAGCACCGGCAACGCAGGCAGGTCTCCCTTCCCGAATGAGTTGGTCCACAGCGGGATACGCTCCCCATCCGGGTTGACAATGATCGCCATCATCACCGGGTTCGAGAAGTCGTAGACGGGAGAGTCGGGCATTAGAACACCGCATCCGTAAAAAGCCGCTGCTGCACATAGGTCTTCGACGGGATGCGCAGCACCGCCCCCTCATTCAACGCCGTAGGCACCAGCTCCAGATCGTTCGCGACCGCGATGACCCACCACAGCACCGCGTCCCCATAGAAGCGGTACGCTAGCAGATCAATACGATCCACCCCCGTCACCCGATAGAACTTGTCGTCGTCCTGCACGGGCACCTCGGGAAGCTCCTCGGGGCCGTCCCAAAAGGTGTACTCGTCGACATCCACCAGATCGTAGAACCTGAGCCGACTTGTCTGCTTTACCGTTGCCTCAGCCATGTCACACCATATCCCTGTACGGTAGCCACGACGCCTCTACACCGCCCGCAGCCGCCGTCCGAACCGCTGCCATCCCTGGCGCCGGCTGCGGCGCCGCAGCCGGCGCCCTACGGGGCGCCATACCCCTCTTTATCTCCTGCAGCTCGTGCCGCATACCAAGGAAGATGTTGCGGGCCTCAGCGGTCCACCAGTCGGGCTGATTAACCGCGTCCCGAAGCGTCTTGGTGTTGATGTTGAGATCAACAGCGCCCGCGGTCTCGACCAGGTACCTAGAATCCCTCAGCCCTGTCTTGGCCTTGCTGACCGCGTCGGTCGCATCCAACGCTACACCCATCGCGTGAGCAAGCTGATAGGCGTCCCCCTCCGCCACCCCTATCCCATGATGCGCGGCCCTCTCAACATCTCCGAACATCCCCTCAAACTCTGGCCCGATGCGCTTGCGGGCCGCCTTGGTGTACGTAAACAGCTTATCCAGAGACTCCTCAGCGTCTGTGTGAATAGAGTTCCCAAACGCCTTATCCGCCGCGGCCTTGAGATTCTCCATGACGATCACCAACGGCCCCATCGCCTTACCGATCTTATCCGCGATCTCCTGAAGAACCTTCTTCAGCGAATCACGGATGGTCTCGAACATCTCCTTGAAGTACGTCTTCGCGCCCTCCCACGTAGTCTTGATCAGCTTCCACGCATCTATCAGCGGGTCCGTTATGAACTTGATCGCCTTCTTAACCAGAGGCTTCAGCTCCTTCTCCCACTTAGTGGGGTCAAACATCGTCGTAAAGAAGCCGACCAGCTTATCCCACAGCGTCTTCTTACCCTCCTTCGGCACCAGGAAGTCGAAGGCCCCTAAGATCGTCTTCTTAACCTTCTTAAAGACGTTCTCCACGGCGGTTTGAACAGTCTTAAACGCATCCTCAAGCCCCTTCTTCGAGTCGGTCCAGATCCTCTTGACGCCGTCGAGCGCCTGTTGCGCCTTAGTCTCCGCGGCCTTCCACATCCCAACCGCCGCCTTCTTGAGTAACCCCCACTGCGTCCCAAACCACTTAAAGAGCTTGCCTGCCGTGGCCTTGATGGCCTTCCAGGTGTCCGCGAAGAACCCCACAGCCTTGTCGAGGTCAGCCTTGATATCAGTGCTGATCGAGTTACCGAACAGGTTATCGACCCATGTCTCGATGGTATCGAATACCTCGTCGACCTTCGTATTGAAGTTGTCGAAGTAGCCGATAATGTCCGAGATCACGGTGTCAACGGTGGACCCCACGTCGCCAAACACACCCTTAAAGAACTTCTTGACCCCGTCCCAGATAGGCTTGACGTGCACGTTCCAGGTGTCGATGAGCGCCTTCTCTATCGGGTCCCAGTAGGGCTTGATGACGCCCCACAGAGCCGCGAAGATGGCCTGGAAGGCTCCCTTGATACCCTCCCAAACCGGCTTGATATGCTTCTCCCAGACCGCAATCGCCTTGTCCTGGATGAATACCCAGGCCGCGGCCGCCTCGGCTACGAGATCTGCCCAGATGACCTTAAAGAAGGTCTTGAGGTCGTTCCAAGCGCTCTCTATCTCGCGCCAGGCGGCCGTAGCGGCGCCCGCGAGGAGCTTCCAGCCGATGATGAGCACACGGTGGATAATATTGCCTATCGACTCCAGCACCTTCCAGACCGCTACGGCGCCGATCTTGATAACGCCCCAGATGGGCTCGACCACCACCCACAGCGCCTTGAAGCCCACCACCAGGCCGTCCCAGATAACCCCCGCAACGAACTTGAGAACAGTCCACCACACCTTGATACCCTCCCAGAAGACCGAGAGGATTGGCTCGGTAATGGCCCACCACACCTTGAAGCCGAGCACTAGGAGGTCCACGACCGGCTTGGCGGCCTTCCAGACCTTATCAAAGGCAACGCCAAGACGATCCATGATGCCCGGCCCCTCCTGCATCTTGGCCCACGCCTTCTTGACGTTCTCCCACATCTTGGTCAGCACTGGCCCGACAACAGCCCACATAGCCTGGAAGCCCTTGACCAGGTGCGTGCCCACCCAGATGACCACGTCCCAGAGGACGCCAAGGACAAACTTGAACCCCTTCCACCAGAGCGAAAGGATGGGCTTAGCTATCGTCCAGAACGTGTTCCAGCCGAGGATGAGACCATCAAAGATAAGGTCGACAACGACCCCAAGAACCTTCTGAACCGTCTGCAGAGCACTGACGATCCCGTCAAAGATAGGCAACGCCTCGGGCAGGTGCTTAGCTATCAGCTCCCGAATCTTCCCCAGCATACCCATGAGAAGGCTGCCCACCATCTCGCCCAAGGCACCAACCGCCTTGCGGAGCGCAGCCAGCAACATGGGGACACCCTTGATGATTAGGTCCGGGACCGTGGTAACAAACCAGTTCCAGATCTTCGGCCCCCATTCCGCGAGCTTATCAACAATCCAGGCCCCAAGACCCGCTAACCACTTCTTAGCCTTCTCTACAAACGCCTCGGTCTTCGCAGGCGCCAGCATAAAGCCAGCAGTCAACGCCGCCAGCGCCGCCACCAACGCAATAATCGCGCCCTTCACCGAGAAGATGGTGCTAATCACCGTGCTCAGCGCGCCCCCCACCGCCTTGGCGATGACCACCACGGTGCCCCAGTTGGCTACGAGGGAGACAGCCGCCGAGACTAACCCCCCGATCGCACTGATGACCCCCCCGATAATCTTCCCGATAGGAAGAAAGGCCGACAGGGCAAAAGCACCAATAATGCCACTAGACGCCCCCTTGAACGTCCCGGCAGCCTTCTCCTTAAAGGACTTGCTCGGGTCCGCCCATAGGTCCGTCATCCCCTTCCACCACTCGGCAAAATAGTTCTTGGCTGCCTCCTTAGCCATCCCCAGGCCCGCCTTGATAGCGTTGCCAATCGCGCCGCCGATCTTCTTAGCCGCTGACGCCCCCTCAGCAGACGACGGGTCAAAGCCCTTGGTCAGCCCCGCAAAGACGCCCTTAGCTAGGTCAACAAGCGCCGGCAAGAGCTTGGTGGTAACGAGCCCACGGAGCTTCTTAACAGCCGCTACGATGGCTCCACCGAGCGCCGCAGCAACCCGCGACGTAGCCTTAAGCCCCTCCGGGCCCTTCGGATCAAACTGGCCTGTGAGGCCCAACCAAAAAGCCTCGGCGACCCTAACGAAGCCGGCTCCCAGCTTCAGAACAGACTTCTTGAGGGACTTGAGCACGCTCCCCCACGTCTTGCTCCACTTGACGCCCTTGAAAGCCTCCTCCATCTCGCCGGCGAATCCCTCAATACTCTTTGCCGCCTTGTCTATCTCGCCGGGGAGCTTCTTTGCGAACTTCTCTACATCCTCACCTATCGCGTTGAAGGCGTCCCCCCACGTCTTACCCTTACCCAGACTCTTCTTGACCTTGTACAGATAGCTGAGGAAAACCGTCAGCGCGACAGCCGCGGCACCTATCACCGCTCCTAGAGGTCCGAAGGCTACCGCCAGCACCCCGATGCCTGCACCTACCGGAGCCAGCGTCTTCAGCAGCATGCCGAGGATGTGCACGAAGGGCTGCAGGAACTCAGGCAGCAGCCCCTTGGCGCCAAGCGCATGCATGTCCGCAAACATACCCAGGAGCACCTTGGTGGGCCCCTGAGCACCCTTCATCGCCTTCTGCATCTGCCCCATGGTCTTGGTGGTGTTCTTGACGAAGGCTTGGCGCCCCTTCCCCATCGCGCGGAACGCTGTCTCAAACTGTTGCTCCGCCATCTCGAACGCCTCTTGCAGCGTCCGCCCCGCGCTAAAACCCTCCTTCTGCAGCTGCCCGAGAGATGCAGTCGAGTTCATCGTCGACGCCATCATCTTCATCGTGCCTTCATCTGCCTCCTGTAAGAAGCGGATGAAGGCGCTGGAGTCAAAACCCTCAACGCCTTCCAGACGCCCACGGATGAACTCCAAAGCCTGCCCTACATCCCCTCCGCTCTCCTTAGTAGCCTTGAGCAGCTGATAGAGGCCCTGCACCATCCCTGCTGGCCCGTGCTGCATGAGATCAAAGGTGTCGCCCATGTTAATACCCATATGGGCGAACCTCTGCATAAGCTCGGGGATGTCCTCAGCAGCAGCCACGCGCAGATTCTGGAATTGCTTCTGGGCCGAAACCATCGACTTGGCCAAGCCCATTGCAACCTCTGGAGCCTCCTCCATCCTCCCCGTAGCCTTCGCCATCGCGGCGCCTAATGCTGCCGTCTGCTTTGCGAACGACGCCAACTGCTTCGGCTGCAGGTTCATCCCCATCAGCGCCGCCTTATCCGAGAGAGTCGTGATCATCTCGGGCAGCTTACCCAAGGACTCCCCCACATTACCCGATACACGCCCCATCTCAATAAAGGTGGCGGTCACCCCCTTTATGTCCTCCCCCGACATATGAAGCTTGTGCATCTGCTCCATCATGTGGGCGTATTGCTTAGCACTCAGCCCTGTAACATCCGCAAGCGCTGCTAGGTCCTTCGCTGACTTGATATTTGTGTGCCGAAGCATCTCCGCGCTCTTGCGCCAGCCGACGATCGCCTCGGTAGCCTCCCCGGCCCCGATATTCAAAGCGATCGCCATCCCCCCAGCCTGCTTGGTTACCGCGCGCAGCTCCTTTCCCGTGAGCCCTAGATTGACCGCCGTCTTCTTTGACTCCTTGGCCATCGCGACGCCCTGAGCCTCAAGACTGTTGGTCAGGTTGAGCGCATCGCCCTGCAGCGCCTGCAGCGATGATCGAAACTTGTCGAGGGTCCGAGAGGACAGGCCGCTGATAAACTCCCTTAGCTTGTTAACGTTGAGCGACTCCCCCATCTTGCGGATAGAGTCTCGGACAAAACCAAAGCCCCCCTGGATAGTGGTCAGCGTCTTCTCGATCTTCTCTCCGATCTGCTTAAAACGCTCAGCATACTGGGAAAGCTTATCCGTCGACTCGTTCTGCTTCTCCGCGACATCCTCCGCCGCCTTCCCGACATCATCCAAAGCCTTCGTGGCAGGCTCGACCGACTTAACATACTTATCCCACAAGCTAGTCAGCCGCGAGGTAACAGGCTGTGCCGCCTCAAGGATCCCGCGAAAGCTCTCCCCCACCCCAGCTATGCGCCCTTTAACCGACTCGACCGCCGGCCCCAACGTCGCATCCCAGGCCATCGACACAGCCTTCATGCCGCTCTCGAACGTGTCCTCCAACGGCTTGAAGTGCTCACGCAGGCTATCCACACTAGCCGCAGCGTTCTCGTATTGGGCAGCAAACGAGCGGCTCCAGCGATCAACCGTGGCAGCCGTTCGGTCCATCTCCCCAATCACACCATCCAACGCTTTATTGACACCAGCTGCAGCAGGCTGAGCAACCTTGTTGACCTCACCGATGCCCCGGACGATGCCCGTGAAGCCAGAGGTGACCGACTTCTGCATCTTCTCTAGCCCCATATCCTTGGCGCCGAAGGAAAATCCAAGCCCGAGGAAATTCAAACCCATGACGCCCTCAAAGTTTCTGTGCTAGAGTTAGCTTTATGCGGAAGTACCGTAGCACCCCCAAGCTTACAGAAAAACAAGTAGAAGAGATACGAAGAAGGGCCGCTGAAGGAGAGAAGGGTAAGGACCTTGCGGAGAAGTTTAGTATATCTCGTGGAGCCGTGTCCCTGATACTCCGAGGTCTCACCTGGCCAGACGTCCCTGGCCCGCTCAAGCGCGTCCGACCACGTACCCAAACCGACACGAAACGCGAACGTGTCGAGCTCTGGCGCCCTGTCCCTGGGTACGAAAACCTCTACAGTGCCTCGAACCTCGGCAACATCCGCATCGAGGTCACACGCCACAACATCCGCGCGGGTACACACCTCCGACAGACCCGCGACCGCGACGGCTACCTGACTGTCACCCTCACTGACACGAAGAGCCCCAGGGCATGTCGCGTGTCGCTGCTGGTCCTCGCGGCCTTTGTCGGACCCCGCCCCGCGGGCCTGGAGACCAACCACAAGGACGGTGATCGTCAGAACAACGCGTTGAGCAACCTGGAATACGTAACCAAGGCTGAGAACATCAAACACGCTGTCGAGGTGCTCGGTAGTGACCGCAAGGGGATCAACAACCCTTCGGCGAAGCTTGGCGAGCCGGAGGTCTTGGAGCTGCGCCGCCGCGCGGCCACCGGCGAACCCTACACCACCCTTGGAAAAGCCTTCGGCATCACAAGCGTGATGGCCCGGAAGATAGCCACCGGCGAGTGCTGGGAGCACGTGGGAGGCCCCCGGACAACCAAGCGCAAGCTGGGGCGGCCGCCCCAGAGGCACCCCTAAGCATCCCAGGTTGTTTAAGGGCATTTTTCGCTCACCTCTTGTCTTATCACGAACCGTGTGGCCACGACAACGTAGCTGCGACCACGTGGTCGCGGCTGCTAGCGGCGCCGAGCGCGCATCTTAGCCGCCTCGGCCTCTTGCCGCCTTCGCCGTTTGTCCTCTAAGTCTAGCTTCTTACGAACAAGCCTCCTGCGTCTAGTAGTTGGGATGCTCATGTAGTCCTGATAGGACCCATGCCACACCTCCATCAGGTAGAAGATCTCTTCTTCGAGGCCCTCAGCACCGAGGACGGGAAGAAAAAACCCGCCTGGCTAACGTCCAGCTCCTCCTCAAACTCTAACCCACACTCGGGGCAGACCATCTCCAGAGAGGTATCCACACCCCCCTCAATATCCTCAAAGGCATCCCGCAGGGCGTTGCGGTCGCGAAGCCCGAGAGCCTGGACCATAGGCAACGTCGGCGGAGCCTCGTTGAGCATCTCCAGGCGCTGCAGAATGCCGAGCGACATAGCCTGCTTGGTGTTAGCGGCCTCCGCCAGGACCTCCTCGTCACGCCCTAGCAACGGGCGGTACCGCGCCACCTTGCCCGATGGGAGAGTAATGTCGTAGATGCGCTTCTTGGGGTTTGGCATAGGCTTCACCTCAAGATCGGCTAGGTCCAACGTGAACAGCCCGCTGTACTTGCACTCCTCAGACGGACACTTCCCCCGGAAGGGGTAGGCATCTCCCAAGGATGTGCGACGAATCGCAAACATCAGGAAGATGCGGTCACCCACCGTCAGCTCGCCGGCAATGCCCGAGAGAGTCTTATTGTCCGTTATCGTGCCCAGCCGCGTCGTGCATGCTGAGATGAGCTTCCCTACCTTCTTGTGGCCCGGTACTGCCTTGGAGGCGAGCATGTCCTCCTCGTGCCCCGTAATCTCCCTTACATCCACATCAACGTGGAGTACCCCCTCGGGGTCCAGATACCCGCAGGGCAACGTAAACATCCCAACGGAGCTTTTAGGCTCCTCCTGCTGTGCCTGCTGGACCGCCTCCAGCACCTGGTCTCGTCCTTGATCTACCATCGTCCCTTCCTATCTAGTGCGCCCCAGCGCGATCTTTCAGTAAGCTGTCAGCCTCCTCCTCGTACAGCCGGATAAGGGCCTTGAGGGAGTCTGTAACCGTAAGTCCTCGGGAGTTTACAAGCACCTTGAAGGTGGCATACGCCTGCCGGTCCACCCACACGTTGACCTTCACATCCGCACCCACGTCCTGCCAGCTGACAAGGTCATCAAAGCGCTCGGTGTCCCGCACGTACATCGACATGAGATAGCGCACCAGCGCCCCAGCGCTCCTGAAGCCGTTCAAGGCTTTGATCTTGTCGTACATCCGCCGGCTAACCCAGAAGTTCACCGGGCGCCGGGCCTCGCCGTTCGAGGTTGCCCGAGAGACCGCATCCCTCGCCATCTCGCACGCTCGGCACAGCACGCGGCCGTTGTCGATTGTGAGCTGGCCTCCGGCCTCCACCGGCACCAGCATTATCACCCGCAGCTTATGCTTTCCGCCGCAGTTAGAGCAGCAGTCCCGAGTATTCACGAGCACCTGCTTCTCCCACTCGGCCCGCAGCTGTCCGGGGGTCATCTTCGCCGGGTCGAGCCCCTTCAGAAACTCGATGTGCTCCTCCACCCCTACCTGAACCTTCGGCTCCTCATCCTTAGACATTACCCTCTCCTTTGATCAAAAAGGCGGCGAAGCTCGGGTGGCTGCTCCTCAGCGGGCACGTCCCGCACCTTGCGAATATCCGTCCCCCGCAACCGCACCCACTCCCACGCAACCTCAGCCGAGCACGCATCCAGATCCAACGGCAGACTAAACACCTCATCAAACGCCGCGGTCACGCACCGCGCGCGGCCTGCGGGGGTGTACATCCACACGTCCACCACGGTGGCCTCGATCAGATACGACGCCAACGTCCGCACGTCCGCCTTGTGCGCGGCCCCAATCCAGATATCCCCGTCGAAGATGTCACTGAACACCACCGACGCGCTAAACCACTCATCCACCGACTCGTCATAGCCGAGAGCGCAGAGCGCGAAGCGGTGGCTAAGATACACGTCGGTCACACGTGACCTTGCCATACCCTTGGTCCTTTCCTGTAGTGTGTACCTGGAGGTTACCTCACCTTTGAGGTAGGGCCAAGCGCGAAAGCTACCTCAGCATCGAGGTAAGCTACCTGCGCCGTCGGCGCAGCCGCTGGAGCTGCTCCTCTACACGCCGAAGCAGCTCCTCATCCTCCTCGTCTCCATCGGCATCGGGGTAGGAGGGAAAGGTACGACGGAGGGGCGTCCCCAACGGGACCGTATAACCTCCAGCGCTACCCGACGTGGTCTGCTCATCACTCCGCTTTCCGCGGCCCAGAAGGGACAGTAAGGCGGCTTTTGCAATAGCCATAGGCTCAGGGTACCCCAGAGCAGTAAGGACGTCTAGGAGGCGCCTAGGCGCCGAGACGACGCCTACCCACCAAGGGTGATCTCCTCAAACATATCAACCGCGAGCTCTAGCTCCGCGACATGGACAGCGGATGAGTCGCCAGCCATGTCGGTACCTGCCTTGTACCGGACGGGTATAGCCCCCTGCAGCACATAGGCCCGCGCAGGGACGCGAATAGCAAACTGAAAAGGGCCGACGTTGGTAGTAAGGGCTGTTGCGGCCGCCAGGCCCACCGAGGCAGCTACCCCTGCTGCCAGCTGGATGGGGTTGACCCCTCCAACACCCGCGGCCATCACCGCCAGCCCGGCCACCCCGCCCAGCTCCGTCACCGCTACCAGGGGGTTGTCACTTATCCCCGAGCTAGCAAAGAACTGGATGAGCATCAGCGTGCGCCGAGGCGTAGGACCGGCATCCCCAAGCCCAATGGGCGCAAACGACGTGCTCGTCATATCCCCCGAGATTGAGGCTATGATCCAGCGCCAAAAGTCGTTGTCGTAGAAGAACACCCCGCGGCTAAGAGTGATGTTGCCGATGCTCCCCCGCCTCACCACCTTACGCGTAAAGTACCAGTTGCCCTCGTTTACGTCCTGGGTCTCCAGCGATATCTCGGGCGCCGTTATCGCCGAGAAACCAAACAGAGGCGTAAGTATGGGCATACCCATCGTGTCGCTCGGCCCGACATCCATAAGCCAGAAGCAGTGGCTCTGTAAAGGATCACCGAATTTAGTCCTAGGCATGTCTCTCCCTCAGCTCCACGAAACGCCAATACTTCCGACCTCCCCGGATGCTACTAGGAACACCACCCCATAGCCACCTACCCAAGCCCACCGCTTGTGACCCATACACCCCAACCACGTATACCGGAGGCCCTCCTGGGCGCCGCACGGCCTCTTGTAGATTCCCACGCGTCCCTGTCACCTCCCGAACCACTCGCAAAAGCTCCTCCATGAACAGCCTACTGGCCGATGTCGCACGAAGCGTCACCCTCCTCTGGCCATTTGCGGTGCTCTCACTCACACACCCATCCGCCTCCCAGAAACCCCGCACGAAGTGAGACCTCAGCCCAGAGGGGAGGCTTCCGGGCCACCGCATGTCGTGAGTCTTAGCAGGCCCCAACCCAAAAACCTCCAAAGACTGCGCGAAGCGCACATTGTGAAAACGCACGGCATGGCAGCCCCCCGTTAAACACCTAATGCGGTGGTCCGCACCAAGGACGGCACAGACCTTCTCACACACATCCAGGTCTCCCGCCAGCTCCACCCCGTAGACCCGCCCCTTACGTCGACACACACAACCGTCGCCGTAAAGAAGACCGAGAACCCAGGCCCCGGCTGGTGTAAGAGCCCCTCGGAAGTAGCCCTCGTTCATGTGGTAGCGCCGTCGCCGGTCCCCGTCCCGAGAGGCATTGCGAGCCCCCGTGCGATACGCACGCCGAAGCCCCGCACTCTTCGAAAGCTTTATCCCCGCTGCACGGGCCCACGACCGCACAGCCCCAGCCGACGCCCCCACGGAGGCCGCCACCTCCACGGGAAAGCCTCCCTCCTGCAGCAACCGCACCGCCTGCTCCCTAACCTCGACAGGATAGCCCATAGCCAACTGTAACGTGGCCACTACCCTGTATCAACATCTAAGGGCCAACATGAGCTTGTAACGGGTCCCCAAACTTCGTCCTGGGCATAGCTCCTCGACGTTCAAACGCGTAAGAGGCCACCAGCGCGAGGCGCAGGTAGCCTCACGACCGGACACACATTGACCCCGCTAACGCTGCGACTACGCCGCAGCGTTACCCCGCACCGTCATACGCTCGACGGTTATGGTCATCTCAGCAACTGCGATGTCGCTGGAGGTTGCATCCAGGTCAGAGGAGGGCTTGCAGGAGGACGGAAAGCAATTCCACAGCTGGTATTGCTTCGCCCCTACCAAGGAGTCCACGTCAACCACCGTCGTCCCCACAGACGGTAGGTAATCACTGCGGTGGTAGTGGTTGATAGTCACATCCCCGCGGTAATTAGCCCCCACCGCCGCCTCGGAGCCCTCAACGCATGAGAGGGCCCAATCCCACATAGCCGTATCCAGCCGAACCACGCCCCGGCTGAGAGTGCAATCACCCACCGTGGGGTTGCCGGGGAACTTCATCGGGTAGATGTACGTGCCCTCCTTATACTCGACGGCCTCGATCGAGATATCCGGAATAGAGCAGGCTGTGAAGCCCGCCTGCGGACGTGCCTGGGTCCCTGCAGGCTCCTCGGGACCGCTCCGCGTGCCGGGGACAAGTGGGTCCACCTGCTCTGAGTTGGCCACGGTCACGTGGAACCGCATATTGTGTAGGAAGTCTGATGATGCTGGTCGCATGTGTTCTCTCCTATTTCCCGAGTCTACCTCAGAGGTAGAGTAAGCGGTAGTCTAACCGGCCTCTGCGACCCGCACCAGATCTAAGACCCTACAGCTCGGGACGGATGGTAAGCACAAGCTCACCCCCCACTCCGTCGTCGGAGCGGCGCACGAAAAGGCCCTTCGTAGGCCCCGGTGTAGCAATTGCTGTAGCTATCTCCACATTAGGTGAGCGCCCGATAGCGGCCGCTGTGGTCGAAGCTAGTAGAGTACCAGCACCGCCTGGCTCATCCCTTACCTCGACCGATGCTGCTCCCACGGCCACCGCAATGTACGCCACCATGTCCAGAACCCGCATCTTAAACGGAAGGGCCCCCACCGGGTAAACCTCCACATCGTCAGGAGCACCCCCACCACCCGCAGCAAAAGCCTTGTAGATCACCGCAAGACCCGCCACAGGCACCGCCGGGTCCACCGGCGCAAGGTCTCCTGCCTCCACCGAGGCAGGAGGTGCCTGCAGGCCCGACCCCACCTCATCAGCATCATAGGCGACCGAGAGCGTCACCTTGCCCGCAGCCATTGCGGCCTGAAGCGACCGCATCGCAGACAGCTCGGAGGCCGCTCGCTCGATCTCCTTCGATTCACCAACCGCAATAGAGGTGTACAGGTCCCGAAGATACACGTCCTCCGTGGACACGTTCGTGATGTTCAACGTCGCCATGTTTGTCCCGTCGTCCTTTCTACAACCCTCGTCCTATCATAAACCCTACCTCACTGTCGAGGTAGAGTACACCCACTAGGACAGAGTATGCGAATGCGCTGTCTGCGTAGGCGTCATTGAATAGCGGTAAAAGAAGTCGTAGACATGCGCACCGTTAGGAGCCGTCGTGGGATTGATACTCTTAGCAGTAGTATCTACACCTGCGACTGTCTCATCCGCCGCATCTACCACGGTCTTTGCAACAGCAAATGATGCGGCGGCTAAGGGCACGGGCATACCTAACGCAGAGCCTACTCCCACACTAACCAGGTCGGCCCCAGTTGCACCAGCCAACCCAACAATGGTCGCCGATGTGATCGTCGCATAGGCATAGGTGGTATCCTTGGTAGCCGTTCCCCCAGTAAGGTCCACCGACTCATTGATGGCATCCCCACCAGCCCCCACTCCAACGATATCCAAAGTCCCTGCGGTTACGGAGGCATCTGCGTCAACGATGTCCACCTGCAGCTTTCGAGGGTAGTCCGGCTGTCCCGCAAGTACCTGAGCCCCATCGGCCATTGCTACCTGCGCTACAATGCTCACCAGCTCAGCTGCTATAGGCGCATCAATGTGAGCCGGACTAGCCATCAACAACGGTTGGTTGACTGCCGTCTGGTTATCCACTGCGAGCGCATCAGAACCACCAGCCGCATGCGTCGACTTGTGCAATCCGGGTGCAGGACCCTCAACAGTAAGGGTACCTACTGCATACTCGGGATCGCTAGTCCACTCATACACAAGCGTACCTGCACGCTGGGCCTCCAACGCCGTGTAATCAGGCCCTGTGAGCCCTCTAAGCTCCGACGTCACGTCAACCCGAGTTGGCGGGGTAGTGCTCGCAGGAATTGTCCGAGCAGGATTACCAGCAGCAAGAACCACCGGCGCACCCGTTAAATTGTAAACATAAAGTGCCATATCGCCCCTTTGTTAGCTCTAGGTTAGAGTTAGACCCCAGCCTAAGTGATGACGCCTGCCGCGTCCCGCCAATTCGTGCCGTCAGTCCAGTTGAGGGCCTGGTCGTCAGTGTTCCAGATGGCCGAGTAGATCGGGAAGGCTGATGCAGCAGGGCGCCCTACGTTGCTATAGGCACCCACCACGTGCCCACCACCAAAGCCGCCATCGTCGCCCGTCTCCGTGGCAAAGGTCAAAGTGATGTCCCCTGCAATGATCTTCTTGTTTAGCTCCAGGTCTCCCCGAAGATCCTCTAACGTCCGCGAAGCCGTCACAGACTCCCCAGCATCCAGCTGCTTGTACAGCTGGCTGATGAAGGTCTGCGTGCTACCTGCGTTGGTGAAGGTTACTAGCATGTGTCACTCCAGCTTGTGTGTGATCGCACCCACACACGCGGGCGCGTAGTCCGGCACTAATCTACCTCATCTCCAGCCTAGCACACCAGCTTTTGATCCCCCAAGCCTCCTGTAACCGCCCGAAAGACCCTACTCAACGCGTATCAGGCTGCTGAAGCTCGACGTATGGTGTGGCTTGGCAATAATGGTATCCAGCCGCTCCGGCCACTGCTGGTTAATCCGGCCGTTCGCCTTCAGGTGCTTGGCTATCTTGGCCGCCTCCTCGGGCGAGAAAGGCTCATAGCGCGTGATATCCGCGTACTTCCGGTTGATGCGCTTGACACTCACGGAGCGATCACCCACCAGCTTGCGGATATCCTTCCGGAGCTGCGCCACGTCTGCCTTCGTCGCCCAGCTCAGCGCCTCACCCAGCTCCCGCCGAATATCCTCAAGCAGCCTGTTTAGCTCTCTGTTCATCGCTTCCTCACGCAGCCTTCAACGACGCCACCAGTCATCTCACCTAACAATACTAAATCCTGCAGCGCGCGATCGCGAACGCCGCGCAACAGGCGTGAACGGTTTCACATAGTCTCCTCCCCCCCGCGCAGCCCGCGCCCCCTCAAACTCTAGACTCTTCCCACCAAACCACTCCGCAACCGTCCGCGGATAACGCTTGATAAGGCTACGTATGCGCGCCACTGGTAGGGGACAGCGAGACGCTATCCGCTTGTACTCCATCGAGGACGGCGCCTGACCACCATAAGCGACACGGATGAGGCGCTTAACCTCGTCCTCAATCTCCTGAAGGTCCTCAACGTCCGCAATTAGAACCTTCTCCGCTTCGCTAAGCTCCGCCAGCACCTGCTCCAAGAGATGGTTGATCGCTCTGTTCATCTTCCTACCTCACGCAGCCTTTAACGACGCCAGCTTATCACGGAACGCCGTCACTCGCTCCGCCTGGCGATGATCAGCATACCACGGCTCTACGAGCCCCATACCCACCATCTCGCCCGGCCCTAGCACCTCCAGCGGCAGCTCGGGGTACTGCATCGCCAGCAGCTCCAGCCGCTCCTTCGTCGGATCGTCCAGCCACCCGTGCACCTCAACGAGCTCTAGGAGCTCCCCCTCGGGGCCCAGCACGAAGAAGTCAGGCGTGTACTTGCGCCGGCGCCCGAGAGGGTAGCTGTGCTGCTCATATTCCCAATCCTTCCCCTCCTCATCGAGCTTCTTGGCGTACGCCACCTCCCAGCTGCTCTTAAACAGCCACCGGCGCCCCTTGCGGTCCACATGCGGGGTCACCCGGTACTTGCTCCAGCCCGTGCGTATGCGCGCGCCCGCGCGCTTGAGGGCATCACCTATACAAGCTGTCGACACACCGTAGAGCTTAGCGAGCGCCCGATAGTCCTCACCTCCCTCGTACAGCTTCACGGCCTCAACTACCTGCGCCTCACTAAGCTTCAACCGCTTAGACTTACGCTTCAACCCAAGCTCCTTGACAGCCGCGGAGATGTCCCTCGTCGACACCCTCAACAGCTTGGCCATGGCCCGAGAGGTTAGGTCCTGCTCATACAGCTCGGCCACCTTTGCCTGGAGCTGCGCCTTAGTCAACCCACTGCGATTGCCCTTACCCCTAACCTTCTTACCTGCGCGACGCACAAGCCCAAGAATCGTGTCGTTATCCACCCCCAGGGAAGACGCGATCTCGTAGGAGCCCTCACCCTTCACATAACGCGCGACAGCTTCGCGCTCTTGCGTGGCCGACAGCCCCGTAGCCTTTCCAGGCTTGCGCACAACAACCCCCTCCCGCCGCAGGAGACTGTTCACCGCGGTCTTGGACACCCCATAGGCGTGCCCTATCTCCTCAGTACTGTCCCCTCCTCGGTACAGCTCCACAATCTCACACCGCTGCTGCTCCGTAAGCGCCAGCTGACGTCCAACCCGCAGAGTGACCCCAGAAACGCGAAGGAGCTTGGCGATGGTGGGGTAGCTGACCCCATATAGCTCGCCAAGCTCCTTGCCTGTCTTACCGCCCTCATACAGGCGGACAATGTCCGCCTGCTGCTCCGCCGTCCATTCCTTTTTGCTCATACTTGCAAGGTAGCAGGCTAACCACCACCTTGCAAGGTTTTGATACCATCAGGCCGCGAGGGTTGCTTGCTGGAAGCGGAATCGGACGAATTCTGCTGGTCTGTTTGGCGCGGCGCCGACATCGATGATGACCTGACCCGCCTCGATGGTGGAGGTGGTGTTGTTGGTATCATCTACGATGACGAAGTAGGCTTCTGACGGGCTATTGCCGTAGAAGAGGCCACCGGTGTAGAGGCCATTCATAAAGCCGTCGATCTGCGCCTTGATACGAGACCACAGGCCGGCGCCGTTGTTCTCGAAGACGATCCACGCCGTCGCGTTGTAGATGCTCTTCTCCATGAACATGAACAGGCGTCGCGCGTGGACGTAGCGCCACTCAGACTCCTGCGCGATGGTCCGACAGCCCCAAACGGCGAGGCCGGTCTGAGTCGAGCTGATGAGCGGGTTGATCTTGTTTGGATAGACGTAATCGCGCTCGCCCTGGGTTGAGATGTACTCCAGGCCGGTCAGCCAGTTAAGTGCCCCGTCGACGGTACCGGCTGGAGCCTTACCGACGCTCTTGCTAGAGTCGGTGCGGGCGTAGATACCTGCCACGTGACCCAGAGGCGGCATCGTGAGCGTGCGGCCATCAGCGAGGGGGTCGGCGATCTTAATCCACGGCCAGTACAGCGCGGCCCACTTCGAAAAGCGGCCGAGGTCGTACCTGAACCAGTCGACGGCCTCCTGCGGGTCAGAGCCTACGGGCACCGTGATAATGATGAAGCGGTCGCCCCCGGAGGGGAGGTAGGAGCGAGACGCGGCATAGTCCAGCAGGTCACCGGTCACGGTCACATCACCGGCAAAGTCGGGGATGATAACCTGGAGCAGCTCATCGACCTCGTCGAGAGCGTAGAGCCCCTGCTTGGTCGATTGCAGCAGCGGATTGGTGAACTGCGACCGCGAATAGGTGCTCGTGGTGAAGGTCCCGTCGCTTCCGGCGAGATAGTGGACCACGGGTGTGGCCGCCATGTCGGTGAAGCGCTTGTTGGCGTCCCCAAACAGCTCCTCGCGCTCCGTCTCCTCGGGCTCGGCGTAGTAGGTAATCTTGATCAAGGACCCACCAGCTAAGTTGGCAGATGTCTTGAAGTTAGCATAGCCTGTGGAGTAACTGATGGTATTGGGGTCGAGGTCCTCACCGCCAGCGGTCACAATGGTGGCATAGGCCGGGTCCACATCACCCGTCAGGTTGCCCGAGCCGTCATCTGTGATCTCCAAAGCTGCCTGGTCCGCTCCACCCGACATCCCCGAGGTCGCCCACAGGACTATAGTCGCGATGACCGAGGTAATGGTTTGGTTGCCCGCCGACGTCTCCTGGTCATGATAGAGGTCAACCTGTCCTGCCGTCAAAGCACCAGCGTAGATAAGCAACGTCGCGCCCACACCATTGATGCCTGCTGCTATCGAGTCGCGAACATCGTCCGCTGTAGTGTCCGCGGAGATATCGATCTCCACGTTTCCTGGAGACGGGGTGTGCGTACCCGTGACATCGAACTCAAAGGTGGTCGGAGAGTTGATCCCATCGTTCAGAGTAAAGGTGTCGCCATCCGCAAAGTTGGTCTGAACGTCCGTGGTGATCGTCCCGGTAGCTACTGCGCCTGCCGCAGTAGCAGTGATAGTGACAGCGCGCGCACCGAGATCATACAAGGCAACATAGGTAGGCCGAAGCAGCGTCCCGCCAAAGGTGCCGTTGTCCGTGGTCGTCTCATCGTCGCCGCCGCCGAAGTTGTACTCGACCTGGAGGCCGTCAAGGGAGCCGGGATAGACGTCGTTGCCAGGAGTGTTGACTGAGATCAGGTCCGAGAGCTCATTGACCACATCGGGGAAGTACTCGGTGGAGGTACTGTCGGTGAAGTCCAGAGCCTCGTAGGACTCGGTAACCTCATAGGCCCCAACAGCGTCGTTGTACTGCAGGACCGAGAAGTCGTGCCGGCTGTAGGACTGCGTCGAGACGGTGTAGTAGTCGGCGTTGCCAGTAACCTGCACCTTCATCTCGTTGGCCCAGGCCCCGTTGGAGATGGGGTCTAGGTTCCACGCCTGATAGTAATAGGTTGCCAAGATGGGCGCCCCATCGTGCGGGGTAGATGCTGCAGTCGTGGTGAAGGAGTAATCCCCATCATTGTAGTCGATGGTCCCCGCGCTCGCGATTGAGCCGATGACCACATCGTTGAGAGCCCCAGCGCCATCGTCGCTGATCTGCCACGTGGTCGTGGTGGGCGTAAAGTCCCCCGTGAGATTGGTACCATCACCAGCAAGAACAATCCGCTCCGAGCCCGCAAAGAGAACCGAGCCGAAGCCTGTGGCAAAGTCAAACACGCAGACAGACCCAGCTGTGCTGGTCACCGTGCCCACAGTGCCCGAGGTAGGAGCAGGCACCGTCAGAGTGGACGGTGTAGACCCATCCGGATCAAAGTTGAGCACGAAGTCCGCGGACGGATCGACCACGAACTGCTCCATATCCCCTTCGGTCAGAGCAGGCAGCGAGGCGGGGTTAACCCTAAATTCATACGCCTGAACGGGAGTGGTCCCATCCTGCGTGACATCGCCCGAGTCGTCCCGGTTGCGCAGATTCTCAGTGGTAACAGCCGTACCAGCCGCACGCCACCGGATATTGATGCCCACGTTGGTCCCTGTCGGGCCGTTGTAGGCAATGATGGTGGTGTTCAGCGCAGCGCCTCCGGCGGGCGTGAAAACTCCCGTGGACGAGACATAGGAGAACGTGGTCGAGCTGCCATCACCCTCATTCATCCAGCCGTTGTAGACCTTGCTCATAATGTCGGCGTCTGCCTCGACACTGTCCGAGGGGACGACGCGGACCACGAAGCAGCGCTTGCCGCCGTTGGCGAAGAAGGCCAAGACGGAGTGGCCGGTGAAGGTGTTAGCGTTCAGCTCGCCAAACTTGGAGTAGAACTGATCGACGCTGGTTACTAGGGTGGCCTCATCAGTCGGACCCTTGGGGGTAAAGCCGACGATAGCCATGTTTGATGTTGAGACCGCCTGCACCACCTGGGTAGCTGACGGAACCTCCTCGATGAAGACTCCTGGACTTAGATACTCAGCCATTACTCACCTCCTCCAGCACCGCACGACCGGAGTCAAACTTCTTCACGTTACTCAACTTCGAGCACTGCTCACGCAGGTGCTCCACCTTGTCCGGGAAAAGCCTCAACCACCCTTTACGACCCAACAGCTCATCAGTCGCAAAGACCAGGATGGCGCGCCAAATCTCAAAATCCTCTACCTTCTTGCTCTGTAGAGGGAACCTCTCGAAGTGGGGCACGACCGAAGCCACAAGCTCCCTTGGGTCTCGCACCTGAAAAAGGAACTGCGGGTTGACCTGCTTCCTCTTCCTATTGGAGGGGTACTTAGCAGTGTCTCGATAGGTTATCCGACCGCACCCAAAGTACTCCTTCAACTTTAAGAGAACCTCTGCGTCATCCGCTCGCAGCGCTACCGCGTAGCGGATGTCCAGCTCCACACAATCGACCAGGGAACCCTTCTTGGTGCGCTTGGGTCTGAAGTTCAGGCCCGCATAGAAAGTGGCCTCCCCATCGGAAAGACCCGTCACCCACCACCCATATATGGGCGGTGACCGCTCGGCTTTGTCTGCCATGGTGTGTTACCTCCTACAGGTCGCGGCGCTGTTAGGTCGATTTACGCCTGCGACGGCTCTTTGTCTTTGTGGACGTGCCCGCTGTGGAAGGCTTCGGCTCAGGAGCTGCGGGTGCTGGCTCCGGGGCCTCATCCTTGGCGATCGCCATGGTCTTCGCCTCTTCTACCGTAAGCGCTGGAGGCGCTCCGGAAACCTCTTTTTTGGGTCGCGCTGGCGCCTTCTTGGGCGCAGGCGCCTTTTTAGGAGCCGGCTTAGGCTCCGGCAACGGTGCTTTAGGGACAGGCTCAGGCTGTCGGTATAGCTGCCCCTTCCGGACGGCCCGGACCACACTCGCACAGGTCTGCTGCTTGCCCGTCAGCTCGACCCACGAGTTGCCCGGCACCGAGACCGAAACCCCTCCCGGCAAGGTTAGAGGGAGATTGCCCCGTCCGCGGTTGTAATACTTGGCCATGTGTGCTCTCTCCGCTGTAAGGTTACAGCTCCTTAAGGCTTACGGTCAATGTTGGAGGCTGGGTTACGGTACGGTGTACCGCTGGGCTGAACAGATCAAGCTCCGCCTCCACACGAAGACTAAGAGCTAGCCCTATGATCCGGTCAGCGATCTCCGAGTGCTCGTCCAGCACTGAGGTCCCCTGCATAAAGGTATTGTAGTACCGCGGGTCGCCCAGGCTGTCATGGACCTCCACCTTACCATAGTGCCCGTAGGTTTTCAGGATCTCGTGGAAGACGAGCTGAACCTGCCCCCGCTGCCCGATTGCACCCCGATAGTGCGCGACCGCAGAGATCGTATAGGAGATGTCGAAGGGAGTTGCTTGGAAGCCCACCTCCATCCGGTCGTGGCCCTCGCGGCCCGAGAACACCGTATCATCTGTGGGCAGCTTAACCTTTAGGGCCTCCCGCGGAGGCGTTACATAGGTCTGCTTCGAGGGATGCCAGCGCTCCATCGCCTGCGCGATGTCATCACGACGAATAAGCACCATCGGGACCACATAGGACTTGTACTCGTCCTCCGGCCACGAGAAGGTCACCAGCACCCCCGGACGGCCGGGAGGTGCGTCCACCCCGTCAACCGTTAGCCAATATCGTTGATCCTGGACGAAAGCCCCCAAGGTCTCCACGATACCCTGGTCGAAGTCCCGCAGACCCACCGTCCCGGTTTGATCTTCCCCCCACCTCCGGCGCTCGGCCGCCTCACGCTGTGCAGGCGGGAGAGGCTCCTCTAGAACTTTATCAGCCACGTGACCTCCTTACCCCACAGCATACCACCTTCCTCAAGGTTGCACCTTCACCCCAAGCTTGTCCTGGAAGGCCACCAGCTTAGTAGCCTCCCCCACCCCAATCGAGCGGGGCGCTGCGTCCGGCCAACCGCGCCATCCCCCGAAGGACGGATCTACCAGAGATCTCCTAAGCACCTCGTTCGATCTCAGAATAGCCTTAACCCCCCCACGCTGGAGACTAGCAAGCATGGGGCGCCAGTGCGCCTTGCTGTCACCTCCTCCTAGACCAAACTCTAGACGCGCTGCATCCAAAGCCGCCGCCGGAAGAGCACGCAATCCCCGCGCCGGTGCTGTGTCGCGCTCCCGACGTATACGACGCTGCCCCGCCTTCCGAAGAAGCGGCTCCCACTCCGAACGATCCCGACGACGGTTGGCCTCCACCCGGCCCACAACCTTCTTCCCCACCCGTTGCGATATCATCTTAGCGTCGCGTCGGCTAGGGCGGTAGGGTAGCGTGCTGGCCGTCCACGGGCTAAAACGCTCCAGCACCAGAACCGCATCAGGCGTCCGGCGACTACCGCGACGGGGCCGCACATAAAGCAGCACCTCGACTGCATCGACCTTACGCACACGAGCCTCCCGAGGGGAGATGTGGACCGCATAGGCCGCCTCACCGTCCGACAGACCAGAAACCTCTGAGACCTGCAGGCCCTCCCTATAAGCCTTGTAGGCCGCCTTGGTGGGGATCCGGCCTACAAGGTCCTCATAAGCCCACTGCGCAGCCAGACGCACAAACTGAGCTCGAACCTTCCGGGTACGGGCTGGCCACATCTTAAGAAGCTTTAGGATCTCCCTGGTACCCTGCGTAGCCTCAACCCTCAGCATCGTCGCCCTCGTCAGACGGCCTGCCTAGTATCTCCTCGGGCCTGAACTCGTAACCTAACCGATCTGCCCACTCCTTCTCAGTGCGCAGTATCTCCCCAGCCAACGTGCCCGCAGGCGGCAGCTGAAACCCGTTCGTCTTGGGCTTCTCGCGCAGACGACGCCGCATCTCCGAGTCTTGCAGCCACCGAACATGCTCATCGCAGACTCCGATCGTCCGAGACCAGGCCGAGCTGCGCAGCCTGTTGGTGGCCGCGCCCCCACAGACGAAGCAGAAGCGCTGAAAAGCCTCGGCGGTAAGGATGCCCCGGTAGTCGCTGAAACAGTCGCCCGAGAGAGGCGAGCCACACGGCCGTGGCGCGAGGCACCGGTCCCCTGGGATACCCCTCTCGCGCGCCTCCCAGTAGCGCTCACAGGACGCGCAGACCGCCGACAGGCCGCTCGCGCTGGCGGCCTTCATCATCGCGACCGTGATCGGCATTACGTAGGAGCCTCCACCTCAATGATGGTCTCCCCCTCCGACGATATCGGCAGGTGAACCTCCTCACCAGGATTGACAGGCTGCTGGGGATCCTCCTCTGTTGCACGGACCCATATCACGCGCTCCCCCTCGTTGCGCAGCCGGCTACCGTTGAGCAGGCGGAACCTGTCAAAGTGGATAGGCATTGAAAACCTCCTACGTCTGATTGAATAGGCGCCGCTCCGGCGTGAACTCCGTCCGGCGCTTGATGTCACATCGAAACCCTACAAACTCGGCGTTGTCGTTGACGTGGCCATCCTCTACGACCCCGATAATGTCGTAGTAGTAGCCAGCGTTGGGAATGCCGCCTTCCATCCCCTGTGCGAAGGCGTTGAAGTGCGGGAAGTCCCAGACCCGGACAACATCCCCTTCCTTGGGGGACTCGGGCATATCCGCATCCTCGACGCTCAGGCGGGCGATCCACACCTGTCCCGTCCAATAGACCCTGTTCCCCTCCTCTCGCACCTCGTAGGTTTGCTCCGGCCAGGTAAGAAAGGCCCTGAGCTCGAACGGCCCGTGCCAGTCGCGCTCAATAGGCTCGTTGTAAAGGGGGTCCAGGTTAGCTCCGCTCAGATTCTGGCTCCAATACAGGATGGTGGTCCCCTCGGCCTCGGTCGACTCCTGCGCCCAGAGGGCGTCCAGCTCCATGTTCTCCTTCTCAAGGCTGAACTCGCCGGCTGGCTTAACATCGCAGCTAGCGTTCGGACGATACGGCTCAACCTTGGCGCACTTGTCAACCATGGGGACCCCTTCACATCATCGGCAGCTACGCCGTCATAAACATCATCGGCATACCCAGCTGAATGATGTCCTCCTCCAGCTTCTCCATCTCCTCGCGGGCCTCATCCAGCAGCTTGTCCCCATCCAGATTGCGGGAGCCCTGCGCTCCGTTGTAGCTGTCGTACTTCGACCGAACGCGTCCGAGGTCCGCTTTAGCGAAGGCCAGCGCGCGGCGCTTTATCAGATCGTGGTCTATCTCCGGCAGCTGGTCGATGGCAAAAACCGAGGTCTTGAACATGTAGATGACACGCCGAGCATACTGCGGGGTGGGGGAGAAGTAGAGCTGGCGGTTGTACTGCCGCCAATCTAGATCAGCTCCCAGCACCCTCTTAGCCGTCTCGATGTACTGCAGCGTCTGGACATAGCTAGAGTACAGACCGACACTTTGCGGAGCCGCAAAGACGTCGTAAGGTATCTCCTCATTCATCAGCAGAAAAGGTGAGAAGATCGTCGTGATGTCCTGAGAGGGGGTCTCAAACGCCACGTCAATAACGAAGTCCACCTCATCCGGGAGCGGGTAGTCGGGCTGCCCCGAGACGATGTTAATGAGCCCTTGCTTAATCAGCCCCTTCTTCGCGGCAAACCAGCGCTTGGCGCTCGCGATGGCATCATCTAAGTTGCACTGCGTCAGCTCGACCTTCCACTGGGGAGCACCGAGACGGCGCAGGATCCACTTAGATAGCGCCTCCTCATCCATAAGCTGGGAGCGGAACGCTGGCGAGCTAGCAGTCACGGCTCACCTCTAGCCCAGCAAAGGGGTGCCGGGAGGAGCTGGAACCTCGGTAAGCAGCCGACAGCCTCGCTGGTCCTGCACCTCGTTAAAACCACATTCGGTGCACCGCACCTTCTTCGTCTTACCGTCAGGGCTCAGAGACTCCTGAATTAAGCGCTTACCGCACTTAGGGCACTTCATGTTTTCTTCCTCCTACGTATATCGGCCCGTTTCTTAATCTTATCCGAATACGTCCCGGTGCCCAACGTCCCCGTTACGTTATCCTCCTCCTTCTCCAGTGCTGCCTCCTCTGGCGCCTCTGTCGAGGCGAGCTTCGGAGAGGCCCCCACAGTCTTAACCGGCGCCCTGTCATTCACCTTGCGCGGCTCGACGATCTCCAACAACGAGGGGTAATAGACGAGATACTGCTCCCCCTCCAAGATCCGACCAGGCCCTACCCGACCCACACCGGGAATAAATACTATGTCCAGGTCAGCCCTCTTCTGAAACCTCGGCATCATCTACTGTCTCCTTGTCGTCCGTCTCTACCACAACCCCGTCGTCTCCACCCTCCAGCACATCGTCCTCGCTAGCTGCGGGGGCCTCCGCAGGCTCAAGGGCCTCCGCAGGCTCAGCGACCACGTGGTCGTCTGACTCCTCGGGACCCTCCACCTCTACCTCGACCTCGGTTGGCCCACCATCCTCCGTGAGCGTGCAACAGAGCACCTCCGCCGCCTCAATAACCCCCTCGAACGAGTCCCGCAGAAGCTTCAACGCCCCCGCAAGCCGCTCTGCGGCTGCCCTCTGAGCCTCCGTAGTCCGTAAGGGGGGTAACACCTCCACAGGCTCTGCGGGCTCTTGTGGAGCGTCCTGGACCGCCTGCGGAGCATCGTCCTCCCCAAGCTCCGGCGCCTCCGCGTCGTCAATGTCCTGCGGAACCATCAAAGGTTCCTCCAGGCCCAGCCCTGCCAGCTCCTGGGCAATCTGCTCTGCCCTGTCCATACCGCACCTCCGTCCAATGAATAACCCCGCCGCACAGCGGCCGTCCACTAAAGCTTATGCTACCCCATAACACGCCAAGCCACCACACCGCGCAAACAGCATGGTGGCTTGAAAGACGAGCAACGAGGGCAACGTGCAGCAGGCCACGGGTAGAGCATACCCACGGCACTGCTAAGAGCCTACCTGTTTCCGCAGAGGCTTACAGGTTAAGGATACGGATGCTCCCGTAGTACTCCGGACGAAGCAGCTTGCTCGCGTAGCGGGTCCGAAGGCCCTTGCGGAAGCTGAAGTCGTTCGGGTCGAGGAAGGTGGGCGTCACCTGCAACGGGATGTACGGGGCCCAGACAAAGCCGCTGTCCAGGTAGCTGTCACCCTTGAGGCCGACGAGCATCTGGTCAGAGGTAAAGAAGGGATCCTCGTAGACCCACCATTTATTCATGAGGGTTCCGACCTTATAGATCGAGAACTGCCCATGCTGGGTGAGCGGTCGGGGAAGGTCCTCGGGATCAGTCGGGCTCATACCGCGCGCCCACAGAGGCCGGAAGTCGCCGTGCGTGGTCAGCTGGGTGAGCAGCGCTGAGATCTCAGGGCTGGTGACAATCCAGTTGGCCGGTGCGCGGAGGGTCCGCTTGTGGATGAGGTTACTAACCGTACTGATCGTGGTGATGAGCGCCCGCAGGTGGTCCAGCTCACTGATGCCTGCCGGCGGGACGCGGTCGAAGGTGCCCGTGGTCGTGGTAGCCGACTGGAAGAGCGCCTGGATAATCTCCCTATCGATCTCAAGAGCAATCTCCTGAGCGATAGCCGACACCATCTCGGTCTCTGCGTCGATACCATGAAATGCCCGCAGGTCCTCAGCAGCCTCGGCGGACCACAGCGCCTTAAGGCGTCGCGGCACAGCCTCCACAGGAGCCTTTTTCACATCCAGGTTGATCTGCGGGATCTTGGTGTTCAGCTCACCGTCGTAGTAGTAGAACGCCTTGACCTGGTTCCCCGTGGCCGGGATGTTCTGGAACTTGAACGCCGTGATAGCGCCGTTCGAGTAGTTGATAGAGCCACCTACCGAGCCACCAGTAGGCACGAAGGTGAAGCCTCCAGCCCCATCATCCGTCGCCTCCTGGACCGTCGCACCGGTGGTGGCGTTGATCTCACGAATGATTACACTGTAACCCTTCGAGGCATCCAGCGGCCGCACAGGATTGAAGGCCAAGGTGCAGGTCATGACGGCGCCGCCTCCACCGTAGTTGATGCCGTCACCCGTGACGCAGATCTCGCCGTTGATGTACTCCGAGGAGTAATCACGGTCGAAGTCTCGGGGGAACACCGCCCCGGCTGTGGTCGCCCCCTTGGTGGTGCCGTACACATAGTCGAGGAAGAAGACTGCCCCGACGGGTGCCGTCATCGGCTGAACAGAGACGATCTCGTTGGCAATAAGATTCGGGAATACCCGGCGCAAAACAGGAAAGATAAACTTGGTGAACGACCCGACGTTCACCGTGCGAGTCTCCTCGTTTAGACCCTTAAGGTAATCCGCCTGGTTCTCCATAAGGATGGCAGTTACCCCGAGCGTGTAACGCTCCTGGTCAGTCCTGTCTGGCATTCCCTCCAGGAACTCTCGCCACTTCCGGACCAGCGCGCCAACGTACGATTTGTCGGCGATCGTCCGACGAGAATCCTCGCTAAGGATTTGTCGAGCTTCAGTGCCCATGTGTTATCTCTCCTTGATTGTTCTCTCGTTACTCGCTTGTTAACGCGCCTACCCAGTCCGTCGCGCGCCGCCCATGCCCGACAGCGCCCGCAAGGTGCTTAGGTTCACACCCAGACCGTTGTAGTCATCCTCAGTCCGCCTCTTGCGGCGCGGCGCCTCCTCCTCTAACGGAGTGCTACCGCGGCCGCCTTCTGTCAGCCGTCGAACACGTGCCCTCACGTCCTCAAGATCGTGCGTGTCCTTGGCCGGGGCGTCCTGGCCGTGCTCCTCGATAATGTCGTCCACCTCCTCCTTGGAGGTTGCCTTGGACGCCTCGATGAGCCTCCTAATCTGCTTCTTGTGGGGGTGGCCTTCGGTTCGCTGCTCAGCGTACAGCTGCACCCCCAAAAGGCTGTTGGCCTCCAGAGCCTTCTCCAACGCCTCGGTGAGCTTGTCGATATCCGAGGTTAGCTCCTTCTCGATACGCTCGGCCCGTTGGCGCTCCGTCGCAGCAACAGCTTCAATCTCTGCCTGCCGCTTCCGCAGCTCCTCCTTCCGAGCCTCCTCAGCAGCCTCTCGCGCCGCCATCTCATCCAGGATAGCGCCCAGCTTGGCCTTGAGGTCCTCCGCCGCCTCGTACTGAGTAAGATCGCCTAGCAGCTTCAGAATAGCCTGCTTGTCTGGATTGCCCGACAGAGAGCGCTCCAGATAGAACTTGTAGCCGGCCTCCTTGGCCAGCTTTGCCAGGCGCTCTACCTGTCGCTCGCTCTCCTGAAGCTTTGCCTCGGTCTCCCGAAGCTTCAGCTCCAACGCGGCTGCGCGCTCATCTGGTGTAGGCACCGTAATAAACGGCTGAATGACCGACACAATCTGCTCAAGCGCCGAGCGTGCCCCAGCAACAGCTGGATCGGCCTCCAGCTCAGCACGAATACGCTCCCTAGCGGCGGCCGACATCTCCCCTAGATTCGAGATAATGTCCTGCTCAAAGCGCTTCTTCAGCTCGCGCTCATCCTCATCCGCCTGGGCCTCCTGCCTCACCCGCTCAGCAAAGCGCTTGGCCTTCTCGCGGTCCTCCGCTTGCTGGATCTCTTTTCTGCTCCTCAGCTCTTTATCCACGTCCTCACCAACCACCTTCGGATATGCCGACGTATCTGCAGGCTCCGCCACAAAGTCGAACGTCACGAGATTATAGTCCTCTTGAACTATCTCCTCACCCTTTTGATTCGTCTTAGTTGATCCGTAGCCTCGCGAGGACACCCCAACCTGGCAGCCTGAGCGCAGCAACGCCTGCAGGTCCTTCCCGCGCCCGGTGTCCAAGGCCATCGCCTCACCAATCACCTTGCCGTTGGAGTCGATCGAAAGCGAGGTAATGATATGAGAGGTCCGCGAGAGGCTGGTGCGCCCATCGGTGGGGTGGTCCAGCTCCCCATACAGACGCCGCTCATCCATAGCCGAGGCAAGCTTCTTGATCTCACGCTCCCAGAGGGTCTTAGGGTAGACGCGCTTATTCTCCGTAGCCGCGCCACTCCGTGCAAACTCCCCTCGGACAACAACCTGACCGCCCGCCGAGCCGTCCTCAATCAGCTGTAGTCGGATCGGTAGGGTATCCTTTAACCACTGCTGGCCGGGACCTAGCTTGACGGTGTCCTCCGATAGCTGCCCAGTATTCATCAATGCACCTTCCACCTAAACTTACCCTTAAAGGGAGTTGCCCATATCTCTGAGGGGAACCTCTTCTTCCTGACCTTGCGTTTCTTCCTCTTGTTGGGTGGGTTCTTTACATCCTTCTCAAAGCCTACCAGCTCTAGCCGTCCAGATCGATAGGCAGTGCGACGATGACGCCACGCCTCCATCTGGGCCGCTAGCCGCCCTAGCTCTTCCTCCCACGCCGACGGAGAGCACTTAGCGGCCTCTGAGCTTTTCCCGACTTGCGCCTCTCGGCCACACGTTGCCGCACCGCCTCCAGACGCTCCTGGGCGCGCAAAACTCCCTCGTCTACCTCCAGCCCCTCGACCTCAAACTCGTCGTCGTCCTCATCGTCCATCTCCCCAAGCTCGTCCTCATCATCGTCGAACTCGGTCACGGGAGCTTTCATCTCGACGTCTAGCTCGTCGTCGTCCTCATCGTCCATCTCCTCCAGCTCCACGCCGGTTATATCGCTATAGAGCTGCAGCGCATCCAGGAGGTCCGACATGTAGCTTTCAAAGGTGCGCTTCACCTTGCGCTCAGGCACCGGGCCGCGGTTCTTCTCCAGCCAGAGCGTCCGATCAGCAGCCTTCTCGGCAAGCTGCTCCATCAGGTGGCCCGCCTCCACCAGCGTGTCCTCGTCGAGCGTGGCCCCCATCTGCGCAAAACGCTCGGACAGGGTGGACGCGATCACAGCCACGTTGGCAAAGCCCTTGATACGCTCCCGCTCGGCCGGAGGCCGCACCTTGTCGACAACGTCTGCGACATCCTCCAACAGACGGCTGGCACGACGCTCTACCGAAGGCGTAGTAGGCCGCTGCCCGCGCTTGCGGCGCAGCGCCCCAGACCTCTCCGGCGATGCGTCCTCGACGCAAACCTCCTCCTTTCGGATAAGGCCAATCGCCTGCAGGTCCTCCTCCAACGATGTAATCACTACTGGCTTTCGCATGATCCTACCTCTCCTACAAGCCCCTAGCCCTACTCTAGTCCTCGTCCCAATCCACCCCACCAACATCACCCGCATCTGGCCCGGCGGTGATGTCGTTGTATAGCTGCAGCGCGTCGAGAAGCTTGGCCATGAACATCTTGAATAGCTGGTTGATCTCCTCGTCGTCCGTCGGTCCCTGCTCCTGCAACGATAGCGCCTGCGTAGACGCCTCATCAGCCAGGTCCTCTAGAACAGCGCTAACCTGGCATAGCGCCTCCTCACCAAGCTCGCGGCAAAAACCTCCGAAACGCTCGGATAGAGTGCCCGCGATCACAGCCACGTTGGCGAAGCCCTTAACCACCTCATCATCCCGACTAAGCGACTTGCCCATTGCGTCAGGGTAGCTACTCTCCCCCAAAACCTCTCGCGCCTCCACCTTCGGGTCCTTCCGCGGCAGAAGACCGATAATCTGGAGGTCCTCCTCAAGCGAGGTGATTACAACTGGTTTTCTCATGAGCTGTACTCTCCTAAGCGTTTAGCCCTTCGCGCAGGCGCTGAGCCATCGTCACCGCAAAACGGCCCGCTAGCTCATAATCTTGTAACCCTTCGGCTATCGTATCGTGGAACCGCCCCAGGCAGTCAACCCCGGACAGCGTGGTGGTTGCCCTCACGATCGACTCGTGAAGGTTGCAGAGGTCTCCTACAAGGTCCTCGGTGAAAAGCTTCAAGGTGGACAGCGCAGCACCGCCACCATTAAAACCATCGAACTCTATCACAGTTTGAAGCTCAGCGTTACTAAGCTCAACAAGATCTCGGAGGGACTCCACCCGGTCACCTAGCGCCCGCAAGCCCCGGCGAACCAGCTCCGCAAAGCGTGGGTGATCCTCTACAGCCACCGGCGCGCGACCGCTGTACAGCCTCTCGAACCTCGGCTGCAGCTGTGCCGACTCCAGCTCCCGAACAGCCTCGGCCCCTAGCTCCGCACGAATAGCATCCCGACGCGCCCCCAATAGATCACGCCAAGGACTGTCCGACACGATGCTGCTAAGGAGCGCTCTAACCTCCCCCCAATCGTCCTTTTGCTCTCCCTCTCCAACGTACGGGGCCACGTCCGCGATTATCTCTGCCGCCTCCGCGCGACGCCCGGCCCGCCAAGCCTCCACCGCAGTGCTCACCTGCTCCCGAACGTACTCGCGCACACGATCGCCGCGATAGATAGGAACCGCCGCGGGAGCAGTACCCGTCAACCTGACAGAGCCCTCACCATCCGGCTCGAAGCTCGCCCGAGCAACCCGACCGTCCTCCGAGAGCACCAGGACCTCACCAGGAAAGGTGCCCACCACACGAACGCCAACAGGCGATCCGAATATCTTCTCAGACTGCTCTTGAACCATAGCCTCAACCACAGCAACGACATGCTCGTAGCTGCCACGGGCAAGCGCTCGAAGAGCTTTGATCGGAATGAAGCAACGTTCTGCCGGCACGATGACTGCCTCCCAAACTACCTGTACCTTACAATTCCTGTCAACACTACGGCCACCCCTAGCCCTGAGAAGATCTAGTCAGCTCTTGAACGAGCCCTCTTAACTGCTTTAGCGAACGCCGTAGCACCTCATCACCCTGAAGCAAACGATCCAGCTTATCTCCTGCCCGACGCTCTGCCGCCCGACCCCCACCCGCCAGAAGCTGCTGCTCCAACGAGGGGGTCCGAGAGCTGTGCAAACTACGGCCGGCTCGCCGGTGCTTACCGTTACCGTTAGAGGGGGCCTTAAGCGCCGGTTGATCGGCTCCCTCCATAGGAGCTTCCAACGCCGCCGCAGCGGCATCTGCCTTAGCGGACCACACGGTCTCGTCCCTAACGTCTGACTCGCGCTGCTGGTAGATGAGCTTGATAGCGTCGTCGCTGAGGTCGAAGACCTCCTTGTAGATCCACTCTAGCGAGACGAACTCCCTCATCCGCGAAGCGAGGTCTGCCTGAGCGTTCCGGACCTCCAGCTGCGCTAGCTCATAGATCGAGCTAGGCACCGTCATGTGCACCTCGTAGTCGTACGCTTGAGGGTCCATCCCCAGCGCCGCCATGTGCACCCGACAGACCTTCCCGAGCCCATTGCGCAGCTCGCGCTGGATACGAAGGACCGTCCGAGCAAACCTAACGTCCTCGCTGCTCAGCACCGCTCGGGCCGTGTTATCGTCCTGCTGCAGATACGCTTTCGGGATCTTGATGGCCGAGAACATCTTCCCCTGGAAGTACTCAATGTCATCCATATGCTGCCACTGAGGGCCCGAGAGAACATCGATCCGGGTCCCCTCCTGCCCCTGCCGCGTAGGCAAGAAGAAGTCCTCATCCTGGCTCAAAGCGTCAAAGCTGAAGTCCAGCTTGCCCGTGGTCGGATTGACAAAGCGGCGCTTCTTGTACTGCTGACGGACCCGGTTCACATAGGCCAGCGCCTCGGCCGGCGGGAGGTTGCCTACGTCGACGTAAAAGGCGAAACGCTCCGGCGCCCGCGTAAGCCGGTACAGCAACGCCGAATCCTCCAGCAGCATAAGCCGCTTCCATATCCAGCGAGCCGCCTCCAACACAGAATTGTGCACCACCAACCCATCAGCAACGAAGTTGTGCTCTCTGTCAGCCACCTCGATGTCGTAGACGAGCTCTTCTCCATCGGGCTCGATACTGACCACCTCCTCGGACGCAAAGTCCCCAGCAGCAAGCGGTGCCTCACGAAAGTAGAGCTGGTAGGACGGCCCCGTGTTTATCTCACGCCCTCCAATAACTGGGCGCTCCTCCCGTTTACGAGATCGAATGTTACCAGAGGTCCACCCTAGCCCATCTACCAGATTCTTCAGGTCTCTGAGCAACGCCTCATTGCACAGCTCTATGTGAAAGTAGGGTTCCGGTCCTTGATGCGTCTCCCAGCCATCCGCATCGACGAATCCCCTCACGAACTCCGCGCGCAGCTCCTCCGGTAGCACAAACACCCACGAAGGCACACGCTTGTGGTGAGCCCCTCCAACCCAACCGAAGCGCTGAAACACCTCAGCAAGAACGCGGCTGTGAACCGTACAGCTGCCTCCGGACCGAGAGGAACCAAGACCCATCTCGTCGAACATACGCTCGTAACGCGCATTGATGGCATCGTGCTCGCCAAGAGCAAAGCCGACCTCGTTATCCCTAACCCAGCCATCCCCCAACATGAACCCGAACAGTCGGCAGAACGAGGCATCTACAAAGTCCGACAGCCTAGGGATCTTGTGAGCACCGTCATAGGACCTAACCGTGTAGGACCCATCAAAAAGAGGGAGACCCAGCGATGAAAAAAGATCGCGCAACAACGACTTAGGTACAGAGGACCTACCTTCTAACAGATCCTCTAGAGTACCCCTAGACACCCCAACCGACGATGCCTTGGCGCGCAAACCCTCATCACGAGGTCCGTAGGCAGAACGCCGTACAAATGAACGCAGCGCCGCTGCCCCCCGAGGCGTCAGCGTTACCCGACACGTCTCAGTGTCCTCACTCAGGAGAATACCCAACGGCTGCGCCCCCGACAGGTAGGGCTGACGCGCTGCGGCAACAAGCCTATCTCCCGGCTTCACCTCGGACACGGGCAACCAAGCGTTCTGATTACCCTTCCGAGCCCCCTCCACCAACACCGGATGATTCGCAGTCAACCGCAACGACCTGTGCTTCGTCGAGAGACGGTACACCGGCTTAGACCCATTACACACGTGATCTAGAACCTTAGTAGTCCGCAGCATTCCAGCATGCCGCGAAAACACTCGATCTCCGGGAACGACATCTCGTATCTCGACTAGACCCCTTGTCGTCCAGACCCTGGATTCCCCTGTTAAACAGCTCCCATACACGCTGCGGCGATGCTTACCACGCAGACGGAAGTGCACCACCTCCCAATCCTCTAGAGCAGCTAGCTGCTCATCCTGATTGCCCCCGTCCATCTGATGCTGCTTCGAATACTCCTGCGCAATCAGCGCGGTACGGGTGGCCAAGATCTGCCGAAAATCCTCGGGTGAGTTGTGAACAACCACCCCATCTGCCACGAAGTTATGAGCATCGTCCTCAACCTCCAGATCAAAAACCTCCTCGTCACCATGGTAGGACACCTCTAGCACCGTCTCAGCCACCAAAGGCTCCGCGAAGCGCTCGTCGGTAAAGGATACCGTATAGCAAGGCTGCTGCGTCTGAATGACCTTCCCTTTGACCACCGTGCCCGGCTCGCGCGTGCGTGAGGAGATGTTCCCACAGACGTAGCCCAAACCGTCGATCAAGTTCTTGAGGTCCCGCGCAAGGTCGTAGTTGGCTATCTCAAAGAAGTGCCGAAGCTTCCGACGGGGTTGCTTGTTGACCCACCCATCCGCGTCCAAGAACCCTCGCAAAAACGCCTCTCGGTGGTCTTCAGGCAGCGTGTAGACCCACGCGGGTACTCGCTTCTTATCAAACCCATCAATCCACCCTAAAGCCGGCAGCAGGCGCCAGAGCTGGACGGAGCACACAACGGTCTCCTCGCCCACCACCGCACCATCGGACCGAACCTGCTTTACCCTAGGGTCGAGCCCCAAAGCTGCTAGAAGATTGTCGTACAGCTCGTTCTGCTCCGGGTATTCTCCACGAGCATAGGCCACTCGGCCCTCCGCCTCTGACTTCGACCGCCACCCATCTCCCAGCAGAAACCCTAGTAGACGGCAGAAGCCCGCTGACGGCCTCTCAGGGAGCTGTAGCTGACGCGGGGTGCCCTGGTCCCCCCAAGGCACCTCAAACGGGCTCTCGGCCCACAGGGACGACCACTCAGGAATCTCTCCCGCAGGCATCCGCGTACTCACAACAATCTTTGATGTCCGAGAGTAATCAATGTTCCGCTTCTTGCCGCGGTACCTAACAATCCGCAGGTCCTTCACCCGAACCCACTCCCGCGACCCGTCGAGCCTCTGGGCCAACACCGGGTGATCTTCCGTCAGAAAGACCTCGCGGTGTCTTGTGCGGACCTTGTAAACCTTCTTGGTGCCGTTGACGTGAAGCTGTTTGACAGGCAGAAGAGCAGGCTTACCGTCGCTGCACCCCAGCACGGAGCCGCGCTCGAAGGCTTGAATCTCCGTCAGACCACGGTCGGTCCAAACGCGTGAGCCGTGTGCGAGGCAATACCCAAAACGCCCTTTGAAGTCCTGGATGAACCCGTAAAGCTCCCCACGCGGCCCCTCAATACGCCGCACAGTCGGAGGAGGTAGGTAGTTAAAACCCACCACGCCGTCAGCCGTCACCAGCAGCTCCTCGAAGTCATTACCGTACTTGATCAGCGTCCGAGCTATCTCCCATATCTCCTCATCCAAGCGCAGTTGCTTGTTGAGCAGATCGTTGAGCATGTTGGCGATGTTCTGGTTTGACGACGTGACCCACACCGTACGATTCAGCTGCGTGTCGGGCTGCGTGCTATCATCCGCAAAGACGTCGATGGCCGCCGACAGCTCAGGATAATCATCCATCTCCTCATAGTCGGCATAGCGAGACAGCAGATCTTGCTCCAGGCGCAGGTAGTCCGCGAGGACCTCGTAGCCATACGCTTGCAGAATGTCATAGCCGCTGCCGGGGTAGCCCGCCGCCGTGGCACCTTTCGCGAGCTGGACCGCAACCTGCTCCTTGTCCTTGGTCCACGCCTGGCGAATGCGATTGGCTATGTTGCTAAAGAACCCCACGGGCTACACCTACGCTTCTACCGTTCCGCCAAGCTTACCAAAACCAGAGGCTTCGTGTTGGCTTCCTACCCAAGCAGCAGTTTCACCTGGTCCGCACGGACCAAGCCAGCGCTTCCGCGGCGATAGGCTATCCCCCTCGAACTGAGGGTTCACTTTAACCTGATAGGTGAAAGACTTTGCCGACCTAGCTTGGTTCTCGCTACCAACGGTCAGACTACCTCTTCCCTCTCTAAAGGTTTTACTCCGCCCAAGATTCAGGGCAGAAACCGTGGAACCTTCACTTCTCAAAGAGTTGCCCACAGAAAACCACACTCTCCTTAGATCGTCAAGCCTACCTTCTACCCTACGGCAACACCGACCAGATTCCTAGCACGTAACACCTACCCCACCCAGCCATCGCCTATCATCCGATCGACAACCGCCTGAGCCTTCGGCCCGATAGACAGCTTTAGCACCGCCTGGCGCGCGGCGCGCCAGTGCGCCGCAACGTGCTTGAGCAGCGTGTCAGGCTCCATAGGCACCGCACGGTGGAGCGTTAGCCGAAAGCCCTTGAAACGGCGGAGCTCGTCATTGGACAACCCCACTAGCTCGTCCGTCTCGTCCACGCCGTCAACCAACGTAATAAGGCTCTGAAGGTCCGCATGCTCGGGACCCGTCAGCGCCTCCCTCATCTCCGTAATAAGCCTCTGAAGCCTTGTAGACACCTTAACCTCCTGAACGACCGCGTGGTCGCATCCTATCAGAAAACGCCGTCTGAGCCCCAGCCTGAGCCACCACGGCCCCATCCAGGCGAGCCCATACCGCCACCCAAGATCGGTGGGAGCACGTTCGGCTGCTGCCCGACCGGAAGCTGGGCCGCCGGTGGATAAAAGCGACCACTGTCGACGTGCCGGCCCGATAGACGACGCGCCGCGGCTGCGTGCTGCTGCTCCTCCATCCAGACGTCGGCCGAGGCCATCGCGCCGCGGAGCACAGGGAGCGGCTGCGTGGCCTGATGCTGCGACAGAGTGTAGATACAGCCCGCCAGGGCATCGCTCGTATCCTTAGAGCCCTTCTTGGGATGATCGACGCGCTGGCGCTTTGCGTCCAGCTCCAGCTCCCGCAGCTCTTTGAACACCGTAGGGTAACGATAGATGTTAATCCGATCCTCATAAAAAGCCGTCTTGAGCGCCTCGTACGGGTCCATCTTCGTGTCGACCGAGAGATGCTCCGCCGCATACCCCTTCTGCTTCAGCTGCTGTAACGCGTCGATCGACTGCCATGTATCCTGAGTAACCAGGGTGATAATGAAACCGTGAGCACTAAGCTCATAGACGAGGCGCCGCAGGTCGCCGAGCACAATCTCGTCCCCCACTGGAGGGACGATGCGCAGAATAACATCGACAAAGTAGATCGGCTGCCGCTCCTGGAATACCTCCCCGTCCTCCGCACGGCGCAGTACGTCCTTCCAGCCGCTGATATGAGCCATACAGAAGCCCACCGAATCCTTACGATAGGCAGGGTCGATGTGGATGTGCCGCGCCGCCTTGGGGTTGACAATCGGCGTCAGGGACTCGTGAGTGTAGCCCGAGAAGTCCCGCATCTGCGTCTTACGTACGAGGTTTTCCCAGATGAACGTCCCCGGCTTGGAGGGGTCGTATACCTCCACGCTGAAGGGATGCTGCCGCGTGTCGTCAAAGACAAGCTTCTCGCGACGCTGAACAAAGGGGCTAACTGCAACGGTCGACACCCCCGCGATATCTCTTATGCTGCCTTCAAGGTCACGCTCGAAGTCCGACTTGAAGTCGACGGGGACCGCTACCAACGTGACGCCGTCAGGCACCCCGTCCCGCTCCAACCTGCTCTCCTCCCCCTCGTCCAGGATACGCGAGGGTATCTGCTCATTACCGCACAGCACATAGAAGCGCTCGGGGCTAAAGTGGTCCGCGGGCTTTGAATCCCACAGCGCGTAATCTCGGACCATCACCCGCGGGTCCTCCTTAGCTTCCCGAATGCGCCGCGCCGTGAAGTCATCCGCGGTCTTCTTTGACGAAACGAGGAAGATCTTCCCGAGCACACGGCCGCCCCGGCCGAAGCGGGATTTCATGCGGCGCTTGAGACCGTTGTAGATCATCTCCGCGTGGTCCACAGCCCCCATCCGTGGGTCTATCTTGCGCCCCTTGCTAAGGAAGTTGCTGTTGTGAACGAGCACCCCGTCCCCTATGAAGACCTCACATCCTGGGACGCAAATGTCGTAGGTAGGGAGCATTCCCAGCCCTCTCTTGGACACGACGCGGGCCACAGTAAACGCTCGTCCCATACCTCGTATACCCACCCCTGACGAGCGCAATACGCCCGTACCGCTCCCATCTTCGCCTTCTCCTTGGGGTTGGATATGTAGCCTCTGGGCTTCACCTCGACGACCAGCGTGCGGCCGTCGCTCAGCTCGACCACGTAATCCGGCACAGTGTTGCGTCGCTTGTCCTCCCAAAGGTACGGCACCGACAGCTTCTCGTAACGGTAAGCGGCTACATCCGAACGCCCCTCCAATATCTCCACCGCTCGAAGCTCCCACAGCGAACGAAAGCCCAGCAAACCCGCCTTCGTCGTCTCGACACGGCCTAGATACCTCCAATCTCCCTTCTTCAGGCGCCAGACGCTTGACGCCGATATCTTGGCCCGTGTCTCCTCCGAATGCGTGTAGTCCCGAGTGCGGTTGTATTCGATCAAACGCCGCTTGAACGCTTCCGTATGCATAGGTTTGCCCCGCCGCGCCTCTGACATTTTGCGTCGCGCCTCCGCCGAGGGGCGCCTCCCAGTCGCAGCCTCTCGCAACCGCTGCTTGTGCTCCTCTGACAGAGGCTTGCCGTAGTTGGGGTTGTCCTCCCCCACCATTGGCGGCGGTGGTCGCAAGTTGCTGTCTCCAGCGGCCCAACGCTCCTTCATCGCCCGCGACACTTTGGAACGCGCCTCGTCCGACATCACCTTCCCTCGGTTTCCCTCTCCTATCTTGCGCTTGGTCTCCTCCGTGTGCTTCCAACCAGTCCTCTTCCTCCGCGCCTCCGCCATCTTGCGCTTTGCTTCCGCCGTATGCTTGCGCCCATGAAACGGGTTCTTTGAGCCCGTCCGCTGCTTGGCTATCTCCGATAAGCGTCTCTTTTGATCCTCCGAAAGCTTCTGACCTTTCCTCGGCATATGTGACAACCTCCTCACCCGGAAGTATATCACGCATTAACTTGAAGCCTAGAACCCCGTCACGGCCTAGCACAGCCACCGGATGCCTCCACGACGCGCGCAGACGTTGCCCCCCGTCAAGCTCTACCTCAAAGCACTCCTGGACCGTCGAACGCTTGATATACGCATCAGCCTCCACTGGGCAGCCCCCCTCTACCGACAGCAACCTAAAGGGCAACCGCAGCGGCCCACAAGACTCATAAAGAGCCTCCGCAGTGGCCACCCGACCCCCTGGAAGCGACACCAAGGTATCAGCGCACACGCACTCATCCACTAAGGCCCCGAGGGTGTTCAAACCCAATGCGGAGGTGTCCGTGGTGGCCCGAGCTGCCAGCCACACGTTGTTGGGGAACCTGAACTCCTTCCGCGTAGCCTTGTACGGGAAGTGCTCCGCAAAGTAAGGGCTAGCTTTGAGCTTCGTCGCAATGTTCTCAAAGGCGACCTTCATCGCCAGGCCCTCATTGACGCTCAAGCACACGATCGAGATGTCGGTGTCCGGCGCCAGCCCAAGAGAGGCGTGAGGGTCGCGGAGGCAGGATAGCTCGTAGAGCATACGGCAGACTGCTACGGACGCTGAAAAGGTCTTTCCCCCTCCGATCGCCCCCGTAAAGATGACCTCTTCGTAGTCGCCCCCCTCAAAGAGCTCCTCCATGTCCGAGAGCCATCTGGGATACAGCACGCTGCAGGTGTTGCCGAGGTAGTAGTCATCCTTGACGAAGGTCGCGATATCCACGGGAGGATGCTTGAACTCGGCCTCGCTCACGATATCGATTAGGGGGCGGTCGCCCTCGCTACGCTCCTCCTCGACCTCCGTCAACAGCACCATCAAGGCTGCGCGCTCATCCGGGCTTAGCGCTGCTAGCTCCTGCCGTAGGTCGGCCTCGTCCTCCTCAGCCGTACGCTTGCTGAAGATCCGACCACCGCGGTTTACGAGCACGACGCCTCCGAAGGCTCCGAGTCCACAACCTCGGCCTTGGCCTCAATAACCTCGGGCTCATCCGCTACACGGGCGAGCTTGCTCGCAAGCCCCAACAGCTTGCGGCGCTTCTCCGGGTTGGCGAGCACCTTAGCTACCTTGGGATCCCCTAGCCGGTCCTCCACGTGGGCAGTGATGTGGGCCTCGACATCAATCTTCCCCAGCTGCCGCTCATTGAGCCCCAGGTCCATCTTAAGCTGCGCGATGCTTGTCAGGATCTCGCGGGCCGCCCGTATCTCCTGCGTCATCGACGGGAATAGCTTGTTGATGGTCTTCTCGTTCTCGTACTCAATGCCTATCCGCTCCATCTGGACGGCATAAAGCAACCAAAGCTCGTCGAGCTCATCTAGCCCCTCCGCGACACGCAGCGCTGCCTGCTCAAAGCAGAGCGGCATACGCCCCTTGATGAGCTGCGCAGAGGGAATCGTCGTCCGATAGCGACGCAGCATCGACACCAACCCCTCGCGGCTGGCGTCGGTGTATTCGTGGCGCTCCTCCTGAATGAACTCCGCTATCTTCCGGTCGCTCCACCCATCAAGGAACAGCTGATGCATCTCATCAAAGCACTTGAGCGCACGGAGCTTCGGGAAGTTGGTAGCGCGCCTGGTCGGCTTAATCTGAAAAGCCGCTGGCCGACGCTTGCGGCCGTTCTTCTTAGCAGTCACGCCTCCAGCTTATCACGTTCAAACGCGATAGCCTAACCGCGCGAGATCGTTAGGTGCCTCGGGCGGGAGTCGAACCCACACCCGACCAATCAGTGCCCAAGCTGGGAATCGAACCCAGACGCCTCTACGAGACAACGGGTTTTAAACCCGTCCCGACTACCAATTACGGCACTTGGGCTAGAAACTGCGCGCGAGGACGAGCCCCGCAAGAATAAACCTGCCTTCTCCTACTCCACTTACCAGAGCAAGACTTGCTACAAAATGGCCCCGCCTTACCCTGCTTCCTATTCGAGCGGACCACACGTGCCGGTTTAGTTCCTTGTCCCCCACACTCAGGACAAGCAAAAACCACAAGCTCCTCGGACCTCGCATGCTCTCGCGCGTGGTCCCCACGAGAGATAACCTCCAGATTACCCAACGCATTGTTGGCTCTGTTTCCATCCCTGTGATGAACACACTCCCAACTCTCCAGCTTACGGCCCAGATGCGCCTCCATAACCTCCCGATGCTCTAGAACACTACGCTTAGTACCATCCGACAATCTCTCGACCCTCATTCGGTACCCCTTCATGTTATACCAACCAGACCTCCACGCAACTTCAACCATAACGATGGTTTAACACTGTCTCTACCCACAGACCACTAGAACCTGCCGCCTCTACCAGCTGGGCTACCGAGGCTCACAGGTGCCCGAGAGAGGATTCGAACCTCCAACCTCGTCGTCCTAAGCGACGCGCCTCTACCTGGTTGGGCTACTCGGGCTAGTGGTCAGAGGGGGATTCGAACCCCCAACCTTCGGCCCCTCAAGCCGACGCCTCTGCCTAGTTGGGCTACCTGACCGATACACATGTCTGCGCCCGTCCACCACCTCCCGGCGGGACGGGCCGTCAAAGCAACAGGTGTAGTCGGCGAGACATCACCGCCTAGACTGCCACAGAAGCCCATCTATGACAACTACTCAGGAACGACCACGTGGTCGCCGCCCCCAACCTCTGGGAAGTACGCTTCATAGCCAGTCGGAGTAGGTGCAGATCTAACCACGTAAGGCATCCCACAGCCACCGCAATGAGACAGCTCGCGCGTCTGCCCACAGCCAGGCACCGCCACACGCCCTCGGCAATGAGGACAGTAGATGTCGATCTTAGCACAGCAGCCCATCCGCTCAACCGCCAGCACCTCGACAACCCGGCCCATCTAACCGTCCTCCAGATCACGACGCCGCCCATCATCCAGCTTGCGGGCCTCCGCAAGGAGAAAGCGCTTGCGGTCCTCCTTGCTCATGCTCCGGGTCAGACCAAACAGGTCCGTCACCACCCCCAAGCACCACTGATAGCTCGGCTTGCCCGGCAGGTTGCGCTGCACATGCCTGGCGTACGCCTTCAAAGGATGACCCTTACTCATCTCACCTCCCCAACAAAGCTCCAGCAGTCACCGTCTGCGCCCCTTACGGCGCAGCTCCTGGCTCCTCGGACTAGTAACCCTCCCCTCCCACTCGTGAGCACACCCCAAACACCGCAGGTTAGCCCTAGCGTTCATGTCGTAGGTGTCTGGGTTAAGCACCTCTATCACCTCCACACGCCAACTACCGCACTTCTCGCACACTGTCCTACGCTCTGCCATCTCACCACCCCAGCAACGTGCGCGCCGCAACCGCCTCACCGATACGGCGATCCACCTCCCTCAGCGGCTCGTCCAGCTCCTCCCACGGGACCAACCAATGCGACTTGGGGGTGGGCTGCTCCTTGGCCCACGCAACCCACGTCTCTCGGACCAACCGACCCAGCTCCTCGCGGTCGCCCAAGCCCGAGATGATGTTCCGGGTAAGCAGCCCTCTGGATAGCAGCCTGATATCCTTCTCCGGTGGCGCTGTGTGGTCCCCGTTATCCCAGAAGACGATGACGTCCCCAGATAGAAAATGCTTCGTCAGATTCTCCCCCACCATCAAGGCTACCCCCCGCCGCCCGTCATGCCCAACAACCACCGCCTGCGACAGCTCCCCCGAAAGAAGCTCCTCCAGCTGCGCCCCGTTGACGAGACGCCCGGACTCCGCCCGCGCCTCACCCTGCAAGCGCTCCCGCGTCCGCTGGACAAGCTCCATAGCCTCCTGCGGGGATAGGTCCCCAACGTCCACGTACTGCACACACGGAGCAGCCCGTAAAGGCGCGTCTTCGCCCGAGGACGGCTCCTCCGCCGCTTTCTCCAGCTCAAAGCGGTGCCAGTCCCTAAGCCGGCACAAGGCCGCCAGAGGCGAATCTGCGTCTGGACGCTCCGGCCTCAGCTCCCCCAGATACCCCACATCGCCGACCCGCTCCACCTCCTCCAGCAAATCCAACGCCGCTCTTATGAAACCTCGCACAACCTTGCTAGCCATAACACGACGGTACTATATAGCTGGAGGATTGTCAAGAACCTGGGTCGGGGAGAGAGGCACCAAACGAACGACCGCACATACCCGCTCGGGGACGACGGACACTGTCACTGACCGCACCAGGTAGCTAGTGCCCTTGTGCTCCACCGCCGTCCCTGTATGGGGGGGCTCCCGCGTGAATATTCGAGCGAGCCGCTCGCTGCCCAGATAGTAGCAGGTCTCCACAGCCTAACCTCCCGACGCGGGCTCAAGAGTGCCGGTCCACCCGTTCTTGGCGGTCCAGCGGAAGCCCGACTCCTCCCCATCCACCAGCACGACGCGCGCGAAGCTCGCCACCCCGTCCTCGCCCTCACGGAGGCGCACCTCCGACAACGACAAGCGGTCTCGGTGTATGTCCGCGACCACTGCCAGCTCGTCCAACGCCTTCTCCGTCGTCAAGCTTTTAACCATCTCCACCTCCGTCCTCAGATGCACACAAAGGGCACCCTGGTGAGCCGCAGCACTCTCGCACCGCAAGACTCTCGGGGTCCTCCTCGTACCAGCTGTCACCACAATCCAAGCAGCGCCACTCAAAGCGCAGCGGGGCAACGTACTGCACGCCGCCGGTCTTCTCTCGACGCTTGTGCTCACAACTCACCACACCACTCCAGCAAGGTCCCGAAGGCTCCCCTCCAGGTCCCGCTCAAACTCGCCCCTAAGCTCAGCAGGAACATCCACCCAACCAGCTCGAACGTCGTCCACCCTCAACGAGAGCACCTCGTCCTCCTTCACGATCTTAGGGGGCTCTTCCCCAGACCCCCGTCGCACAAAGAAGCGCGCTGAGCCAAAGCGCTCCAGCTGAGAATCCCACAAGGCATAGTCCCGGACAAGCACAGCAGGATCATCTACAACCTCGCGCAGACGCTGAGTCAGAAAGGCGCCCCCATCCCGCTTTGACGAGGTAAGAAACACCTTCCCGCGACCGGCCGCTCCAAAGCGCGACCTAACACGGCGGCGCAGACCCAAGTAGACCTTTCTAAGATCCTTGGCCGTAAACTTCGAGGTGACGGGAGCCTCCACTAGCACTCCCAACAAGTTGCGCCCTAGACTAGTCCCCGAGGACAGCGCGCCGGCCGTTACACAGATGTCCGAGGGGAATCGCAGCTCGCCTGGTCGCTCCTCGTGAGGAAACGTCTCACAGAAGTAGGGGCTGCTCCGGAGCATGCGCGCAACACCCCCGAGGATGACATCAGACGCAAACGCCGGGCTAACGCTAAGACACCCCAGCGAAACGACTGACCCCGACCCAAGCCCGAGAGACGCCTGCGGGTCTCGGAGGCGCGACAGCTCGTAGAGCATACGGCAAAGAGCCGCCGACGCGGCAAACGTCTTCCCCGAGCCCAGTCCCCCCGTGAATATCACCTCGTCGAACGGCCCGCGGAAAACCTCCTGGAGGTCCGACAGCCACTGAGGATACAAACCCACACCGCCTAAGTAACGCTCGTCCCTAAAGAACGTTTCAACGTCCACCAGCTCCTGCTTGTAGGTACCTTCGCTGTCAGCCCTCACTCGACCTCCTCCTGAACCCCCTTAGCAAAGTTGGCATCGTCCACCACACACCCCAGAGTCGGATGGCCCCGCAAAGGCGCCGCGGCGCCTCCATCCTGGCGAGCATACTCAACCCGGAAAGCGCGATCACGCGCAGCCAGATGCCCCGCAAAGCCCTCGTGAGTCCGAGAGCGCACAACGTCCGAGGGTATCTTGTAGGGCGACGGCGTGGCCGGGACAGTGATTGTCCAACCGTCGGGGTCCAGCCGAGCCTCTACCCACTGCGGGTCCTGATAACCGGGCGGTACCAACTGCCCGGTGTCCAGAACAGCCTCGTCCCCGTTCTCAAAGCGACACCTAAGCTTGTCCGCCTCCACCGCCACCGCAGTCATCGTTAAAAAGCTGCAATCAAAGTTGTGGTTCATCCCAGATATCCCGCGTACAGCTGCTCCCTGCTCAATACACAGCCAAGGGCTACGAGCACCACCCCCCAAAGAACTCCCCATCCAGCGTCATCATGATGCCCGTCCCTTCCTCATCCCCGTCCTTTAGAAGGTCTCTCATAGCCAAGATGCTGCCATCCTCATACCGGTAAAGGCGAACCGCAGAAAGCGTGAGGCGATGACGCAGCTCCGCAGGGAGACCCCAATCATCCGAGTGGTGCAACGCCCACCAAACCATATCCGAAAGATCCAGATTAGCGCGGGCCTTGATGCCCACACGCTCCAGCGCGTCCAACAGCTCCTCGCGAATCGCCTCGTCCAACCTGGTGTTACCCTTACCATCGTCCGTATAAAACACTGTCGTCTCCTTCTAGAAGCTTAGTGAGGCGCCCTCAATGAGCTGCCCATGACCTGCCAGTATCTCCCTCAGCGACGCACGGAACTGATCGCATCATCGGCTGAATGCCCTCAATCATCGCCTGCTCCACCTCCAGCTTCACCTGCGCCACGAGCTCCTCGTCATCGTCACACTCGACCACGATCTCGTCGTGCACCATGTGAACCATCTTGGCCCGAGAGCCGAAGCGCTTCAGGCGGAAGTACACGTTGCGTAGGGAGCGCTTGAGGCCGTCGGCCCCCGAGCCTTGGATCGGGGTGTTCCCTGTTATGAACACATGCCCACTACGCCGAGCCACGAAGAAGGTATTAGGAACAATTGGGCACCATATCCCGAAAACACCCTTGAGCTGCCTCACATGCTTCTTAAGCACCTGCGCCTTGTCGCGGTTGAGCACAGTAACCTGCCAGTGCTCCGTCCCCTTGGGAACATTCTTAAGCTTGGGCGACCTCGGCCTGTACTTCCGCATATCGCGCTTCTTGATGGAGCCCACGTAACCGCAAAGCGTGCAGAGAATCTGGAAAACTTCTGCTCCCTCTCGGGAACGGCTGACAAAGGCCGTCTTATCGCTACGCCACCCATCCCCACCGATCATGGTTTGGAGCAGTAGACGACACTGCCGAGCCGTAAGCAGATTAAGAAGGTCCATGGTCAAAACACGGCCGGGGCAGAGCTGCACCAAAACCTCATTCAGAGGGTGCCGAAAGTACCACATACGCCCCCCCGCTTCCCCATTCTCGCTCTTCGAGTACCTCATCCCCAATCTACCCAGAAGCGCCTCAATACAAGCCACCTTATAAGGGTTAGCCCGCACACTCTGATAGAGCTTCAAGGACACCCCACTAGGCTTAGGACCACGCTTTCCGGGACGGTCGTAGACCCTACGGGTCTTCTGAATACCGCCGTCCGTCAACCACCAACCAGCAAGCTCCACAAAGTCGTCCGACAGGAGGCTACTCTCGGGCCCTTCGTACCGACCGGTGCGATGGATGCGATCGTCACCATGACGCGAGAGTGTTGATGTCCGTCGCTCCATGTCCTTTCGGGCGCCCTTGTTGTAGACAAGCCAACGATGGTCCGCTGTGGACACCGCATGAAACGACTTTGACTTGAACTCCGTAAGCTCCCTCTCCACAGGCTCAAACACCCTTAAGTCCGTAGGAGCCTGCCACTCTAAGGCACCTGTTTTTGGGTTCTTGGTCAGAATCTCGTCGCCCAGAGCAAGATCCGGCCCTCTGACCCACCCCCGGCGTGTGAGCGCCTCCGTTTCAAAGTCTAGGCAGTTGAAGTACTCATTGCGCGCCGTCTCGGGGTCGAGGTAGCGCCGACGGCCCCACAGGGTGCGGGCATAGGGGACACGCTTCGCATCACGCAGAGAGCGCTCCTGCCACGCGCGCACGCGCGGGTAGCCGTCAAAGTAACGCTTGATGAACTTGTTGGCCTGCGCCTCTGTGATCGTCACCCCGTAGTTAGCCTGGGAGTACACGACCAGCTTCGCAGCTCCTAGCCCGTAGATGAGCCCGAAGTTGACCGGCTTCGCCGCCTGGCGCTGCGCCTTGGTCACCTCATCGTAGGGAACTCCCGCGACGATGCTAGCCGTCCGACGGTGCGCATCCTCCCCCCGAAGGTAGATACCAATAAGCACAGGGTCCTGCGTCACCTCCGCAGCAAGACGGAGCTCTATCTGTGAGTTATGACTAACAAAGCCGTCGCTGATATAGGTCACGGGACCAGGGACCGACAGGTCATAGACATCCTCCTCACCATCAAGCTCTATCGAGTCCACCGCATCGAAGAACGTCCCGTCCTCCACCGTCCGGCTCAACCCCAGCTCCCGATAAACCTCCGGGTGCTCCTCGCGCAGCTTCACAGCCACCAGAAAGCTGACAGACCGCCCCAGAGACGCCGTGTTGTTGAGCAATCTCCGTACCTCCCCCTCCAGCCTCAGCTCCCTAACACGCTCCTGCATATTAGGCACAGAGCCCACCGTCGGAGATACGGGACCACGCCCTATCAAGCCCGACAGCTTCCCCTGCTTGCGCCACGAGAAGAACCCCACAGTCTCCACAAACCTAGAGAGGAACAACCGGGGGACACGCAGCGACCAGCCCACATAACGACGCCCCTCCCCATGCCGCTCCTTGCGCCGAGTAGACAACACCCCCAGAGCCAGGAGCAGCTGTTGGACCTCAACAATAAGACGCCTGCGGGAGGAGACCAGCTTCACGTGGTCCCCCCCAGCACTACCGTCCGCCTCAAAGAGGCCCCGCAAAAAGGCGCCCACCACACGCGGCGGAGAGGACCAAAGAAACCCAGGCACAGCCCCCTTTGAAACGCCTAAAGCTACAAACCAGTCGCGAAGCTGCTTGCGATTGACGTGCGTCTCAATGACGCCACGATACTCCTTGACATGTAGATCACGAAGCCCGAACAGCTCCTCACACAGCCCCAGCAGACGCTCATGGACCGCCGGGTCCTTAGCGTTTACCACCCACCGAAGATAGTTGGACCCTAGATTCCCGTCCCCCACAAAGTAACCAACAAAGAAAGCCAAGTCCTCAGAGACCTCCCCAGGAACACGAACCTCCTTGCTGTTGACGCCACCAGAAGGCTTAGGCGGCAGCACAACCTTCGACGAAGCCTCCGACAAACCCCGGCCGGATTGCACAGCCACGTAGTCCGACGGCCCTATCTCATGTAGACGCTTCCAAACATAGGCTCCCTCACGGTCAAGGACTCTAATACGGTGAAGAGACGTAGCACGCAGCTCGTAGCCAAGCTTCGTCCGAATCCGATAGACAGACTGGACCCCTTTAGAGATACGGTCGCTCACTCGATGCTTCGTCCCGTCCTCCACCAAGACCTCAGCACCTACGGCAACATTCTCCACCGGCACCAAACCCTCCGATGTCGCCACGCGCGTCCCCCCCACGACGCAATAGTCGGTAACGATTAGTATTCGGCCATCGCCCGGTCTGAAGCAATCACGGTACTCAAAAGCGCGAGGAATCTGCTGCAGGTTTGGCGATCGGCTATTATGAGAGAAGACCCCACAAGCCTCATAGCTCTCATCTACGGCGACGGTAATGTCATAGACCTCACGACTTCCGCAAGCGTAGACTTCCTCAATTGTAACGTCTTGCTGTCCTTCAGCTGCCTGTAGTGAATAGCCTTGTGGCCTGAGTGAGTCACCAGCGCGAGGTTGTGCAGATCGTTGTTCTTCGGATCCCCGTCTATGTGATGGACCGTCAAGTGCTCGGGAATCTCCCCCAAGCCCAACGCTTCGGCCATCACCACGCGATGAACGAATCGCCTCTTGCCATTGTGCAGGCAAGTCAGATACCCATAGCCGTCGTCGCACAACCCCTTCCAGTTGTGGTGTTGCTCCCCCTTCTTGCCCCACATAGGATTCTGCTCCCCCGTCTTTGATGCCGAGTAACGCAGAGCTGCTAACGCCTTGCGCTCGGCCTCCGGCATACACGATCGTACCACATGCGACACGTTGTGAAACGTAGTCCCCAGCCTCTCGGCAACCTCTGTAAGCTTCAACATCTCCGGGCTCCGGTACAGTTCCAGAACATCCCGACGATTCTTCGCGTCCCCTGTCCAAGTCTTTGATACACTCATCTACCATACTCCGAACAGACTTCCACTCACCAGTAGAGAGTAGCAATCTGTGGGAGCCCGTGCACTTCAAAACCTCCCCGTTACTAAAACGTACCGAATATATCCTCTCGGGTTTAAGCCTCCAATGGTTGATGACGGGCTGCCAACGCTCCTTGTGGGTCCATACCTGGTCACCGACAGAGACATCCTCCATCCGCTTCATACCCTCAGTGGTCCGGATAAGTGTCTCCCCCACTACGCAGCTGTATCGGCCAGCTCCAGTTAGCGGCCAGAAGTCCGTATGGATACGACCCGTCTTCGGATTGATGTTCTCCAGGTAGTCAGGACCGAAGGAGTCGACACGCTTCGATATCTTGCGGTACTCGATGAAGAGCGGGAAGACCTTATGCTTTGTCGCGATCATCGCAATGAGGTCTGACGCCGTGCTCGTCAGACCAAGATTAAGCGGCTTACCGTTCGGCTTGGTCAGCGAGTTAAAGCTCGCGAGCACCTGCTGCGGCGAGCGGTAGTTGAAGCCCGAGGGAATGCCCGGCAGGCTCAGCAGCCCCTTCGGATGCGGCAGCATCACATCCAGCTTATTGCGCAGCTCCTCTAGCTTACGCTTGTTGGCCTCCGCTACCTTGAGCCACATCTCGCTATCCAACCGAAAGCCGTTCAGCTCTATCTCCGCCTCGGCGAGAGGGGCCCCGAACTCGATCAAGGCTATACGGTTGAGCCCTGCCTTGGCCAGCTTCGGCTTGAGCGCGTCCCGCAGCTCTAGGAGGTACGTCACATCCTCCGCCGCATAGTCTAGCTGCTCTTCCCCAAGCTCGGCCGCCGACCAGTCCGACCCTCCCATGTCCCCTGTCCCTGGCTCTACCTTGAGCTCTCGGGCATACAGGTCATAAAGGTTGTTCCCCAAAAAGCGGCCATTGTGGATAATCGCAGAGGCCCGAAAGGTATCGAACACAGGCCACAATTCAATACCGTGGTGAAAGAGTAGCCACTTCTGCTCAAACTTCGCGTTCTGGATCACCTTAATGGCGGAGCCCTTCAGCGCCTCCACCAACGGCCCCATAGTGCACGTCTTGAACAGGTCAATGACGTAGATACCCTGCCCTGTGTTGAGCTGCAGCAGCCGTATCTTCCCGTCGCGCGGGTCCAAGGAGGTGGTCTCAATGTCGAGACCCACCACCTTGGCGTTGTCGACCTCGTTGGCTATGGCCCCTAACCGCTCCGCAGAGGTGACGTATTCATAGCTCATCCTACCGGCTCACTGCTGACGGCTTCTTTGCCCCCGTCCGTCGCCCGATAGGTCCCCTTCCCTACCTTCTCGACCAGCGAGCCTCGCACCAGACGCCGCAGAGCGTTTCGCACCCAGCTGTTCGCCTGCCGGCTCGGAACACCCTCAAACACCTCCGCCATCGCCTTCAGAGTCCGCGGATCGCCCCCGGACAAGGTGCCCAGCACGATCACCTCCTTGGGGTTGAGGTCCGCCGCCTCCAGCTGAAGCGGCTTACCGCTCTGCCCCGAGGCCGCCTTCTTACCGTTACCCTTTCGAGATGTCTTCTTTGCCTTCGCCTTGGCAGCCTTCGCCTTAGCCGCCTTCGCCTTGGCCTTTGCACGCAGACGCCCTCTAGGGCGTGCCTTCCCATTCCCCTTGGCACGTCGGCGCGGCCTAGGCTGCGGGGGCCCCTCTACCTCCTCCACCACAGGCTGTGCACCATCCGCAACAGTGGCCGCAGCGGGCCCTGGTGCGGCTGCTGGCGCGGCAGGCGGCTCGGGCTCGGGTGCGGCCACCTTCGGCGCGGCTGCTGGCGCGGCAGGCGGCTCGGGCTCGGGTGCGGCCACCTTCGGCGCGGCTGCTGGCGTGGCAGGCGGCTCGGGCTCGGGTGCGGACACCTTCGGCTCAGCCGTAGGCGTTGGGGGGGGCACCTCCTTCTCGGGGAGTGCCGTTGCAGCCTCAACAAGCATCACCACATCAAAGGTCTGCGCATCAACCAGCTGGATGGTGGCCTTCTCCCCCTCCTTGACCACTCGACAAAGACGCCCCTCCTCGCGCCCAACCTCCTTAGCCTTAACCAGCTTTCTCGTCGTGGGGTGGAACTCCTGCACCATCTTCACAGTGACCTCGCGGTAGAGTCCCTCACCACACTGTACCGCTACGCGGCGCGTGGTCTCTCGTTCCATAGATCCTCCTGTCGACTCGCCGTGGTTGTGCGGCAAGTCTACCCATTAGCACAGGAGATCGTAACAGGCCGAGAGCTTATTGTCAAGGGGCGATCACCGGCTAGCAGCAGCAATTATCTCTGCAGCCTCCTCACGCCAGCTCTGAGTGACGATGTCCAGGTTCATCGCGGTCTGCAAGGTGCCCGTGTCCGAATACGCCTCGCCTTGCACCTTGCTTATCTCACCAGCCGCCATCTTCTGGCGCCAGATATTGATGGTGAGTGGCGAGAAGGTGAAAAATATTGGTGGTGTGGTGTCAGTCGGCCTCTCAGCGGACTCCACCACAATCGTACCGTCGGGGCGCTCCTCCACGATATCCCCTACCACCGAGGAACCTCCCATCCCCGCGCCCGACAGATTCAGATACCTGTACCGGGCCTGACGGCCTCCAGGGTAGACGTCGAAGCCCTCCACCACACCCGCGACGACCTCCCCTTCGTAGGGCTCGATGCCCGTGTAGGAGAGCACATAAACCTTCTCCAGATCAAATCCCATCGTCCTACTCCATCAGAAGGGGCTCGACATACTTCCTGTACATCTCCCCAAGGTTGCGCTCCTCAACCACAAAGTCCTCAATCGGTACCCCGTTGCAAACATTGATGCCCGCTGCGCGGCACTTCTCAATAATGACCTGCCTGTACGTCTTCCCGTGGTAGGGGTCGGATATGTCAGTGACCGTACCAGAGCAGGTTATCCGGAGAATGCTCCGAACCGGGATACCGTAGCGGACCGCAGACTCCGTGGTCTTGTTCTGCGCCGACGTCTCAAGGTCGTTTATCGCGCCCTCGATGTTCAAACGCTCCCGCCAATACATACCATCCTTCGGACCCGACCGTTGCGGCGCCGTTATCCCAAAGTCGTCGCCGATCAGAAAGTAATAATCTAAGCGGCCGATCTCCCGCGGGTGGATGAGCGCCTGAGCACCTCCTCTCGATGCCCAAGGCATACCCGCGCCGGACCCCGCATTAGACGAAAGCTTCTTCTTCGTGACGATGTAGTTGAGCGCCTGGTCCGCTCCCCCCGTCTTCGTATCATCGTTCTCAGACGTCGCCCCAACGCGCCCAATACCCTGCGTAGCCCGCTGATTCGCGCTGATAATCCCAGCAGTCAGAATCGAGTGCACAAACTCGTAGTTGATGCCCTGCACGGCAAAGCGATAGCCCTGCTCATATAGGCGCTTATAGCGTCCCTTGTCGACGAAGCAGGTGTAGCCGGGAAACACCTCCTCCTCGACAACCTCGTTCAAGTTAACATCCACGCCCGATGCCGCAATGAACTCCTTGATCTTCGCAGGCGTCTTCAGCTCCTTCGGCATCGTCGCCCCGTAATAGCTGTCCGACAGCGCATCTGCCGTCTGAGGTGCGACAGACCAGAGCACCTGCATCAGCTTGCGATACTCCTTCTCCTCTGGCGTAGCATTGCGCAGCAGCTCCCCAGACAGACCAGGCTTTACCGCCTCCAGAAGACGCTTCAGCGCCTCGTGAGGCGTCTCGCCCGCCTTCGGGCGCACGCGTGCCCACACACCACCCTGCCACGCATAGCAACCCTGCTTCATCCAGTAGCCTGGGACCTTAAGCTTGTCGCCGACCTCTAGGTCCCCTGTGGGCCTGTTGTTCCGTAGGCGTAGCGCCTGCTCCGTCGTGTTGTGCTGGCGCGCAACATACTGCCAAGCAGTAAGCGACACCTTGGGGGCGCCCCAGACACCCGCGTTGATAATGTCGGTACCCTCCCGCCCAAAGTCCGACGCCTTAACCTTGTGGTTCTTCTCTTTGATCCGGTCTGCCTTCGCGATATGAAGCTCCGAGCCCTGGTCCGACCAGTACACAGTAGTGATTGGTTGGCTATGATGCTGTCCAGTCGCCACAAAGGCATCCAAGCTGTCGTCAAAGTTGTTCGGAGGCGTTGGGGCGGCTGACAGGCGGAAGCTGCCGTCCGTGCCGCCATGCCCCGTAAGCAGCTCTCCCCACACGTTAGGCCGCAGCTTGAGAGCAAACTCGTAGTAGAGCCCCTGAGTATCTTTCCACTTCCTAACGGTAAGATTGTTGCCCTCGACCGCTGCACCATCCGACTCGAAGCGCACACCAGAACGCCCGAGGTTCATCTTGTGCACCTCCGCGAGGTCTGCCGCGTTAGCCCTGGCGGGCGGATGGGCAATATCGTCCGGGAAGTACAAAGGTACCGGCGGGGTCGGACCTACCGGAGACGTCACATTGAACGGCTCGACCGGAACATCCATCTTCACGGAGGCTCCCTCAAAGGCCGCCTTGTCGATTAGAACGTGCGTGTAGTAGCTGCCCGTTACAAGGCCGTGCGCCGTATCGTACGAGATACCCAGCTCCGTACAGATATCCTTGAGCCGCTGCTTCGGGTCCGGCGCATCATTAGTGATGCACAGCAGCAGCTTCGACGGCTCGGTGTTGTGCTGCTTGGTCTTGACAGTAACGCCGAGATCACTCCCTTGCTTGGTCAGATACTCGGAGGATGAGAAGGTCTTCTCAATAACAGAGGGGCCCTCGACGGGCTCGTCAGGCACCTGCCAGCCGCCTGCAAAGGTGAATTGCCCTGTGTCCTTCTTCCCCGTCCGCTCGCGGTACATGAGCGTGATGAAGGTCTCAAAGTCCCTCCGCAGATCAAGCTTTCGGCGGCGCGCCCGCTGGAGGAACTTGCGCTGCTCCGCCGGCTTGCCGGGCCAATACGACTCCGCATAGGGGCGCAGCATCTTGATAAACTTCGCCGTGGGGATGGCCTGCAGCTTCATAACGGTTTTCTCGATCCTACTTAGATCGAGATCGAAGTCATTATTCCGCCACCCTACCCACAGCTTGTTGTAGACACTCCCAACGTTGTTGGGGTCGTACTTCCCAGTTAGCTCATCCTTACCCAGGAACAGGTAGCATTGCTCCTTATCGACACCCTGCACCGTGCCGTCCGCCAGACGGATAAACTGCCCCCCATGATTGTCGTTCTGCGACATCAGCCAATCGACCACCTGCTCCTGAACGAGGTAAGAGCGGTCTGCCGCCGATAGCTCCGTAGCCGGGTGCTTGTATTGCTGCTCCAAGGTGGGGTTGGTGCTGTCCAGCTCTACTAGCGGCTGCAGCGTGCCCACGTGGCCGCGAAGCTTGATCACCCCGACGGGGATAGCATCTGGGTTGACCGTCTTGGCCACCTCGTAGAATATCTGCTGAGCTGCTGCCGCGAAGGGTTTGATCTCCTTGTTCCAACCCTTTGTGATGGCCGGCTTGAACATCCACCGCTTACCGGTCTTCTTATCGGTGTAGATGTATTTCTCGCCCGCGCCGCCGAGGATGCTCTTGGCGCTCTTCCCCTCGTCTAGGTCCTTCTTCTTAGGCAGCTGCGGCAGCTTCGGCATCGCCAGGACGACCTCCTCAGCTGACAGGGAGACCGGCGGCAATGCCGTGGAAGGCCCAGGCTCAGGGAGAACCTCGGGCAGCGGGTAGGTAGCTGTGGGTCCTGGAGGCGGCGCAGAGACTGGTACCTCTTCCCCGGCCTCATCCGTCACATCCTTGTAGTTGCCCGTGCTGACAATGTGCAGCTTAACCTTCGCCGGCTTGGTCGGGTCCGCCGTGTCGTAGATGGCCCCATCGTTGGAGTCGACATATTGCGTCGGCCCTAGACCGATAACCTGAAACACCTCGCTCGTGAGCGGGTGGACGAACTCGTTTACGGCTAGGCCCTGAGCAGCTTGGTCTGCCTCCGTGTTCGACTTGGAGGGGACCGGCTTGCTCTTCGGAGGCTTCGGAGTCCAAGGCATCACGAACAGCCCCTTTGCCTCCATCTCCTCCACGGTGGGCGTCGCCGGTGCCGGCGCGGGCTCGGGAGCCGCTGCCGGAGGCGACGGTGCTGGAGCCAGCGCCCCGGTCACCTTGGCCTTCATGACCTCGTTGGCCTTCCCGGACCAGGCGTGCGCTAACGTCTTGTCCTCCTCAGCATGTATGGCATAAGCAGCATAAACTTGAGCAGCTACACTAGCCGGTCCCCACTTGGCTAGGCCCTTCAGCACATCATACGCCGCCTTGACCTTGTCGGCCTGGTCCGCTGTGAGCTTGGAGGCCCCAAGGAGCAGCCCAGCATAGCTCTCCGAGGCTATCGCCGCCTCAACGTCCTCGTCCGACACAGGCTCCCCAGAGGTACCCACTATCCCAAGTATCTCTGCCTGACGCATGCACCAATCCGACGCCGTCTTATCCTCCCCATTCATCTCATAGGCGAAGTAGATCGCCCCAGCCGCTGCTAATGCATCCCCTATCTTGGTGTTCACCATCGAGGTGTGAAAGTTCATCATCAGAGTGGCAAGCTCTGAGCCGTGAACAGCCGCTGGGTAGCAATTATAAGCCTCGTTGAGATACCACTGCACGTTGGTATCCGCGCCCTTCTCCTTCGAGCCGCCGGGCTCCACCGCACGCCAGTGCAGATAGAGTAGGTAGCTAAGAAGCGCACGCTCGTTCATAGCCTCTGCGGACGAAGCTAAGAGCGCCGCGTCTATCTGAGCTGCCTGGCCGCCCTCTAAGGATCCCGCCTTGCACTGCTCCGACACCTTGGTGTAAAGCGGCCCGAGATTGATGTCCGCAAGAAGCTTGTCAATGTCGCTCTGTGGAGCTGGAGCGGGAGCGGGGGCCACAGGGTCGAGAGGCTCAGGCTCTGGCGGGTCCGTCAGCTCCGCACCCGTGGTGAGCATACCTAGCTTGGTCTGAACGTCCGCGAGGTCGTCCTCATACATGGTCGTCGCCGCAGCATTCCCCTGAGCCTTATACGACGCGATGATAACCTTCAGCAGGCCGGCATACTTGAGCCAGCTCTCCTCATCCTCCGCAACCACCAACGCATCCTTGATGTCCGCCCAGTTAGAGGCGCTGAGGTAAGGCGCGAGGGGAAGCAGGTCCTCGGGATTGGCCTCCGAGTACGTTAGCACCGTCTTGAGTGCTGCGTTTACCTCCTCCTGCTGCTGGCTCTTCCAGTCGGCCGCATCAGGCGAGCCAATCTGATCGTGATACTTAGCCACCACGGCCAAAGCCTGCGCTGCCTTGACGTGCTGCTTGTCCTTCTTTAGCTGCGTCAGCGCCGTGGTTAGACCGCCAAGCTCGAACGCATTAAGATTGCCCGCGCTGGCCTTAGCATATAGGCCCTCGGTATCTCCCTTCTGCGTAGCCTCCATGGCCACGTTGAAAAGATCCCCCGCCGCTAACGCCTGCTCCGCGTTGTTCTTTGCCTGCTGCCAATACTCCTCGTGAGCATCGTTGCCCTTGGCCTTGTGGTAAGCCTCCGCGACAGCTGCCAGCTTGACCATGTCCGCCCACCCTGTGGATGCCTTAGCCTCATAATACGCTTGTGTAACCGCAATACACGACTCGTCTAGAAGACCGCCGCTCGTAGCAGCCTCCTGCAACACATCGAGCTTACCGCCCGCCAGTGCTGCCGATGCCTCGTCCACACTAAGCACCTTGGGAGCGGGCATCGCCGCTACAGCGGCCGCGTTGTTGGCATCAAACTGAAGCTTGTCCGACTCGGCCTGCCAAACCGCTGCCGTCGCCTTTGCACCCTGCGCCTCGCACGCGTCCGCAATCGCCTGAGCCTTCTGGGCCGCTGCTGCCTTGTCGGCAGTCAGCTGCAGCTCATCAAACTCTGCAATAAGCCCAAGAACATCTGCGTCCGACGGCACAGCAGCCTTCGCAGCCTCCTCAGCCTTCTCCTGCTCCACGGCCGCCACAGCCTGCCAGTTCAGCGCTGAGAAAGACTGACCCTGCGACGCCCACCCCTTCGCTATCTCGCTAGCGATCTCCGCCTTCTGCGCGGGCGTTAACGCCTCGGTGAAGTCCTGTACAAGGTCGTTGATCTCCTCCTTCGTATAGGCTTCCCCTCCAGGCTCCTCAAGCGCTGCCGCCTTCACCTGTGCCGTAGCCTTAATATCTTCGGCAACCTCCTTCCACATCCCACAAGCCTCGTCGCCGATAGCGCCGAAACCATCTGAGATTTTCAGAGCCAGATCCAGAGCCTTTGCGAGATCACCTCCCTGGAGCGCCGCCGCAAACGCGCTCTGCTCAGCCTGCAGCTCCTGGAAAGCGGGGGCGGACATGTCCGCCTTAGCTGCATAGACGTCCGCCTCCTTAAACCAGGCCGCGGACTTCTTCCCATCATCGACCACCTGCGCGTAGTAACCAGCAATGAGGTGCGCCAGCTTAGAGCACTGCTCCCACTCCCCCTTGCTATCCGAGGCAACCAGGAGGTCCATCAGCTTGTTGAACTGGTCCGAGGTTACCTTACCCGCATCGATGTCCTCGGGCTTGCCCGCGGCTAAAGCTCCCGTGAAAGCCGCCTCCTGCTGCTCAATCGCAGCTTTCTCCGCCGCCTTCTCGATGGCCTTCTTGTGCATCATGATCTTGAAGCCGAAGGCCCCCACCCACTGCTGACCAGGCTGCGTTGCGTAGTAGTCTTTCAGGAGCTGAAGAACCTGAATGGCTCCTTCATAGTCCTCCTTCCCCGTCAGCTCGTTCTGGTCCTTGTGCAGCTGCGTCAGAAAGTCCTTACCCGCCTTCGACATATTGGCGGCGACCGTCGCAAAGTCCTTCGCCTCATACGCCGACTGAAGCTCCGCCTCGACCTTCCATGCCGTCGCCTGAGCCAAGCTGTCCGACCAGGCAGACTTGAACGGAGTCTCAATCCCACTGAGGAGCGCCATCAGCTCGGAGCCCTGCTCCACCGCCTTAGCCCAATCCCCCGCACTCAGAGCGTTTCGGAACGCTAACGCCTTCTCCTGGACCTCCGCCGGGAGCTCGTCAAACGCTGCCTTCTTCTCCTTGACCAACGACAACCGCTGCTGCGCGGTTTCGATCTTCTCCGAGTCCCCCATCAGCACCCTATACTTGAGAAGAAGATCAAATAGCCGGACAGCCTTGTCGAAGTTCAAGGCTCGCTCCGCCCGCGCAGCCACCTTAAACACGTTCCCAGCCATGGCCCCCGTCCAGCCGACCAACGTATTGCTAAGAAGAGTATAGTCGTCGGAGCTGAGCGCCTTCTTAATCGCTTGTACTGATATGGGGACGTGACCAGCCGCAGAGGCCGCCTTAGCCTTCAGCCCCCACTCCTCACCCTTGTCGGGCTCCCCTCGGATGTTGTAGATGCCCTGGAGAATCGTGGCCAGGAACGCGGCCTTCCCCCACTGGTTGAGCCCGGTAAAAGTCTCGTAGTCGGCCTCTAGGGAGGCCAACATGGTAGCTGTGAGCGCTGCCGCCTGCGCCTTGATGGCCAGATAGTCCCCGGCGGCCTGAGCCGAGAAGAAGTCGTCCGGGTCCATCATAGGCGGCACATCAGACTCATCCACCACCTTCTGCCACTTAGCGGCTTGGTCCCCCTGACCGCGCGCATTGTAGATGTCCGCCAATATCGCAGCGATGTAAATGGCCTGCGGCATCTTGCTGGCCAGCAGCTTGTCGTTGTAGTCCGCCTCGATGCCTTGCAAGATCGCTGGGACCAGCTCCGAGGCCATTGCGACCAGCGCCTTGTAGTCCTTGTTGGCCAGGGCCTCGGCCTGCGCCTCGGGAGGCTCCGGCTCGGGGGGCTCCGGCTTCTTAGGAAGACCCACAATACCGACCGGCTCGGGGAAGGTGGTGGGCAACGGCTCGCCAGCGGCGAGCGCCTTGGAGAAAGTGTCCTGCGGTACGACCCCCGCAGCCTTAGCCTGCTTCACCTTCCAGGCCAGATAACCCTTTTTCATCCACTGGGTCATCTGAGGAACCTCCTCGGCTCCCTCCACAGGCTTGATGTCCGCCACGGCGCCCGAGAACGCCGCAGGGTCTCCGATATCGCCGACCGGTGGGAACTCCTCAGCTCCTGGTGGAGGATCAATGAGGTGTGGTGCGTGCTGCTTCTTGGATAGGTGCTGTGCCTTAATCGTGGCTACGAAGGGGTCCTTACCTGGCGGCTGCTTCCAGACGTAAACCTTTTCTCCCTTGACACCGATGACCTTCACCTCCTGCACAATGCTGGAGGTATCAAGCAACGCTCCCTGCTGCTCCCAAAGGGCAGCACCCGCTGGACGACCCTGACGAGACATATGCTGGCTCTTATCCTTCTGGTGGCGTTAATCTGCGCTCCCCCTGGCGGCGGGGGTGCCCTCCTACTTCTACCATAGATCTAGCTAAAGCGCGTCCCTCTCCGCCTCTAGCTCCTCCTGATCAACACGCTCCGCAGCCTCCAGCCACTGCTCCGTCACCTCTGCAATGACCTCGTTGACGTCACGACCCCAGCTACGGCAAACCTCCAACACACGGTTAACCACCTTTTTGGTACGCTTGCTCATGGCTATATAGACGTGCTCCTTGCCGCCAAAATCGAAGACCATGAACGAGTATTCTAAGGTGTCGCCGTATTGATTGAACAGGTGGTTGAGCACGCGCCCAAGGTCACTAACCGACTTGGCCTCCTTGGTGGCATTCTGGAGCTTGTCCTGGGCCTCCTTGGGCATCCCTGCCGCCTTCATACCCTTCTGCACCTGCTTGATCATCTTCTGCCAGCCGGCCTTGTCCGCAAAGGCGAACATTCGCCGCATAGCTTTCTCCCCGTACTTTGCGGCCATCTCCCGGTGGAGCGCGACCATCTTCTCGGGATTAAGGCGACCGTGAAGCGCGTTCAGACGCACCGTCACGAACTTTTGAAGATCCGGCTCCTGCCACTTCTCGTCCGAGAGGACCACACACGGTACACGCTCCATCCCAAGCGTCTTAGCCGCCTGCCACCGATGGGCTCCACCGATGATACGATAGGACCCATCCACCAGCGGGACCACCTGCAAAGGAGCGATGAAGCCTACCTCCGTGATCTCGTTAAGGAGCATCTCGAACTCCTCAGAGTTCATCTCATTCGGGTTAAATGCCGTCGGCTCAATGTCATCGACCCGTATCTGCTTCACCTCCGGAACACTGACCCCACCTTCAATCATGACAGCCCCGAGGTTAAGGTCTCCGATAGCGTGTCGCACTTACCCGCGACCACCCGCAGCTCCCCAATCAGCTGCACCAAAAACAGGTTCAAAGCCTGCGGGTCTGTTGCCGGAATCGTTACCCCCGGCACCTCGTCCATCTTCTTCTGCCACTTCTGGAGCACCGCAACAGCGGTCTCCAGCTCGTTATGGATCACCTCTGGTGAGACTGGTAGCATCAGCCCTTCTCCCCTTCTGATAGCAGCTTCAGAGCCCTAAAGCCGTACACGACCTTGTTCCTCTTCGGGTCGATTGCAACCAAACGCATGTTTAGCAACCTCTCCAGCTTGTTCAGGTAGGAGACCTTGGCTTTGGGGTCTCCCGCCTTCCCCCAATCGTTGCACGCTATGAAGTCCATGCAGATAAGCCCGAGCCGCGACGACTTACTGCGCTCCATCCCCCCGAGCTCTCCAGCCCGCTCCAAAGCCGCCAGCACGAGGTCGATGTTCTCGTCCATGCAGGTGAACGTGAACACCTTCGTACGCTCAGGCTTAGGTAGCGCGGCCGCTGCATCCGTCACCTTGATCGTACCACACCCTAGAAACTTCTCCCGCTCCGCCTCGTTGGCCTCGGCATCCTCGTCCTGCACTACATCCTCCCCAACATCATCCACGACCTCGCCGTCTGCCTCACCCATGCGGTCAAGTGCCCGCCCGACAGCGCGCTCCACCAGCAGGTGGTTGTGGGTCTCCGAGTAATCGACCCACTCCTCTACGGTTCGACGATCATGCTTGTTAGCAAATATTCGGGCCAGCTCCCTGACCTTGGTCCAGCCGAGATTGATGAGGCGGTCCCGAAGGTCTACGTCCAGCCCGGCCAGCTCTACCTCTAGCATACGTCCGATAACGCGCAGACGCTGCGCTCGCCGGACATGCATCCCAAGGTCGATGGTCACGAAGTCGTTGAAGCTGGTATAGCCCCAACGCGTGTACGTAGGGGCGCGCCGCGGGTCGTCGTTGACGGGTATCTGATCAAACCAATACAGCAGCCGCGCCATCTCCACGTAGCCAGTATCCAGCTGCCGCGCGAGATGCTTGGCCCGCTTCCGCTTACCTTCTGCCCAGTGTAACGACCCTACCGCAATGCTCTCTGCTGCCTCTGCCATAGCTCGCTCCTTTACTTGGGAAAGTCCAGGCGTCTGGCCCGGACCTCCGTCAGCTCCCCCATCTGTCCGTCCCGATTCATAAGCTCCCCCTCCACCATCACCGTCACCCCGCGCCCGAGACGCTGACGACAAAGGTCGACCAGCCCCTGGCCATACGCGTTAACCTTCACCCAGACAGTGATGGTCCGATCGCGCGCGACGCGGTCCGCCGCCATCTGAAAGGTGCAGACCGGAGCCCCGTTCCCGGTCTGAGCGTACTCGATCTTTGAGCTTGCGTTGCCGCTGAGAAAAACGAAGTTAGCCACTTACATCCTCCGAGCCATGTGCAGCACCTCGCTACCGAGGCACGCGACCACGGCCCCCACCGCATCATAGGCATGCTCGTGGAAGGTACGTGGCACCCCTCGTTTTATCAGCTCCGCCGCAAAATCGCGACCAAAGCGCCGGTCCAGGGCCGCCGCTACATCCCCCTTACTGGCGCTAGAGCGCCCGCTAACGGCCTTTTTCAGCTCTTGGGGGGTCACCATAACCGTCGGGGTCCGGGCGGCCTCTACGATGCTCACCAAGGCTCCGTAGGCCAGCCCCATCTTGAAGGTGGTCGAGGCATTGCGCGGCAGGCTCGGAGCCTCAACACAGACAACCTGGACGCCGTCCACAAGCGGGAGCAGGGCGCCCGAAAGCTCTCGGGCGCGTCGCCAGCTGTCATCTGTCGCACGTACCCCCCGCTTGGCCGCAGATGCCTGCGTCCGAAGAACCCCGAGCGTGTGGACCGTCTCGCCGTCCAGAGCTATATCAACGACCGCATAGCCGAAGGACGCAAAGCCGGGGTCAAGCCCTAGAACCCGTGCCATCGTCCGGGCCTTCGGTGTCTGGGCGAGCCGCCTGGCTTACCGCCTCGATCGTATCGTGGACCTGAAACATACGCGACGTTAGAGCTATCGCCCCCAAGATGTCGTTTGCATCCTTGCAAGATAATAGGCGATCGTCTGGCGTTCGAAGGAAGCGCTCGCCCTTCTCCGCCTCGATGTCGTGTATCAGGAAGGGGAGCTGGTCCCGACGCTTCTGCCCCCACTGCGACTCATAGAGAAAGCATAGGGAGCAGACGAAAACACACTCATCAGACCCTTGCGGGCCCATCTCCCAGCGCGACTGCATACGGTCACAGTTGACACACGAGGAGTCCCAGAGGGGCTCCGGCAACGGCCGAAGCATCCGCGTATCGAGCACCATTGGCGCAAGATGCTGCCGCTCATAGCCGGGCGGCGGCTCACTGTAAGGACCACCCTCCGCAGCATCCGGCGAATCCGCGGCGGAGACCCCAGGCAACGGCACTACATTCGATTCCTCTTTACCCTTACTCACATCGTCCTCCTACTCATCCAGCAGACGGTCGAGGAGGCGCCTAAGCCAGCCTCGCCTCTTACCCTGCTTTCTCCACACGTCCTCGCGAATCAAGCGAAGCCTCCGGATCGCCAAGTTTAGCAGACCTCGCGCCTCTGCGGTGGTCATCTCATACCCACACGAGTCACAGCGCCACCAGCTCTTGTCCTCCTGCCACAACAGCAGCTCCTCACAGGCATCACACTCAAACAGCGGGACGCGGCTTTCACCCTCAAAAACAACCCGCACCTGCGCGTCGGCGCACAGGCGCAGCTGCGGCCGTATCTGCTCTAGCGCCGGTGTCACCGCCGACTCGTCGTCGGGATGAAGTCCTCCCGCGTAAAGATGCTCCGCAGAGGTATGTCCAGCTCCGCCGTGATGCGCGCAAAGCCTCCCTCCTGCCGATCTACCAGCACCACAACGCCAACCACCTCCAGCCCCACACCCTCCAAAGCTTTGACGGCCGCAATCGTGGTGGCCCCGGTGGTGACCACGTCCTCCAGCAGCACTACGGCCGCCGGCGGCCGTACGTCCCCCTCTACTAGCCTCTTCGTGCCATGATCTTTCGTCTGCCGCCGAACGTACAGGATATCGAGCCGTACGGGCTCCGCCACCAACGACACTGCCCCCGCCAAGGGACACCCACCCAAAGCCGCCCCCGCCACATAGGGAACCATCCCAAAGCTCCGTACCTCGGGCCACAGGACCCGGCCCGCAAGATAATGGCCGTCGCCCGAGAGCACCGTGCGCGTGCAGTCGATAAAGAAGTCACTCTTGCGCCCCGACGACAGCGTAAACTCCCCTTTCTTAAACGAGCGCTCACGGAGCAGGCGAAGCAACGCCTCGCGATCTTTCTCCAGGGAGCGCTCCTGGTCACTCACGCGCTGCAAAAGCGCCGCGTGGTCCACGATGAGCTGCTCAATCACAAATAGCCACTGCTTAGGCACAGTCACGGGGTTCAGCGTGCACCACTGCTGCACCCCCATCGCGTTGCGGCCGTCCTGCGCCTCCAGAACCAACCCCTCCTTACCCTTCTTACCCGGCACGCTAACCAAGCGTGCCGTGGGCGCCGCCTCCGGCCCTACCGTCCACACGATCTTCGGTTCGTCCATTCTACTCGTCCTCCAGCCTACCGCTACCGCGCAGCAGCCTCACAAACACGTCCATCGGGAGCACCACCAGCTCCACATCGTCCTCCCCACCGGGGGTCCGAAAGGTGAGTGCCAACGCCGGGGCTACCCCAGCACTCCTCGCCACGACCTCCTCAGCCCACTCCCGCTTTAGCCCGCGAGACCGGTGCCTGGTCTCCTCGCGGATAGCTGCGGCGCAGTCGCCCAGGCACCCCCCCGCAGCCAGCAGTACGCGCTCATACACATCCTGCGGGAGCACCACCAGCTCCACATCCTGCTCCCCGACCTTGGCCAGGAAGCGAACCACTACGGCCGGCTGAACCCAACGCGCGCTAGCGCCCTCAACCACCTTCTCGACCCAGGCCCGCTTGAACCTGATCGACTGCGCCTCTGTCTCCTTCAGCTCAACCAAAAAGCCTGGGATGCTCACATCTCCGCGAGCTGTTGGGCCCTCTCCCACCAAGCGACGCTGCCCCGGCGCGAGGCTCACCTGCCGAAGAGACCACGGGCGTCCCCCCGAGGCGGGAAGGCGCCGCCCCCCCAAACGCGCTCCGAGCTCGTGCTCATTCTTGCGCGAGCGTCGCGTGCGAGCTGCCCGATCACCCCCCGGCCGAACCCATGCAGGCTCAGGACGACAGGGGGCCTCGGCCTCGTCGTCCAACCAAGCTGGAGAAGGCTTGCGGTGAGAACTCACAGCCCGTCGTCCTGTAGCAGTACATGCATGACAGCGTCGCGAACTCGCGCACCAAGCTCAACATCCGTCTCCAGCGCCGCCTGCAGTGCCTTCTTTGAGCCGAACTTCTGATCGAGCACCTGCCACGAGGAACCACGGCCCTTCACTAGACCCACCATCTCCCCCATGCTCACAATCTCGGGAACATCTATCGAGTCCCCCACCCGGTACCTCTCTGTATCCATCAACGCAAGCTGAAACTCGCCCTCAATGCGAGGGTAGAAGGATTTGTTTTTCTCCACCCGGAAGGCAAACTTCCCCGCTAATGGGCGCCCGAGAACCTCGTCCATCTCGTAGCCCGCCGAGCGTAGCTTCGTCTCTGTAACCGCCGCAAAGCCTGGGGCTAGGCCCCCCGGCTGGATCTCCGGACTATTATGGACGACCACACCACGCCCGTCGCCGCCAACAAGGTAGAAGCAGTCCCCCTCTATCTGGAGGTCGTACTTGACGCGAGACCTGTGTTTCTTCTGAGACTTTCGAACGCTGTGAACCTCCACAGGTATCGGTCGGCGGCGCATCACCGACTCCGGCAGCTCTAGCTCACCCGTGGCCTGCTCCCGATGCTCCGGCAGAAGCTTGTAAGCCATATCCGGAGGGAGATAGCGAGCGACGGCCTCCGAGAACTGCGTGAATGTGCTAGCGGGAAACACTATCGCACGTTGAGTTTGACGATAGCGCGTGCCAGGGAAGCGCTCGGCGAGCACCGCGGCCACGCGCACGGCGTGATCGTCTCGAAGGCGTTTGACCGAGATAGACGCCGACCGATGCGATTCCCGATAGGTGCCGTCGTCCGCATACCAGACAGCAAGGGTTAGGGGGCCAGCTTCGCGCAGAACATCCAGAGGGATGGTCCGATAGTCCTTGCCCTCCAACGTGTCGCCTGTCCCATAGAATTGCGCCCGTAGCTGCCGAAGCTCAAAGCTGTTCTCTGTCTTCCACGTGTCGCGCCCGCACGCGCTCACGAGGCTGAAGCCATAAGATCGAATGAGACGCTTCTTCCAGCACAGGTAAGCCTTCTGCTCCCCATTTGTTAGGCAAAAAGACCCCCATCGCGTGATGTGACCGTCTCCCAATAGCGAGCCTAAGACAACCTCACGCTCCACACTCGTGAGGCGCTCCTCGTACCAAGACAAGAGCTTCATGCCTGGGCGCACTCGCCCAGCACGAATCTCGTTGCCGTCCCCATCGACGAGCAAGTGGTTCGGGGTACAGGTGAAGCCCTGAGCACCGCGCCGGCCTCCGGCCCCTGCCACACGGAACGTCAGCCAACTCTCACCCGGCGCCAAGACGCCGTTCTGATACCAGTTGACGATCCTACGCGCGACAATACGCCCGCGGTCTTTATCCCAGGAGAGCACCGGACCCTCCATACGCTCCTTAACCACCCGGTGGATGGGCACCTGCGACCCGTCCGCGAACATCACAGGCGTCTTCGCGTGAAAGCACCCAAACATCACTCCCACCTGCATACGCACCTGGTTGGTGAACAGCAAGGTAGGGGCAACACCTCGGGCGTTCGCAACCGTATTTAAGGCCACGATAAACTTCCGTATCCCCTTGCCCAGCTGCCTCGCCTGCACCGCAGGGTTGTCGTCCATCGTGGAGCCTACAATCTCCTTCGCCGGCGCAAGAAACGCAATACTGTCAATAACCACAATATCGAAGCCCTTCCGCAATAGAGCCTCGGTCATATCCATCGACTGCTCCTGATACTCCGGCGCAGATACGAATAGGTTGTCCAGGTCCACCCCCAAACGCTGCGCCCACCGGCGGTCCAGAGTCCCCTCGACATCCATGAACAGGATCATAGGAGGCCGATAACCCTTGCACCTACAGGGTGAGAAGTTCCAACAGTTGGCGCACATCCTCTGAGCATTCGCAAGGGCCTTCAGATAGGTGGTTGTCTTCGAGCTGGACTTCTTCCCCCACACCACGCTCACCTTCCCCACCGGGAAGCCCCCACCTAGCGCGTAATCGAGCTTGAATATACCTGTCGGTATCCGCGGCACCTTGCCAGAGCCTAGGTCCGAGGCGCGCTGAAAGATCGCATCGCCGTGGACCTTCCGTATCTGCGCCACCGTGGCGCTTGCCAGCATGTGCTCGGGAGAGTCCGACAGCTCCACGACGGCGCAGGAGTCCTTGACCGTTTTGGACCCCTTCTTAGCCTTGGCCTTCGTCGGCTTGTCCTTCCTGTCCTTATCCTTCTTCGATGTCGTCTTCTTCGAGGCGCTCTTCGCCGCCTTGGGCTTCTCCGCCTGCTGTGCTGCCGCCATTGCTCACCGTCTCCTTAACACCGGGCCTCGGCCCGCTACCACCGTCCAATAGATACTTGCGACTATGCCGCACAAACGTCCATACCGTGGCCGCCGCCAGCCACACTTTTCCTACGGATCAACCAAAGAGGCGCCCAGAGTTCCCAGGGAGCGCCACCCCTCAGTAACCTCCGCAGAGAACGCCGCCCACTGCTCCTTGCCCCGTATCGTGCCGTCGCGGTCGTTGTACGCCTGAGCCACCACAGCAACCATCTCCGCGGTGTACAGCCGGTAGCGTGTTCGGGAGGCTCGAAGCGGTGTCGACGGAAGCGCGCCCCGCTTCTCCATCTGCTCCACGGTCAGCACCGTTCTGTTGATCGCCTTAGCCAGCACCCCCACCCGGAAAAGCGCTACATCCTCCTCCGTCCCGTCCTCAAAACGAACCCGACGGACAAAGTGCTTAGGCTTCTCCATCTGATAGACACGCCCCGCCGCATCGAGCTGTAGAATACCGTTCTTGATCAAGCGCTCACGTATGACCTCCAGCTCGTGGTCGGTGTACAGCCGGTCGCCGCGGTCACTCCGCAGCTCCGCCGGATGAATCACGCCCCGCTTCTCCCACAAGCGCACAAGCTGCACAGAGCAGCCAAGCGCCGTAGCAAGCGCCCCAATCGTAAATAGCTTAACCGGGGGCTGACCCTCACCCATGGGAACGTCAACCGTCTTAAACGGAAGAGGCTTCGTCGGCGTGGCAACCGCCTCTCGCTCCCTCCGTCGAACCTCCGCACGCTTCTTGCGCGCACGCGCCCGCGAGTCCCGATTAAGCTTCAAAACCCGAGCCTTGTATGCTGGGTCCAGCTCGTACCGACGCCGGCGAGTCTCATTCAGCTCCTCTCCGTTCTCCGCGTACCAGCTCTTAAAGCTAAAACCTCCTTCACCTGTCATGATATTCAACACTTAACAAGTAATTAGGGCATTGTCAAGTAACCCGTAGATAGAAGCGGTCGCGCTGCGCCGCCGCCCGACGGAAGGTTGCCACCAGGTCATCGCGTATATCGACCACGATCGGGTCCTTCTTACCCGCACAGATACGCTGAATGCGTCCAGTAGGCTGCTCTACATCCCACATAGGAGTAGCCAATACAAGCGTGTCGAGAGGCGGGATATCAAGGCCCTCTGCAGCCATCTGAACCGTAGCCAGAACCACCTGTGCCTGCGCAGCCTCCGCCCGCTCATCAGAGGTGCGACCCCCAACAAAATAGCCCACCGTCGGCGCCCGAGAGCCGTTGGAGCTCTTGGAGCAGGCGTTTAGCAACCCCCGATGAAGTAGCTCCAGGTGATTCAGACGTTCACTCAGCACCAACAGCTTACGCCCGGCAGCGGCCGCTGCCGCGATCTGTGCGACCACAATCCGATTGCGCGCGCGGTTGGTCGTGAGAAACTGAATAATGAGATGGCGCGGCGCCACACTCGGGTCAAAGCTCGGGGTAGAGAAGAGCTGGAAGTCTGTCCACACCCGCTTGACCTTCACCTTCAAGAGCTTCTCCTTTGAGGCGTAGAGCACCTTCCCTATGCTGTAACGAAAGACGTTGTCCGCCCCATCTTTCCGACGAGGTGTGGCTGAGTTGTGAACCAGCACACCATCAGCAACAAAGGACGGGTGACCGCCCATCTCCAGGTCATAGACAAAGTCCGGCGGCGCGCGATCGTAGTTAACTGACCTCACTACTCCTTCCAGATACGACAGCTCCCCCTCACAGAACCGACGTCTGTGGCCTCTATGTCCTGCATCATCCGATAGCTCAGAGTGCCCCGACCAGTAAACCTGAAAGGACCTTCGTCTGCCCATAATCTGCCGACTATCGACAACACCGCCCAAGCTGGGCTCGTGACCACTTACTCCCCCGACCACTCCCAAAGACCTAAGCAAGCTAAGCAACGAACGAACCAAAGAAGGCGATGTGGTCCTGACGCGATGCCCTACCCTCCCGCTCTCGCGCTCTGAACGACAACCGTCAGAGTCCAACAGACCTTGTAACAGCTCCCTCCGATAGCACTCCTCCCAGCCCACTACCCAAGCAGCAGGGATACTCTTTTCCCCACAACCTACAGACCCAAAAACATCTCGAAAGATAGCAGCCACCACAGCACTGGAACACCGCACCTCTGCCGAAGCCCCAGGCGTCTCCCTCTGCCGGGGGTGCCACACCACCCCCGGCAGGCCACGCAGGCGCGTCAGGATCTCCGGCACTCGGCTTAGCTCTACCGCAAAGTTTACGCGGTTACCGCTCACCCACCCGTCGCCGAGCCAAAAGCCTAGTATGTAGGCCCAACAACGTAGGTCTATGTACGGGTCTGTAGAAACACCTCTCGCCCCTTCTGTGTACACCGCCGAGGGCTCTGGCAACCCCTCCCTGCAAGCAAGGTACACCTCCGCCGGAAGATAATGACCACGGCTCCCTTGATTGCGGTAATTCCACCAAGACTTCGGAGACGCCCCGACATCCCTACGCGCAACACCATCTAAAGAGACAGCCACCTTCACAGATCGAAGACCGTAACGAACAGCCACAGCGGCTACGTCCACACGCCCTTGCGAACATCTCGACCCCCAAGCCGCCCCATCATCCATGGGCAAGCGGTCCCCCCTCTCGACCTCCTTGGCTCTGCACACAGATAAAGAAGCCAAAGGCTTTCGATTCCGATTAACACGCACAAATCCGCCAGGCTCCAGACGAAACAAAGAGTGGTCGTCAGTAACCCGCAGATCGCGCCCAGAAACACGAAGACACCTGAGAGGCGCAGAGACTGAATGGCGGATGAGGCTCTTTACAGGCTTCCAACAAAAACCGTACCCCTCCCAGCCTCGCGACTCTACACCATCAAAACGGACAACGTCGTAAGTACCCTCTCTCCTCACTGGGAGATACTCAACAGCCTCATCAAACGCTGCCTCAATAGGGCCAACCCACCCCAAACCGAAGACCCCTCCACGAAGCTCAACAACGGACTGGGGTCCGACGGAGAGACCGATGCGCCACCGCGCGGGGAAGCACGCAGGAACAGGCGCCCAGGTCTCCGCGCCTATGCGGTGGCAGTTGTGTACCACCACCCCCTCAGCGACAAAGTTGTGCAGGTCCTCCACCGTGAGATCGTAAACAAGCTCAGGCGTCTCAACGTCGGCGGTCTCCAGCACCCGAGCCAGCGTCAAGCGGTTCTCCATAGGGGCAAGTGAGACAACATCGCAGTGAATCACATAATCGTTGCCAGGCTCCAGCTCCCCAGCGGTCCTGTCCCCACTTGGCGTAAACACCACGTGATTGGAGGTGCACACCAGCGTCCCGCACTCGTGCCTCACCCACATCATGGAGCTCCGGGGCTTGTGCACCCACTTTCGCGTCACCGGCTTAACTGCGAAGCGACCACCTACACGATCGTACGCCAGCACATAGACGGGGTCTGGGTCCGCCACCACCTCCTCGATAGGACGATAACCACGCGAGGTCAGGATCCGCGCGTAACCTGGCAGCGACTCATCTACCATGAGTGCCCCCGGCCACTGATAGAGCGCTGGAGGATATTCCCGCTGCGCTAGGGAGTGCACCATCCCAACGGCCAGGTGCTTACCCTCAAAGTCGCACACATCCTGCTGCACACGCCCAACAGCCACCCCTGGGAGAAAGTACCGGATGCGCTCCAGCCACTGCTCCACCAGAAACTCCTTGTGTACCACCACGAGGATGGGAACAGCCAGCTGCGAAGCAAGCGATAAGGCGGATACCGTCTTACCAAAGCCCGGCGCCGCCCTCAATATACCGCCGGTACAGTAGGGGTCCGACAAAGCCTTAAGAAGTGCCCCTTGCGCCCTTCGCTGCTCTGGCCGCAGCTCCCCCTCAAAGCGGATAGGAGATGGTAAGGAGGCCCCCATCGTGTAGGCTAGCTCCACCTTGTGGTAGGGCTTAAGAAAGGAGAGGAAGTACTCACGAGGAACACCAATGTGCGTCTTGGTCTCCTCCCACATGCGGATAGTTCCAGGCGCCTCCCCTGGGTGGTCTCCCACCTTCTGGGGCTGAATCGTCAGCTGACGAGAGATGACCTGCCGCTGTGTGGTGGTCATCCCCGCCAGCCGTATCCAAGCAAGCCTGTCTAGTCGAACATCCACGGCTCTAGCTTAGCGCGGAGCCGTTAGGCAAGTAAGCGATCACTTTAGACCCGCAGGCAGATGGGCCACGCTGTCTTGAAAGGCTAGCTCCTTAAACACCTGGTCTGCCCAATCGGCCGGCGGAAAGGCCATAGGGTCCTTAGACCACGCCCGTATCTCCACCCACCGCCGTTTACCACTTACCTCCGCAACAGCCTCTAGGCGTTGTTGGTCGACGTGGACGACGGCGAAGCAGAGACGCGGCTTGATCATGATAACCCTATCGCGACCGCGTGGTCGCAGTTAGATCAAAAGGGGATGTCCTCCTCGTCCCCAGCTTTTCCTCGCGGACGGTCACTGTCTCCGCCGAAGCCTAGTGCTTCATCTCGGCTTACGCCGCGCAGCAGCTCCTTCGAGAAGGCATTCCCCCTGGGCTTGAGGACCTCCATGTAGTTAAAAGGCACAACACGACGCACCAGACGCCCATCATCCTCGGGGTCAAACTGAAGCTGAAAGACCTGCTGCAGGTTTTTCATCTTAAGCTCATCCGCCTCTGCATCATCCCACCACTCTGAAAGCTTCTTGCCCCGGAAGTTGGCCAGCTCAAACATCCGAGCATGGTCAGTGACAAGGCCCTTGCACTCCCACTCATCACCAGTTGAGGGGGACTTCTCTCCCTCCCTATGGACTCTCCACTTGGTCCAGCAGAGCGTTCCGCCCTCCGCCTCACTCTTCTTACGCCGCCACTTCTTGAGAAGGTTAAGCTTACCCCCGGCCAGCTTGACCTCATATTGATAGCGGTTGCCTCGGTCGTCCTCCCATAGACTGCAGTCGACCAAGGAGAGGTAGCCCGTGTAGGTGCGGCTCTTGTCGCCCAGCTCCTCACAGGAATTACAGGGGTCGTCAAAACCCCGGTTGCACGTGTGGTGGTTGCGCCAAGACTTGTTTCTCTTGGCGTTGTGCTCATATATGCATAGTGGATCATCGTCCACCAGAACCAGGTCCTTCCCCGTCCCTGGTTTGATCCACAGTCTGTTAGGGGTCTTGAGGGCGTCAAGACGCGCCTCCTCCTTTTGGATACCGTCGTATCCCTTGTTGAACCAGGACATGAGATGTCCTCCTTGATTGTAATGAGGCCCTTACCGGCCGTGTACTGAACTAATGTCCCTTACGGTGACACTAAGAAGCTACAGCATACTCATCGGGTTGTCAAGGAACAGGTCGGCTAATTCGTCAGCATCGTGGTCGTCCGGGTCGTTGCCGTCCTCGGGGCTTAAAACACGCACCTTTTTGCGTCCCTTCAGGGCATGCTCCCAACGCGTAGCTGCTAGCCTACCAGGCTCGTCACCGTCCGGAAAGATCGTGACCTCACTGAACATAGTTACAACCTTCTCGACCTGGACCTGGTTCAGGGCGGAGCCCATGACGGCTACGGCGTTTGGGTAGCCCATCTGCCGCAGGTACATGGCATCGAAGTGCCCTTCCAGCAGGATACCGGGGAGACCTCGCTCGACCAGGTGCTCCCCAAACAGGAAGTACGCCTTGTTAAACCCCTTAGAGTGGAGGAACTTAGGCTTCTGCTCCGGCTGCCAGCAACCGTCAACCTCGCGATCTAGACAGCGGCCAGTGATGCCCACCAGCTTGCCGTTCCAGTCCCGTATCGGCAGCGCTACGCGCTTTTGGTAGGAGAGCCACCCAACCCCCCACAAGGCCAACGTCGTGGCGTTAAGGTGCCTTCTCGGCCCCGTAAGATAGTCCCTAGCCCTATCCGGGAGCGGGTCTAGCTGCCGCGCGCGCTTCTCCGGCAAGATAGGATAGCTGAGACTATCTAGGCTAAGCGCAGCGCGACCGCCCGAGACAGAGGCCGAGCCCCAGGTGGTCGTTGGGATCTTCTTGAGGCGCGCCGTCACCTTCGGCAGCTCTCGGCCCTCAATGAGCGCAATGCGCCGCTCTATCTCGTACAGCGAAGGGGACTCCTGCATAACCAGCTTGGCAGCTTGCTCATACCAGCGCCCGTAGCCACGCCGACGACCTAGACCCCACACAAGCGGTGCAAGGTCCCCGTTGATGCCGCAGCTAAAGCACTGAAAGTGAGAGACACTGTCCGGCGCTATCGAGATGCCGAAGCTGGGTGTGCGGTCCGACCCCTTGCGGTGACGCTGCGCCGCGAAGGGACAGGAGGCGTTGATCCAGGTCCCCCGCCGCTTGAGATTATAGCAGCCTATCAGCCCGAGAAGCCTCTCCACCTGGGCCTCGTCCATATCCCTACCCCTCCTTGGGCTCCCCACCCGCCCGGTCCTTTGACGTCTCGCGGTCAGCATCACCGGCAGGGAATGCTGCCACGTAGCGGCGATCAAAGTCGATGGACGCTCGAAGGGGGCGCCGTGCGTGGTCCCGCTCCCGCTTCCTACCCTTCTGCGTCAGCTTGATGTTGTCCGCCGGGCCCTCGTCCGAGCCGCGCGCCAGATAGCCGTACCGGGTTAGCTGCGCCCTGGCTATCTGGAAAGCATCCTTGAAGGATGTTGCCCCGCGCTCGCGCATTATCGCTAGGGTCATATGCTTTACCAGGCGCGGGATATCCGCAGGACCAGCCATTAGAACGGTACCCCCTCGTCAGGCGCGTCCCCTGAATCCCCACCGTGCGTCGCCGAGAAGGGGTCCTCGTCGTCATCCCCCCCACCAGGCTGCACCGGACCACCAACACGTGGGAGCTCAGAGAAGTTGCACCGGTCTATGTCCCAATTGACCTCAAACGCCTCGCCCTCCCCCTCACGCATCTTGAGGGCCTTCATCAGCATCCGGCGATCCTTCTTCATGTCGTCCGTCTGGATAAGGGCATAGGCTAGATCAGCGTTCCACGATGACACGTCGGTCAGCGCTATGCGGTCCGCTCTAAAGGTGCTGGCCGTATTGCTTTTCACCTCGCGGTTGAACTGCATGGTTACCAGGTTCGGGACACTGGTCCGCTTGCAAATCCTCTTGAGCTCATCAAAAGCGTTGGCGGCTCGCTCCGTCCGGTTCTTGCCCTCCGTCTTTAGCAGGTAAGCCCCATCCATCACCGCCAGGTCAGGCTCATACTCACGGATGGCGTCCTCGTAGGTGTCGACACGGAAGTCAAAGTCACCCCCAATGACCTTCAAACGCTCCGAGCGCTCCACCTCCTGGACGTACGCAGCAATCCCCGCCCGAACGCGCTTCTCAGTGAAGGCATCCAGGCGCCCAAGACGCAGCTCCCGGTAGCTAACCTTGAAGTGAAGCGCAGCAAAGCGCATCGCTATCCGCAGCTTGGATATCTCCGTCGAGCCGAACAGCACCTTGTGCCCGTTCTCCCAAGCGTGGTGAGCTATCAGCGCTGTGCACCAGGTATTGTGCACGATCACGTCGTTGGCAACAAAGCAGCTCGTGGGCTCAACCGTGAAGTCGTATATCTTCTGCTCCCCAACGTCCTCAACGGCCTCCACCGTGTCCCAAAACACCTCGCTGTCCCAGAGCCAGCTGTACTCCTCGGTGCAGCCAAACTCGTCGCAGTAGACCCGCAAGGCATCGAGCGATACTGAGTAGAGGTCTCCATGCTTCTTGAACAGCTGCCGAGGCGAGAAAGTGCCTCGACCGAGCCGCTCGCAGATACGCTGCAGCTTGTCACCGTTAGGGTTGTGGTAGCCCCGCGCCCCAGCCTCACCCTTGATGCGCAACATCAGCTCCTCAGACACTCGGGGGAAGCCTACATTCGCGTTGCGGGGCCGCTTTAGAGACTCCTCCAGCCGCCTACCCTTCTCCCCCCACAGCTGGACATGCTTCGCGAAAGCTGGCAGGCACTGCGAGTAAACACGGAGCCGCCAGGCATCAAACTTCTTGCCGTCGCAGGTAGCCTGCTTGTACCTAACGCTCGACTGCACACCAAAACGCAGCAACAGATGCTGAATCCCTCGGACGAGCTTCTCAGAGGCTAGGGTGATGCCTGGAGCCCCACTGTCCACGTACCCATCGCACATCCAGAAGACTGCGAGGAAGCGCGCCAACTGCTCCTGCGGGAGGCGGTAGACCTCCTCGGGAATAACCTTCTCTTTGCTCAACAAACCAGACACCCGAAGACGCCGCAACAATCTGTCCACCGGATTGCTCTGCGCCCCCGCGGCACGTGTAAAGCGCCAATCCCGCCCACGCGCGCTGGGCTCCAAAGTAATCCCGAAAGCCTCGGCAGCTGTCCGCCCCAACGCAACGATCGAGGGGTCATCCTTCGTAAAAGTCGGACTACCGTGAGCCGCTAAAGAACCATCAGCCAGCATAATCGCTAAGACGTCAACCTCATGCGTCTGCATACCGACAGGTTCCAAAGGCTCCGGTATCCAAGAGGGCAAACCTACTGTGCTCCCTGCTACCAATTCGTCCGCACGTTGCCACCCATCAGGCGTCAAAAAGGGGTGCTCGGGCGTGACTGTAATGCTGCGACCTGTCCCCAGCTCAAAGCGCAAACACCGCTTGGTCCCTGTATCGTGCTTTGCCGTAATGCGCTGCACATGGACCCCGTCCTCCTTGCTCCAGCTTAGAACGTTGACTAGATCCCCTCGCTTGTAAACGTCCTCAACGGTGTGGGGTGCACCAGTAGCCGGGTCGTGTGTAAGTGTTTGATAATACACGCATTTTCCTGTGCCGGTCTTCGCAGCAAAAAGGATAAGGTCCTCGGGCCAAAAACCGTAGGTCTCCTCATTGATCGTAGGCCAAGGCGTTAGGATGCCACGCTCCCCCGCTTTCATCCGATCGTAGTGCTCCATCACCTTCGGCCAAAGCTTGGGGATGCTCTCCGCCCGAGAGTGGGAAACCTGGTGCTCTCGGCGGATACCCCGCAGAAGGCTCTCCAGCGCGTCTAGAGCTTCGTAGGGCCGTGCGTCGTCAAGATGCTTTGCCGTCTCCAACAGGCTGTTGCGTAGGTCTATCTGCATCTTGCGCGCCCAGACCTCCTTAACGAAGAACTCCGCGGGCTCATCCACATCCGGCAGCGCTAAGCTCAGCTTAGCCTCTACCACCTGACGCGACGGCGGCGAACCATAGAGCTTCGCATGATCGTTGATAAGCTTGTAGGCCCCTGGGGCGTGCTCACCCATCAGCAGGTCAGGGCGCATAGCCGCCTCTCTAGCAACCTTGAGCCCCGCCCCGTCGCCCGCGAGAATCGCAGAGATAAGAGCTAAATCGAGATCGAGAGCCACAGCTACCTCCTCGCTCCCATGACCAGGTCCTTTAGCGCCCGGTCGCCGGTGTTACATTGGTTGGGCCCCTCCACAAGCAGCGGGACCATGCGGCCCTTGACAGCCTCCGCGAACGTCCCGAAGTCGGCGTCGATGTCCGCAAAGGGGATGCGCGTGGTAATGATGGTAGGACGCTTCCAGCCGCCCCGCTGCAACACTAAGCGCTCCAGGTCTCGGGCACCAAGCAAACGGTCCGAAGCGTCGGCGGGGTCAAGGTCGTCAAGCACCAGCAACGGGACCGCTCGCGCCCGGTCCATCATGGTCTGCTCCTCGTCGAACATCAGGCGCTTCCGAATGCTCTCGCGGAGGTCCGAGACGGATATCCAGAATACGGGCATCCGGTGGGCCCGCACCTCCTTGGCGATTAACGCGGCAATAGCACTCTTGCCCACCCCAGGAGGACCCATTAGCAGCAGCCCCGCACAGGCCGATACCATCTGCGGAGCGCGGCTAAGGTAGCGGGCAACCACCTGCTGCACACTCTCGGGGACCTTTTCCAGCGTAACCTCCCACAGCTCTGGTGGAAGCTGCATACGCTCCATGTCCTCGTGATCTATCTCTCGCTTGTCCATCATCTCTTCCCTGTTGCCTCCATGTACCGACGCTTCAGCTCGGGCGGCGCCGGTGTGGTGGGGTTATCCCTGAACCATTGCTCGTATTCCTCTCGAACCCCTGCTGTATCCTGGTGCTGCTGTGCCCGCGGAGCGAGCATGTCGATTAGCTTGACCACCAGCCGCAACGATGGCGTCTCCTTGGGGTCGAGCGCCTTACGCTTGAGCACCTCCCGCTGCACCTCCTCCCAGCTCTCCAACACGTAGCGGAACGTTTGCTCCACCACCGCCAGCGTGTGCCCCTCTAGCAGCTCCCGGCACTGCCCATTCTCCCGCTTACCCCACCGCTTGAACTGGATCTTCGGCCACCGCTCCTGCAGCCCCTCAGTCCACACAGCCTTGAGGCGGTCTATCTGCTGACGCTCGCCCAGCGTAACCTTCTTGCCATTCAGGTTCGCCTGCTTCTGCTGTTTGGCCCGAGAACGCTCTATCTGTTGATCACGCCGCCGCTGAGCTTTCTCCTCCTCCTGCGCGACCGTTGCCCTCATACCGGCCAGGTCCGCGGACCGCAACGCAGTCCCAGGCGGAATATTCCGCCTACGCTCGGCAAGTGTGAGGTAGGTCGCGACGCTCTTAGGCGTGCGGCCGCGAGTGCCCGAGAGACCAGAAGGCTCCAGCGCGGTAGGTGCAGGTGTAAGGGGGCGCGCGGAAGTGGAAGGAGGGGGCTCCGAGGGGGAAGAGCGGTGAGGGGGGTTGGGGGGAGAAGAAGGGGCTAAGGCTTCTGACCTCTCGGACACCTGCTGGTCCCCCCCTTCCCCCTGGGGGGTTAGGGGGGATTTCTGAAATTCTATATCATTCTCTACTTCTAACCCTTCTCTATTCACTTGTTCCCTTTTGGGAACACCCCCTGTTCCCTTTTGGGAACACCCCCTGTTCCCTTTTGGGAACACCTGAACACTTGTCGAGGTGTCCCCTTTTGGTGACACCCCCCTTGCTTGGCGAGTGATGGCCTCGGACGGGACGAAGCGCCTGATAGCCGCTGCGCTCTCTGCCCCAGTAAGCCGCTGGAGTGACACCTTGATACGCTGCGCCTCGGACACTGCATCTCCTGCGGTCGTATCCTGCTCATCCCACGTGACCTCTCCATACAGGCGGCAAGCCTCCTCATCAAGCATGGCACAGACACGTTGAAGCCACGCGTCAGCAAAGAAGACCTCGTGCTCACACCCCTTGCTGTCTTGAACACGCTCGCCGAGCTGATAGACAGGAACCTGCCCCTCCTCCACCTCTATCAGGTTGATCCACCCCAGCGCCTTCATCCGCTGGATGTATCCGTTCAGCTTCGGACGTCCTAGCCCCAGCTTGTCTCCCAGCTTCGTTTGCGAGATGCGGGCTACCACCAGCCCTCCCCGGACCATGTCGCGCACTTCTCTATGGCCCGACTTGGTGCTGCGCCAGGTGAAGCGGCGCAGCATCTCGTAGGCAGTGAAGAGCATGGGGCCGAACACGGGGAGCACCCCCGAGTCGTAGAAGCTGAAGGGCTTCTTGATAAACTGATCATCAACCACGTCGTTTGTCCTTTAGTTGCAAACGCACCTATACCTTCGAGGTCGCCCCTAGGCCGAAGGAGGATTTGAGAGTCGATTCAGGCCGGCGGTATCGGGGGTAGACTCGCCTTGCCTCTCTCAAACCCTTCTTCGACCTAGGGACCTCCTTGGTGGGGTACAGGGAATCGAAACCTGTAGGATCATCAAGATACCTCCATCCCCGTCGGCGGTCAAGAACAGGCCCGGCACCTCCTCCCTAGAGCAACCTTTACGGCGTCTAGCTCGCCCGCTAAGGCCCAGAGCTGCTCTCGGGCAGGGTCGGTAGCCTCCAGCTCCTGCGCGGCCCTGTAGACGTCATCTCGGGCGTCCGAGAGCAACGCGAAGAGCAGGTCTCGCTGGAAGGGGGTAATATCGGGCCCCTCCGGTGGAGGCTTTGGAGCGACGAGCTTGATGGTGTGGGCACCGTCAAAGAAGAGCTCGCTGGCGACCCGCAGGCAGCGCTCCAGCTCCTCGGGAGAAAGCTTCATAAAGCGTAGAGCTCGATCAGCCGCCTCTAGGCTGGACACCACCAGCTCGACACCCGGCACAGCTCCGTAAATCTCTAGCTCGTGCTCTCGCGGGAGCCCCACAGTGTTCGAGAACTGTTGGGCTGGTAGGTTATTGCCTGGGCTGCTCATAGGTCCTCGAATGGTACGGAGGGGGTGGGAGGTGGAGCGGGCTTGGGGGCCGCCTTGAAGCAGCTAAGGTGGACGCCGTAGCATTCGACACCGGGGCGCAGCATGACCACCTCCTGCGGGAGGATGACACCACGGCAGACAACACAGGCCCCTGTTTTCTTGGCGCGGCGACTTGCCCAATAGTGTCCATCGTAGTCCCCGCCTCTGGCGTGGTGCTGCCCCTCCACATAGCGACGGCGCTCGTTTAGGCAGCTTCGGTGGAGATAGATACTTTCAGTAGGAGAGGAGCAGACCGCTATCACCTCTCGGGCGTGATAAGGCTTCAGGCAGCTGTCACATGCACCACCGACCCCTCGGGCTTGAATGTGCCAGCTGGTTCCCCCAAACCCTAGAGTGACCGTCGGGGAGGTGCCAGGAGGGGGAGAGGCTCTTGGATGGTTAGGACGCACACGGGCCTCCCAGCCAGCCACGATGTCGTAGAGATCATCAATATCTTCCCCAAGCCCGGTAGGCGCCTGAGCGTTGGGCAGCCTGACGGTCATGCCGTGCTTGTCCATCAACTGCAGAGCGAGCACGGCGCAGGTCCGCGACTCCTCGGCGCTGTCGGTCACTAAGGAACGGTGAATAAGGTCATTCACCTTACCCAGGGCCTTCTGCTTATCGCTCATGGACTGCTAGTGAGAGTGGCTATGGATCCAGCCACGCCCCTCACATTCTGGGCACTGCTGAACCGATGTTAAAGCCCACCGCCCGTCTAGAACCTGGAGAGCCCCCCGTCGACGCAGGCGCTGCAGCGTCCGCGACAGCTCGCGATTGTCCATCCCTAGCTCTTGGCGCAGCTCCTTACTCCCTTTGGGGCGCAGCCGTAGCGCCCCCTGAATGCTCTGCTCTACCCTCTCTGGGCTAACTACCGCGTGCTCTGTGCCTTGCTCCTCGCTCGTCTGCTTCTTGCTCATTGCTGCCTCCAATAGGCGACCATGTGGTCGCACCTAGAAGAGACCGTCCACCTCATCCCCCACCGGGGTTTCTTCGGCCTCTGTGATCTTTGCAGGTGTACCCCTCACCCGCATCATAACGGCTGGGGATAGCTGAACGTAATAAACCGGGAGTTCTGCAGGAGCGCCCGTGTGAGATTCGAAGAGATGGCGGACTGCCCCTCTGAAGCAGCGGCCGCAGTAGGGACCACCGAGCCGTCCTTGGGGGTCGGCACCTACGCCACCGCTCAACCCTACCCATAGTAAGCGCTTAGGGTCGAGGGTCCGGCAGGTCTTACAGCGGACGGAGACAACTGGGGCGTTCGTGCGCATAACGCCCCGCATGTCCTGGTAGATCGCTGCCACCAGCTCAGGATGAGCCCGCCACTGCTTAAGGTTCACCTTCCCGACCAGCGACCCCAGCCGAACATCGAGCCTCTTCCCACAGTCGTCGCATACCCCTTTCGGGCCTGTGTAAAGCGTCTGTGGCATTACTACCTCCGGCGCAGGAACTGGATAAAGCTGGACGAGACCAGCTGGACGAGGTCGGAGCCTATGCGCTCAGCTCGAACTCGCCGCCAAAAGCGCTGCGGCCCAAACATATAGGACAGCTGAGACGGCTCTAGGTCAAAGCGCGTAGGGAAACCGGGCCCCATCCGAGACCCGAGGAGAATGCCAGTAACGCCGATCCCCTGAGCCCGTGCCTGCTGCACCTCTTTGCGAACAAAGCGCATTAGCTGAGGAGTGCCGAACGTCTTCCCGTCACGCCGTCGATGGGTAGGGAACCCATCAGTGACTATGAAGATATGCTTGACCTCGGTTCCACAGCGCAGCTCCTTAACGGCCAGCCGTATAGCAACGTGGAGCGGGGTACCACCCCCGGCCCCCTTGTCCCCCATCGAGAGCACAGCATCCTTGTGGGAATCATAGCGGGTGATGGTTATCTGGCCAGGCTCCTGAGAGGAGAAGCCCCAAACCAGACTCTCTACGAAGGGGAAGCGCAGCGCTCGGTTGAGGATGTTGTAGGCAGAGCGGCACTGAATCGTTTTGCTGTGACCCATAGAGCTGGAGCGGTCTAGAAGAAGGATGGACCGAAAGCCTTGCCCCCTAGCCTCCGAGCGAAAGCAAGGGACCGGCACACCTGTTACGTGGCGCTCCAGATAGGCGCCAACGTCCACCCTCGTCCCGCTCTCCTCTAGCGCCGAGGCACGTCGCCCCAGCACGCGGTAAAACTGGGCCCGCAGGCGCCGAATGGTTCGGCGTTCGTCGGGGTACACGTTCACCGAACCTTCGCGATCGTGGTCAATGAAGGTGACCTTCGCCATGGCGTCCTTCTGTAGCCACGCATCGCGACGAACAACCTGCTTCATCTCCTGCAGGACCTGTGCAATCAGGTCCTGCATGCGGTCCTCAGACCGCGCTAGCTCCGCGTCAAACACATCACCGTCACCAACCGGAGCACACAGAGCTTTAGAGGCCAGAGCCTGCGACCGCGGAGATGTCCGAGACCGGACATAGCTCGACTCGCGCATCAGGCCCTCCAGGGCCTCCGGAGCGTCGCCGCTGTCTGCTAGAACTCTTGATAGGGCCTGCGCCCTCTCACGGCCAGAGACGGCCTGCGGGGCCTCGGGGTGCCACGGCTGCTGCTCCCCACTTTCCGCGCTGGCGCTCTCGTCCTCCTTACCGTCTGATGATCCCTCCTCATTGTCCCCGTCTCCCCTCTGCGGACAGGAGGGAGGGGGCTCGCCGCGGGTCTCACGGATTATCTGATTCACCAGCTGCACGACCAGCCACTTGCTCACCATCAAGGTGGCAGTAAAGTCGCGACCACACACCTTTCGGAACGCCTCCAGTATGTATGGCTCGAAGCAGTCTAGGTCCCCAGGCGCCACGCCCTCTGGGTCCCCGCTCAGGCAGGTTACGTAGGAGAGCAGGCCCTCATGGGCCTCGGGCAATATCTCCGCGACAGCCTCACGATCGAGGTCTCTGATGATATCTCTGCTCCCGGCGTATAGCAGTCCCCACAGGGAGAGCACCCGGCGTCGCTCCAGCTGCGCGATGATATGTCCTAGCAGCTGGCGAACATCCTCCAAGGCAATGGGGACTCCCAGCTTTTCTCCTACCTTCTGCACCTTCTCGGTGTAGGTCTCCACGAAGAGGCGGGCGGCTTGAGGGTCGCTCTTGAAAAGAATATGCGCTAACTGCAGCTCAACCAGCCGGTAAAAGCTGGAGTGGAAGAAGGGCGCTCTTATCTCGTGGCCGTCCGTCCCCGGCACGTCGGCGTGGCGCAGCCACAGCTTGCGTTTGGTAATACCCGCAAACATGTCCACGGTCTTGTAGGCCACTGAGCGGGTGGTCTCATATGCTCGGAGAGCCTCCCGACGCTCTGGAGATAATTCGGCGGCAGCGTCCGGGGTCATCTCTTCTTCCCGTTGAGGTCTACCTTGAATATCGAGGTGATGCGCTCCCGGACCGTGGCTTTGTCTGTCCCCTCGAACTTACCGACGACGATGCGCAGCGCGCGGGTTAGGTCCAGAGCTGCAATATCCTCCAGAAGCTGCACGACATCACGAGGGCTGAGGGCATAGTCCAAGGAAGCCTGGCGAGTCTCGTGCGCGAGCGTCATAACCTGCTTGACCACCTCTTTTCGAACGCCCCCGTTGAGCACAGCATCCAAGATCTTCTTCTCGCTGGTGGGATTGGGGTAGTCGACCGAGATAACCCTAAAACGAGACTTCAGATCCTCATTGAGCGCGTACACGCCGCCGTATACCGCCGTGTTCATTGTCCCGGTAACCCACAGCTCCTTACCGGGCTGCAGCTTAAACACCTTCTGCGCCTCGGGCACCTCCACCCGGCAACGCCAATCTGCTACCGCGTTAAGGATCTTCTGGCTCTGGGGTGAAAGCGAGTTATGCGTACCAAGCCCGTTGGCAAAGTATGTATGAGTCCCCGTGAGACCTATCTCTCGTAAGGGTGTTGGGGTCCTGTTGACTACCACTCTTTGTACAGTTACCCATCGAGGAACGTCCTCACCGCCCGACGTATTAGGTCTGGGCTTTTCAGATCCTCTTCCGATAGTCTCAACACTGTATAGCCCATGCTGGTGTAGGCTGCCGTCTCTGCCTCGCGCTGCTCTTTCGGGTGCCAGTAAGCCCCATCTACCAGCAGTACCTTCTTTCCCCTGGCAATGAAGTCGGGATTGAGGTGCCTCCCATCGGGGGTCGTCAACCATCTGCTGCCGTCGCCGACATAGTGAACCGGAAGACCTTCTAGGATGCTCATAGCCTTCCGCTCCAGTGCTGTGGGAAGCTCCGCATTCCACCCCGCATGTACAAACTGTATCTTGGCCTCGGGGTGCGCCTTCAGGTACGCCTTCCGCTTCGCCGACATATTCTGCCTGTGTGCGGGGTCGGACCATATTCTCTGAGCGCGTTCCGAGGCCAAGGCGCGACCTTTGGGACTCCGCCAAAACGCTGCGGTGGCTTGGCCACCTCGTGCTGCAGCCTCGCGGAACTCGGGGGACCGACAAACTGCCAAACGTTTGGCCCGCCTCTCCTCGTCGGCCCACTCTTTCTTCATCTGTCGCCTTTTGGTAGCAGCCATCTTTGCCCGCGTGGTTGGGTCCTCGTGCGGGCGCAAATTTCTCAGGAAGGCTGACATGCCCTCGCGGTACTCTTTGTCCTTCCACCTTTCGCGCATAGCCCTGGAGCGTTTTGCGCGAGCCTCCGGCGTCCTCGCCTTTGCTTGGACGTCCGGGCGACGTCCCGGATTGTCTCCGTGCGCCATACGTTCGTGAGCTCTTAAGGCCCGCAGGTCCCTCTTCACGCAGCCGCAAGTTTTGCAGGTGTAAGATTCGGTCGCCTTCGCGGATGTCTTCGGCATAGGACCAACCTCGTGCGGTCCAAAAAAGGTGGTTACCGCTAGCAGTTATCCTACGCTCACCACAATCTAGTGTAAAGGAGGTGTTAGCCCATTCATCTCGGACCTCTACCACCGTCTCGATGCCTTGTTGACCAGAGGGTCCGAAGCTCACCACAGCGTCTCCCACCTGGACGCGTTCTATAGGCACTTGGAGACCCGAAGGCAGCATTACGTTGGAGGATGGGTGTATGCAATTGATCTCCTCTAGGCAGAGGATACAGCGGCCAACCTCATTGGCCACCTCGAAGGCGTTGGTTATGGGCCCTAGAACAAAAGGGGTCGAGCCCCCTCGGATGATGTGCATCCCCAGCAGATGAGAGCGCCGCACATCCTCTGAGCAGTCAAAGGTGATGATCGGGCTCCGTACCTTGTTAGCGTAGTGCTGGATGGAGAGTGTTTTCCCTACCCCCTTCGGACCACACACAATTGCGGGTGCCCGAAAGGCTAGCCCATCATACAGAGGGAGCAGGTCCAGGGCGTCGATGTAGGTAACCTGCTTCGGAGCGAAGCTGTCTGCGGGCAAACTTAGAATATCGCTCATCGCTCAGCTCCTCAGCAGTAGAAGGTCAAAAGACGCCCATAGGGTCCCTGAGCTGCCTCGTGCGCCGGAGACTCCTGGAACTCGCCAACAGTGCGGGCGCCCTCGACGGTTATGATGGGCGCGACCCACACCCGCGTCTGGGGCCGAAAGCCGAGATGCGTGAATACTGCTAGCAGCGCGGGCTGCGGAGCGACCGGCTGTGTGTCTGCCAGGGCTAAGCCCAGCAGGTCATCAATATCTTCCGAGACGCTTTCCCCGAGGGGAACCTCATCAACCGTCTCATAGATGGTCAGAACGCCCACCGCCTTGGTCACCTCCGCAAAGCGGCCAACCGCTGCTTGGTGATCCTCCAGAGATAGCTGCTTGCGCTCCACTGCCAGAACCTTAACCCCAATAGGCTCGCCGTCTGGGTCCGTGGTAGCCAACAGCCACGAGGCCACGGGCAACCTTCCCCGCTGCGTTAATCTTAGCTGCGCCTGTGCAAAGGCCACCTCCGCAAAACGCTCCGCGCCTCTGAGCGTGTGCAGATCCTCCGGTAACCTTGGTCGTGTTGTCACTGCTAGTCCCATGCTGCGAAGATAATATGTAACCTCGCGATTGTCAAGCGAGGCTCAAGCGGTGGGCTTCAGCTTGACACGTGAGGGACGCACCTTGGGGGCGTAGCGGCGGCAGTTAGCAGCTGCGTTAGATGCCCAGTAGCAGGGGCGTCCGACGTCTCCAGGGGCGTGGCAAACTCCCTGACACTCGCCGGCTTTGAAGTGGGGCGGTATCTCGCCGGATAGGTGTGCACACGGATGGGTGTTGACCACCACTTGCTTAATCATCTGAGGGCTCCTTTGCTCGTTGTTGGAGGGCTCCGGCGCAAAGCCGAAGATCATACCGTTTGGGGGAGATTGGTCCTCTAGCGCATCGAGCGTCTCAAAGGCGAGGTCAATCATGTGGGGGCTATCAGCCGTAACAGCTCGGCGCCTGGCGGTCTCAGGCACAGCATCGATGATGGCCCTAGCGGCCCAAGCTTCTGGAGAGAGTCCTCGGGTGGCGGCCCAACTGCTCACAAGCTGGTGCTTACTGCCTAGGGAGATCACAAGCTCGGGAGGCCGAGGCCGGCGGCGCTGCAGTGCCTTTCGGAGCGCGCCGCCTGCTAAAGCGCCTCCGAGGAAGGTCGCCACCAGAGCGACGCTGTACAGAATGGCAGATATCATATCCATAGCCTACTGGGGCAGAGGTACCCCGAAGTGCATATCGCGGAGGTGAGCGCGGAGCACCTCACAGTGCTCAAAAGCTGGGCACAGCTCACAGGAGGAGAGCCCTTTCATATCCTTGCATGCCTCCACCTTACGCTGGCGGAGGACCGTCTCAAACTGCGGGGTGCCTGGGGTGTATCCTTCCAGCTCTACGGCAAGGTGTAGCTGCTCTAACCGACCCAGCGTCATGATGGGGTTTTTGCCGCCCGAGCAATACTCCGAATCTCCTCCAGCACGGATTGCGGAGACTCGATCGCTCGCCTAAAGCAGCCCTCGTGAAGATACCCAAACTCTCCCTGCTCCTCGTCCTCGTGAAAGCTGTTCTCGGACAACGTCCCGCGAAGTATCAGGTACACGCGCGTCCCAGCGTCCAACACCTTCCCACAACCACGACACCTATCAGTCGTTGCTTCGTCGCTCATCTCTTAGTCCTTTTCAAGCCCAGTCGGATCATAACCGCCTGAAGATCCTCCCACACCTGCGGCTTCCACTGCACGTTACGCAGTAGAGCAGCAGGATGGTAGGTAGCGCGGACCGGGACACCCTCCCAGCTGTGCCACTGTCCCCGCAGAGCCGTAACCTTCTTACCAGACCCTAGCAACGTCTGCGCCGCTGTTCCTCCCATTGCAACGATGCACTGCGGATTGACGGCCCGCAGCTGCCCGCAGAGCAACGGGCGGCAGGCGTCTTTCTCTGCGGGCGAGGGCTTACGGTTCTGGGGCTCTGTTCGTCCCCTCGCAATATCCTCGTCCGAAGGAGGCGCCGTCGGACGGCACAATACCGCGTTGGTGATGAACACCTGGGAGCGCTCCAAGGTCATGGCCTTAATCATGCGGTTTAGAAGCTTGCCCGAGGAGCCCACAAACGGGACCCCTTCCGCATCCTCCTCAGCCCCCGGCCCCTCCCCCACAAAGGCCAGCAAAGGGCGATCAATGTTCCCCGCACCAAAAACAACATTACGCCGCTCTCGCGACAGAGCACACGCCTGGCAGCCCTGCGCGCGCTCACGCAAGCGCGCCACCTCGTCCGCCCCCCGCTGACCCGCTAGGGCCTCTGTCGATAGTAGCGAAAGCTGTGCGCTCATGTGAGCATCTTACCCTATGGAGAGGGGATTGTCTATCCCACCTCGCCTGGAGCCAGTAACTAGAGTATGCTCAGAAGGCTGGAGGTCACACTATGGATACTCTTGTCGAACTCTGGGAAAAGCACAGCTTCTGGTTGATCCCTGTAGGCTGGGCGCTTCTCTCGGGCGCGCTCAACCTCGCGTTGCGCAAGCGCACAGCGGAGGAGTGGGTCGAATATGCAGAGCAGCACCCGCGCCGGGCAGCTATCATCCGACTCATTCGCGCTCTGGGGTTTGATCCCGCTAAAGCTATCAACGCTGTTCAGCACCTGGTAAATGGGAAAGCTGTAGCGACCCGACGAATGCTGCCGGAGCCTGCTGCTAAAGCTCTAGAGGCGGCAGAGATCCTAGCGACCGCTAAGGACGAGGACAAGGCCAACGAGGCCAAGAAGGACGAGAAGGAGAAGCCATGCGAAAAGCCGCAACCACCCTAATCCTAGCCCTGGCAGCCCTGGTGCTAACCGGCTGTCCCCAGTTTAAGCCGTGGGCCCGAACAGCCCTCGAAGCAGCCCGACACGCCTGCGCTGCCTACGCGGAGCAAACGGGCCTGTCCTTCAAGGACGTGTGCGACACCGAGGAGAAGCTACGTCCGTTTATCGATTCGATCCTAGCAGCTCAAGCAGCAGCCGCGGCAAAGGGGGCGGCCGGAGCCTGCAAGTGCCCAAAGTGTGAGGAGGCCCCCAAGCCCGCTGCCCCCGCACCGAAGCCGCCTCCCCCCACGCCCTCCGCAAAGCCGGAGGCCAAACCCATCCCCAAGCCTGAGCCAGCACCAGGAGGCTGAGATGACGGAGAAAGGCACAGGCTACATCCCATCGCCAGAGGACGAGCGGGACTACCCGCTGATAGGCCCAGGCGAGAACGCCCTCTTCGGGGCGCTGAACACAACGGTCCCCACCGAGCATCTAGCAATGCTACCGTTGATCGACTTCATCCGTGATCAAGGCGGCACCAACTCGTGCTTTCCTGCGGGCACTCGCGTGCTCCTGGAAGGCTTTACAGAGCGACCTATCGAACAGATTGCTCCAGGAAACCGTGTGCGGACGCACACAGGCCGAAGCGGTGCCGTCACAAAGGTGTCTGAGAGACCCTACGAGGGGCTGCTGTATTCGATCAAAGTAGGAGGCTGGATATACCCCCTAGAGGCTACTCCCGAGCACCCCGTAGCCGTCATCGCCAACGTGTCCGCCAGAGCAAAGCACGGAGACTTCGAGCCTGGTGAGCTAACGTGGCGCCGGTTTGACGCGATACGTCCAGGAGATCGTGTAGTCATGCCTGCAGACACCCGAGAGTTCCCCGAGGACTATCGGTCTGCGTGGCACGTGCTGCGCGTAGCGGACTATCTGGAAGGGGAGTACTGGGAGGAAGATGGCGCTGTTCGAGCGGCCATGGGAAGACGGGGGAGTGAGATACCTGCGGAGCTGGGGCTCACCCCCGATATCGGCAGGCTTCTCGGGCTGTTCCTAGCAGAGGGCAGCTTTCTCAAACCCAGCGGCACTAAACAGGGTGTGGCGTTCACCTTTGCGCGGCACGAAGCGCTCCTCCACACCTTCGTCTTGGAGGCCATGAGGACACACTTCGACCTGGAGGGCCAGAAGGAGGAGACGGAGCAGAAGCCCAACGTCACAACGTTGCTATTCTACAGCTCAACTGTAGCGCAGCTGTTCTACGCTCTGTGCGGAGAAGGGGCGCTACAGAAGCGCGTGCCCGACGTGTTTTTTGAGACAGGGCGCGACGTGAAGCTCGCACTCATCCGAGGGTGGTTTCAAGGAGATGGGTCTCAAGACCCCGTTCGTCTCCGCAGAAAGAAGGACGGCACTGTGCGCAAAGCTGCGGCCGTTCAAGGAGTCACAAGCTCTGAGGAGCTCCACCGTGGGCTATACCGCTTAGCCTCTCTCTGTAACATCAAGCTCAGTACGCAGCAGAGAAAGGTAGCGGAGCATCAAAACGCTGCCGGCCGCGAGCTGAACCTTTACGGGGACAACATCCTAAAGGTGTTCCCCGATGCAGCACCGCGCCTGGAAGCCGCTGGGATAAAGCTATCGGGACGGACCCGCTACCGAAAGCACGCCTTGGGATATCTGTGCCGCGTAGAGGAGGTTTCTATGCGTGAGGCCCCCGCAGACACTAAGGTCTACAACTTGGAAGTCGAGGGGGATCACTCGTACGTTGCCGAGGGCATCGCCGTCCACAACTGCGTCTGGCAATCCATCCAGCAGCAGCACTACATCGCACAGGGGGTACACGGGGTGCAGCAACGTCTACCCCTGAGCGTGATGTTCGGCTACTACCACACGCGCCTTCGCGGGGGCACGCAGAGGTTTGACAATGGCTGCTTCCCCAGGCTGGCCTGGCAGGTGGCGGAGAAGATCGGATTCTGTATCGAGGACCTGTGGCCCTTCAAGGAGCCCGAGATAAACCGACCGCCGAGTCTAGATGCCACCTCCGGGGCCATAGACCAGCGGTGGGTGCACGGCTACTACCACATCCTCGGACGCCCACGAGAGGAGGAGGTCCGACAGGCCCTCTCAAACAACCACCCTGTGGTATTCGGGACCGTCGTCGACAACGATTTCAAGCGGTACAAGGGCTCTAACCTTAGCACCGAGCCTATGAAGCCTCCGACGGGCCACTCCGGACGCCATATGATGTGCGCAGTTGCGTACGATCAAGACGGTCTGTGGGTGATCAACTCGTGGGGCTGTTACGACGATAAGACGGAGATTCTAACCGCCGCTGGGTGGAAGTCTTTTGCTGATGTCGTGGTGGGTGAGCCCGTCGCAACGCTTAATAGCCACGGGGAGCTGGAGTACCAGAATACGACTGACGTTCAACGCTACATCTACGACGGAGAGTTGTGGTCTTACCAGTCCCAAGGCGTAGACCTTGTTGTGACGCCAAACCACAACATGCTCATAGGACGCCGTTGTCGCGAAGGCGGTAAGCGCGTCCCCAAGTGGGAGCGCGTTCCGGCTGATCGCATCAACACCAAACACTTCTTGATGAAGAAAACGGCTGCCTGGTCAGGCGAAGAGCCTCCTTACATTGAGGTCGGTCCCCACAGGATACCAACGGAGCTTTGGGTCGAGTTCCTCGGCTACTTCTTGTCCGAAGGTCATGCCCGAGAGAACGTGGTCCAACGGCCGGAGCGTGTGGCGCTTAACGGTACGACAGGTCGCGAGAAGCGGTACAGCGCGTGCAGCGAAACTCAGTACCTGGTGGGTATCCATCAAACCAAGTCTGAAGGTGTCTTCAAGATGGGCGCCTGTCTACGTCGCATGCCTGCCGCCTTCACCCGCATAACAGGGGGTTGGCAGGCAACATCTAGCCCACTGTGCGAGCATCTTCTCCCGCTCGGAAAAGCGCATCAGAAGTACATTCCTCCCTACGTCAAAAGGCTCTCTCCTCGGCTTCTACGAGTGTTCCTGAAGGCCGCTTGTCTCGGCGACGGCTCCCCTGTAGGCCGCAACGGCAGCGTCTACTACACCTCGTCCAAGCGGCTTGCTGACGATATACAGGAGGTTGCACTAAAGGCCGGGATGTGTGCAGATATACGCGAGGATGATCGCCGCGGTCGTACTAATGCGCGGGGGACCACTCGCTATGTGAACTACCAGGTGGCAATCAAACCCGTGAGGGGAGAAACCAAACCCAAAGGAGGCTTCACGCCAACAAAGATCCCCTACAAAGGTTTCGTGCGCTGCGTCACAGTACCGAACGGTCTGGTCTATGTTCGACGCAATGGTAAGGCGGTCTGGTCGGGCAACTCCGACTGGGGCTGCCCGGACCCATCAGGGTTCTATCGATCGGGGTTCTTTCATATGTCCTGGGAATGGGTAAACTGGTCAAGTGCCACTGATTGGTGGGCCGTCCAATACCCAAAGATGTTCGTTTAGGAGACCAACACAATGAATCGTGAGCTAAACCGCTTGTTAGAGAGCGTACGTGCAGAGCTGGCAGAGGGCCTCCCCAAAGGGAAGTACCTGGGCCTACGAGACGCAAAAAGCATCGACATGAACCGTGTCCGGGTTGATCTAGAGACCACCTCTGGGGACAATCTAGGGGGCAACATCGAAACCCTCTTGAGAGGTGAGGACGATGTAAGGTGGCTTACGAGGCCGCCGCGACGAGGGGAGGGCACCGCGAGCTTCACCATCTTCGTCCGGGACCCGGACGAGTTCAAGTACCTGTGGAACACGTTGGAGCGTGCAGAGATCTACGACGACACTATCCTAAACTTCTACGTCAGCGTCACGGACATCTAGGATATCGACATGCACCACCTTCCCTTCTTACTCATGCTGGCCCTCATGGTCTGCATGCTCCCCGCCTGCCCGGACCCTGTCATCCCTGGCCCTCAATGGGACGGGGGGTCTGTTGAGCCCGACCCCGTTCTACCCCCTGGTGTTGATGCCAACGAGGCTGCCTGCAAGCGCCTAGAGGAGCTGCAGTGCAAGTCAAAGGATGGGCGCAACCTCTGGGAGCCCACACCCGGCGGCGTCTCCTGCGTCGACGTGTTCCGCAACGCAGAGAAGAATGGGGTCAACCTACACCCTGCGTGTTTGGCTAAAATAGAACGCTGTGAGGATAGGCATCGGTGTACCGACAAGGGCTAGTCCAGATGCGCCCATAAACGGCGTGTGACAAGTGCATGCACCAGGCTCTCACTGACATGGTACTTCTCCGCCAAGCTTCTCAGGGACACCTTTCGAGGGACGTATCTCCGCCTGATGTCTCGCACCTGTTCAGGAGTAAGCTTGGCGGACCCGTTGGCTTCGCCTGGGTGTGCAACGTGTCGTCCTTTGGACATCATGTCTCTCATGTTATCCGTGTGGGTCCCAACCCACAGGTGCTCTGGGTTGACGCAGGGTGGGTTGTCACACTTGTGCAGAACACAGAGCCCCTCGGGTATAGGGCCGCGGGTAAGCTCCCAAGATACTCGGTGGGCATAGGTAGATATGCTGCTGAGTTCCTGTCGGCTCCCCTGCCTGAAGAACCCATACTGGGTACGGGAGTGTCGAGGACCCGTCCAAAGCCAACAATCTCCACTACAGTCCACATGTTTCCAGAATCGCTCGGTCTCGACCAGGCCGAAGGTAGTCTGCTGTCTTGCTGTCATGATGCAGGAGGCTCCGCAGGCGTACGAAGACCTCGGACCGCGACTAGCTGGGCTTCCAGAGATTGCTCTGCCTTCGGCAGCTCCTTGGCCAAGAACTCCCCCAACGCTTCCTTGATCAGCTTGTTTAGCGTAGTCTCTCTGTAGTCGGCTAGGAACTTGAGACGCTTGTGGGTAAAAGGATACAACCTAACAGTGATTTTGACAGGATCTTCGTCTTTTGACTCCATAATAGGAGTATGGCGGCATACTCAAGAGTTGCCGTCAAACCAACCGAAGATCGAAAAGTGTGAGGACCGTCACAGCTGCACCGACAAAGGATAGCCCATGACCAGCAAGGCACAATTGACCGAGGAGATGCGGCGCCTGATGGGTGTTGCGCCACGACCGCTGGGGCCTTGGTCAGATAGACCAGAGGAGACCTGGAAAGAGCCGATCACCACAAAGCTCGATGAGGCCAAGCTCAAGGTAGACTGGGACGAGGGGATAAAGATAGTCGACCAGGCTCTGAACAAGCTTCGGACGACCGGCCCCAAGTGGCTGAAGGGCCTTGTAGGGGACGACTGGAAGGCAGGGAAGGTCCAGAAGACCAAAGGCAAAGGAGCCCAGAAGAAGTACACCGGGCGCCTTCGGCTCTTTGTGGGCCCCTCTGTCAGCAACGCCAGCAAGACCGTTGTGGTGACCCTGACGCAGACAGAGGCGCCGGGAGAGCACGACTACTACACCGGCGTATACACCACAGGGCTAATCGAGATCGACGCCTCCTGTAAGCTACTGTTGGGCAAAAAGGGTGTAGGCGGCGCCAAGGTGGGCCTACCCGACCTAAGCGCCATTCAGGACCTTACTGCCAGCGTGCTTACCACCTTTAAGCCTTACCTTGAAAAGCACTTTGGTAGCCCGAGTGGAGAGGATGCGAAGGACCTCGCTAAGGATACCCTAAACGACGCGGCACAAGAGCTACTACCGTGGCTCAAGGGCCTTACAGGCGACAAGTGGTATGCTTCCTCAGTGGGCCCAGAGACGCTGCGACTCCACGTCGGTCTAAGCTACGCCGACGCGCCGATCTCGATGACCATAATCCTGAAGTACGACCCCATCAAGGGGACCTTCACCGCAACAGCTCGCGCCTTCTCCGGGGAGGGGCTGATGGATAAGGTCACCAAGGACAATCTCAAGTCGGATGGTCTGCAGGGGGTTGTCGCCATCGCGAAAAGCTTACAGCCGGTGATAAAGCTGGCGTCCGAGGCTGCTCAAGAGGTCGCGGCGACGAACACCGAGGAGATCATCTTGGACGCTGTCGCGAACTTGGTAGCCGATGGTCTGGTGTGGCTAAAGGATGTAACCGGCGAACCGGACGGCTGGAAGATCACAAAACCTACGGAGCACGACCCCTGGATGTACTTCAACCTGAACCCGCCGGGGAAGAGCTTCACCTTGACGGTCGGAGTGGTGGTTGACCCGTTGGACGAGGGCGAGGGCTTCCAGGTCATCACGGACGTTCTAGGCAAACAGGGACAGCCCTTTGCCCACCACGGTCCTGTGATCGCTAGTGAGGACGACCTAAAGGACCTAGTCAAGGTGGCTTTGAAGCCTGTTGAGAAGAACATCAAGGAGGTCATCAAAGCGGAGGGGGCCAAGGTCCTTACCTTGATCAAAGATATTCGCACAGACTACAAGAAGATGCGCAAGGGCCTTGTCATGGCACGTGCCGCCTTGGAGTTCGTCAGCGAGAAGCTAGAGGTGGAGGATTTCACGGGGGTCGAGGCAAAATGCCTGGAGTTCGAGGAGAAGCTCGGCGCGGCACTCGACAGCTCGAAGCAGCTTCGCTCAAAGCTCCCTTACTAAGATGAACGCCATGAGATGACGAACAGGGAATGAGGAGAACAAGGTGAGCAAACTGCAAGAGCAGCGGCGATTGATGGGGCTAGAGCCTCGACCTATGGGGCCATGGGCTCAGGACGCAGAGGGCGCGGGTCCTCCTGATGAGGAGATAGTAGAGGCGACCCAAGGACCCTGGGTAAAGATGAACCGCGCCCTCAAGAAGGCAGAAAAAGACGGGGTCTCCTGGATCAAAACGAACGTAGCCGACCGAGACTGGAAGACCTCCCTAACCACGGCCGACAAGAATTACCCCTACGGGCGGCTGGAGATCTACCTTCTTAGCCCCGAGGGAGTTTTCGAGAAGAACCTCTGGGACCTGACCATCTACCTAACGTGGACCGCATCCTTAAGCTCAGACACAGACCCCAAGTTCAAAGCGCGCATCCGTTTGGAGGACAAGCAAGGCCAGGTTCACGTGGAGGAGACCAAGGAAGAGGTCAGCGCTGCGGACATCAAGGACCTCAAGAACCTGCTACTGCTGCCCAACAAGAAAGCTTTGGCCGATGCTTTTGCCCCCGGAGCCCAACAGAAGAAGTCGTTGAAGGACCTCCGGCGAGCATACAAGGATGCTCGCCAGAACCTCGTCTCTATGAGGGACAAGATCGAGGTTCTCAGCCAGCACCTAGAGAAAAGCGCGCTCGCGGATGTAAAGGATTCGGCTCAAGAGCTGTACAGCATGGAACTCAAGCTATCCTCAGCAATAAAGAAGCTGCGGAACTCTGCGGCCACCGCCGCAGAGTTCTAACCCTATCTTATCGGACAGCTTCCGCTAGCGCACGCCTCCTCAATCTCCATCTCACCGCCGTTGACCAGCGGGTGGTCGTGGTCGATGTTGGAGGCTAGACGCTCAAAGGTCTCGCGGTCTATCGCCTCGTAGGGAGGCTGGGCGTAGCCATGAGCCTTGGGCAAGCAGGTGGTGCTCTTAAGCCGCGGCACAAACTCCCCGAGAAGAGCGGCAAGCTCCTCCTGCTCCGTATCGGCGTCAAAGGTGATAGTGGCACTGACGGCATTATCTGCCCAGTGCTCCTGTACGGCCGCCTGCCGTTCAAACTGCTGGCGCAGCGTCTGCGTCTGCGCAGTCACGCGCCCCGCGGGCGTCGACTCTGCGAAGCTGAACACGATCGTGTTCCCTGTCTGGTCGTACACATCAAGCTCGTGCGGAACGCCAGCCTCCATAAGGGCGCCGGCTAGGTTGTCCGCAATGTCCAAGCGAACACGGCGGATGTAGTGGCGCGCGAAGGGGGCGTGGATGCCTGGCGAGCTGCGGCTTAGCAACGATATGGTGCCGCTAGGCTTAACGGTGGTAACGGTCTTGGGGATAGCTGTGCCTAGCTCAATGGCGTAGCGCGTAGCCTCCCTGCGACATGCTCCGTACCACGCATCGAGCTGTGCTGGCGTCCAGTCGAAGTCGCAGATACCCCCCAGCCCTACTCCTAGCCTCATGTTCTGCTGCTGCACCGCGTTCGAGATGGGGTCCGTCAGCTTAGACAGTCGATTGCGAAAGCAGTAGCGCGTGACAAGGCGAAACACCTCGTCAGCGTCAGTCGTATCGTGGAACCGTGAGGGGAACACCTCGGACAGGTTGCACGCCTCACGGTTGTACAGCGGCAGCTCGCCACAGTTGCCCGTCGCTACGCCGTCTGCAATGAAGGTCTCGTGCGTCGGCTGCTTGAGGCAGAACACCGGCTCGTGTCCGATAGGCTCGATGCTCACGATCTCCGTGGTGAACCGCTCCGCATAGGGTCCCCTCTTCCACGAGCTGCGCCAGCTTAGATAGCGATCCTCCATATCCTCTCGGAGGAATCCGAGCTGCTCATAGAAACGGACCGCGTTGGCCTTTGAGACAACAAGGTCGTACTGCGTCTTGCACCAGTAGTCAGCAAGGTCCCCCTTACCATCAGGCAGACGGCGATAGCCTGCGTCTCGCCGCTTGTAGACGGACGACACGATGCCGAAGTTTAGGAGCAGCGTTTGAACATCACGGAGAAGAGCTGGGTTGCTCTGCGACAGACGGACGGAGAAGGTCTGCTTTTCGGCTGTCCAGTTTATCTGACCGTCTGTTGCGAAGAGGCCGCGGAGGTAGCCGCGGACGCACTTTTTGGTCCCGCGCCACACCACCTCTGGCACAGAGCCCTTCTCACGATAGCCTACCTCAGCCAGGGCACGGCTTAGCAGCGAGCTGCAGATGTCCTCGTAGCGATCATACACTTGACAACCGAAGCGCTTCAGGTGCCCGTTACGCGGCGCTACGGAGGCCGCTACCTCGTGGCACCACGCTAGATATTGCCCGGACATCTTGCGCTTGGCGTCCCAGAAGAATAGATGAGCGCGCTTGCCGTCCTCGCTCCAACAGCCGTCACCTTCGAGCCACCCAATAACATGCCCGAGAGCCTCGCTGCCGTCCGCCCCCCACAAACCCTCGCCGGATTGAAGTAGCAAGGTATCTCCAGGAGACAGGTCCTTAAGCTCCACAAAACCGTCGGGGGTCGGGAAGCGGTGATACGCCGTAGCCTTGATCTCGTTACCGTGCCGGGTCCGCATCCGGTAGACCTTCTCGGAGGCGCTTGTCTGGAAAGCCGCCTCCGCCTCGCGATGCACCGCTCCAGGCGAGACGTTCGTACGGTCCGTGCCGACACGAGCGTCGGTGGTGACCTGGAAAGCTTTGGCGTCCTTGAGATCTCGGATGGGTATTAAGCCCCATTGCGTGACGACACGGGTGTCGCCGGTGAGGCAGGGGTTGATCCCAACGATACCGGGGTCCGTCTCACGACATAGAGGGAGGTTGAACACACCAGGCTCGCCACCAGGCTCCGCAACGATGTCCGAAACGAGCTGGCGCCAGTCAAACCCCTCCAGCTCCTCCCTGCTTTGGAAGGCCAACGAGTTGTTGCTGGTGTGCCGATGCAAGGTTACCAGGCTCAGGTCCTTCTTCGCATTCCGGAAGGCTTGGTCGGTCGGGCTCCCCAAGGTCATCAAGGCGGAGTTGTGGACGAGCAAGCCGTTGCAGACAAACTCCTCAGCACCAGCTACCTCGATATCGTAGGTGTCCGCGGTCTCGTCCGTCTCGGTCACGTCCTGCACACAGATGGGCACGAGACCCTGAGCTTCTCCGCCCAGCTCTTCGTAAAGCGGGAAGACCATCTGTTTGCTGGTTGAATCCCACCGACCTTTCCAGAAGGTGGTGCTGTGTTCTGCGCGCACCATCTCGGAGGGGTAGCCGTAGTCACACTGAGACACCGCGCTTACACGGACGCGCTTGGTCGCGTGGGGCTGCACTAGCTCCAGAAAGCGGGCCGTCGCGGTCCGTCCCACCAGATTGAGGTGGTACATAGGCTGCCAAGACCCTCTAGCAGAGCGATTAAGCTTCAACCTCGTCGGTATTCCCAGGCTCGCGTAGACCGCCTGCACCTGCTCCAGGAAGGAGGGGTACACCGAGGCGCAGAGAACCACGGGGCGATTGCGTGCTGCACCGTCCGCATCTAGGAGGCCCGCCAGGTAGGAGGCTCGAACATGGGGGAGCCCCTCCAAGATGAACGACGGCACGTTAAGAGGCTGACGGGGTTTCTTCAGATTATCGTCCAGGTACCAGGCTAGCTGCTTGGACTGTGCTCGTATCCTTAGACAGTCGTCGAGGGCTCGTGGGGGGCGCTCGTTGAGCCGGACCCCGTAGCGCGTCAATTGCTCACGGCATCTGTTTGCTATTGCGTTGTGATAGCCGTCGTTAGCAACTACCACAGAAACATAGGCGTTGAACCCGTCGTCGCGTCGGTTGGCCCTGGTGTAGCCGTCTCCCTGAAAGTAGCCAAGAAACCAAGCGCTCTGCTCATCTAACCGCGGAACGGTTATATCGACGCACGTCGTAGAGTGTTTCGGCTTGTCGTAGGACCACGAGGGCAGCTCAGTAGGACGCCCTGGTAGAATGGCGTCGACAAACACCATACGGTCCCCTGGCTCCAGCTCTTTAGCCTCTTTGAACTCGTAGCGGCCGGGGGCTGTGAGGACGGCCACTCGATGGTTTCCGGTACAACGAAAGACGCCCATTTGCGTGGTCAGCTCGTAAAGAGCCTGAACGCCCTGGTGTACGTGCTCCGAGACCTTAGCAAACTTCGAGCCCCCTGTGAGAACCTCATCGCCTACCGCAACGGCCTCGATAGGCTTCAGCCCGTTCTTGGTGTGAACCAAGGAGCCTTCGGGGAGACAGCGACGCACGTTGCCTGCCTTCACGCATAGCCCGATGTAGTTGGTGACATCCAGGCAGTCGATCGAACTAAGCCTCCGACCCCGAGCTCGACGGACAACCTCCCAGCAGGACCTCAGCATATGAGTTAGCGGGCCAGGGCCGCCGGCCACTCCGCCAAAGGTCCGGATGGGTGTACCTCGCGGGCGCACGCGGGACACGTCAATGACCACATCAACCCCCTGGAAGGCTGAGAGCAGCACCTCACCTAACGCCTTCATCCAGCCCTCACGTGAGTCCTCTACATCGTAACGGTGTGTGCTCCCGTTGAGCATCTCTCCGCTGTACTTCGACACCTCGGTGTAGTTGGGGTGGTCCAGCCGACACTCGATGAACAGACGCGGGTTGCCTGGGGCAACAGGAGGGAGTGCCCCAATGTTATCGAGCCCTACACCAACGCCTCCGCCAAGCATGAGCTGCTCAGACGTCCACACCCAGTCGTCCACGCCGGACAGCTGCACAAACCAGCAGTTGCCCGTTACTACGCCCCCCTCCAAGGTAAAGCTACCTGTCTCGGGCTCGGTAACGCAGAAGACCTCCTCTTCTTGTCCCTCATCCACGATCTCTCGCACGGTGTAGCGGGTAGGCTCGGGAACGACTGTAAGAATCTCCAGGCGTCCTGAGCGTATACCGTAGTTTGTCTCAGTGCTTGGATCCGTTGACCTACCAGTAACGCAGTATCCTAACAGTGGCGCACGCTCAGCCACCCAGTCCAACGCAGCGCTGTTCTGGGAGGACAGGCGATTGCTGGGCTTCCCCGGTCTAAGAGAGCCATCAGCTGCTAAGAGTCCGGCGAGAAAACCGGCCTGGTAAACAGTATCCAACCTGGTTGGGGGCAGGCTCTTGAGATCCTCCACAGACTTAAAGAACAGCACAGGCTCTCCATCCTGAGAAGGCGGCGTGCACGTGTACGAGAAGAAGCTAGCCCTCTCCAACCGCTCTCTGTGAGCAACCTTCTTACCGCACAACCGTAGCCTAAACGTGCTGAGCTTGAGCGTCTCACGGCTCCCATCTCCAAAGATGAGCCCATGAGCAAACCCATCGTTGAACGTCTTGGGGTCGCATCCTTCAAGCTCTTTTGCGCAAGCGGGTGTTACTAGGATCTGGTCACCCACCCGGAGGTCTGTGACCTCCCCGCGGTTCGAGGTGAACCAACGGTGCTCGGCTGTAGCTGTGAACTCAAAAGCGAAGCTGGACCTTAGCCCTGTAGGCTTCATGCGATAGCGGAGGAGCCGTTGCCTACCAAAGGACCTAACCTTTGCTGGACGCCATTGCCCATCCTTGGTCAACACCTCTACGGTTTCTCCTACCGCCTCCTCCAAGGTTGCAAGAACACCGTTGGCCCAGAAGCGAGTACCTCCCGAAAAGCAGTTGAACCGAGCGTTAGCAGGGATGCCTGGCACACCACCGGTCCATAGCCCGCGACCGGGGGGCAACGCCTGGCAGGTCCAGAAGAGCTCAAACAGCCGCTCAGCCTCGGCGCGGCAGGGGCTTGGAGCCAAGGACACATTACCCTCCACCACGCGGCGGATAGTGTCGGTCCACGACTCCTCGTTGCGGCAGTACTTCGTTAGGTAGGTGCTACGGGAGAGTATGCTCTCGAACGGGTCGCGGGCCCTCCTGTATGGCTCCAGGAAACGCTCCTGAAGCCGAAATTCCTGCGTCTCACGGGCCTTGACGACGATCTGCTGCATAGCTTCTCCACGCGCACGCTTGCCCGCCAAGAGGCCCGCGCCTCCTGCGGGTCTTTTTGGTTAATCACGAGGTGAGGAGGTCTCGGACCTCCGCCTCTAAGCTCTCCACGACTCCCAGCTTGGGAGGATCGTCCGAGAGCTTAAACCGGACCTGCAGCAGGTCATCCTGGCTGTCTCCTCCCCATAAAGTGGTCGAGTCCACCGTCCCCACGATGGGCTCATCAAGCGTTATCTCATAAGGCGTGGGGCTGTAGGATAGCGTGATGTGCGGCTGATAGTCCGGGAACTTCTTCGAGAACGGGACACCCCCGGCATCGAAGGCGCGCGCCAACTGCGCGCGCAGCTTCATAAGCGCAGGGCTGAGCACCTTAGCGATTATTGGGTGTCCGGGCTTGTCGTCCGGGTTCTCAGGGAAGTAGGACACCTCCCTGACCACTACCTCGAACGGCGGTGTGCGGTCCATGATGGGGGCCGCAATCTCTATCGCGCCACCCAACGTGTGCAAAGGCACTCCCTTGCCGAGGTAGAGCATCGTGATGTGGTGGCTGTTTGCCCCCACATGCTCCCCAGGACAGCCGATACTTCTAAGGCGCTCACTGAGCGCGGGTGACATGGCTACCCCTAAAAACGACATCCCTTGGTTCTACCACGATTCGAGGCTAGTTAGCATCTTTACGACACAGCCCTTAGACGGCCTCTAATCATCTCCAGCAGATAGCCCCTGATGGCGTTTCTGAAGCGAGCTGATGTCGTCCGAAAGCCCCGTATAATCCTGCATCAGCGAGCACGGGGCCACACCCGCCTCTCTAGTCTACCTTGAAAGGGCGGAAGCTCCGCCGGTGTATCTCGCACGGCCCCAGCCGCTCAATCGCGTCCATGTGGGCCTTAACGCCGTAACCCTTGTGGGCTGCGAAGCCGTAACCCTTGTAGGTATCAGACAGCTCAACCATGAGCCGGTCTCGAACCACCTTCGCGAACACGCTAGCCAAGGAGACCGCAGGCACCAGCCTGTCGGCGCGCGGAAGACAGACAACCTCAGCTACGTCCGGCTTGCCTATAGCGGGAAGCCTCATCCCATCGACCACAACAAAAGGGGGATAGGCCAGCCGGTAAAATGTGGCGCGGATAGCCTCGGCTTGGGCGTCCGCCTGCGCTGCATCAATGTCTCCCTTGTCAATCTCGGCCGCGCTCACCTCCCCGATACCCACGACCACGTGGTCGTCATCCTTTAAGCTCTCAAAGAGCTGCTCTCGCCGCGCGGGGCTGAGCCGCTTGGAGTCGGTTAAAAGCTTGGGGGGCTTCCAGTCAATCGAGACCGCTGCTGCAGCCGCTACAATCGGCCCTGCTAAAGCTCCACGCCCCACCTCATCCACTCCCACGATGGTTCCCGGACGGAGGAGCTTTAGCAGCGCAGCTAACATCGCGAGGTTTTGCTGGTCAACCTCTTCTTTGCTCAGCGTATCAGTCATGCTTGCCCCCCAATAGGGGCGCTGCAGCAATGCCCGAGACTAGACCTCTGCCTGCCACGCCAATCGCCGACGGCACCCACCCACACCCCTTGACGAAAGCCTCCGCTGCCTCCCGCGTTTGACCTTGCTCCGAGTAGCACTTAGGAGAGCCGTCGCCATAGACCCCATGGGTAGACCAATCCTTGTCGGATCCCTTGGGTTCGCAGAGCCAGTCTATGAGCGCCTCCGCAGTTGCAAAGACCGGGCTGCAGGGGCTCCCCTCCGAGACCGTCTCCCAGACCTGCCATCCTGGACCCGCTGGGGGTGGTGTGGGCTCCCACGCATCGTAATCGTCCTGAGCGTCGGGGTGCATCGCCGAGCCCTTACAGACCGGACAGACGCCCCAGGAGTCCGGGTCTTGCCCCGCCAGCTCCAAGAGCCTCTGAGCAAGCCGCCATCGCGCTGAGCCGCCAAAACCAAAGGGACCATCCAGCTCTGTCTCGGACAGCTTCTCCACTAAGGTGAGAAACTCCGGGGAGGGAGGCAAGACCTTGGGGCGGCGCACCCACCCAAGGCGCCCGTCCGGCGCACGGGTGATCTCCCCTTTAGCTGTAGGGGCCAACGCAAACTCTTGCAGATAGGGGTGGGGGTAGCTCTGAGTGCGGCGGTCCATGACCGCCGCTTGCTCTCCCACCAGTGTGATGAATTGGCAGATAGATTCGAGCCATGCCCCCGCCGTGGTACGACCATTAACACACTCGTCTGGGGCCTTTGGGCACGGGCGTCCATGCGGGTTGAGGTAGCCCTCCCACACCTCCCCCCATTTGCCGTCAAAGTCTAACACCACTCGCTTGATCTCTCGTCCCATCTTAATCCTCCGTCCACACAGCTCAGTCCCGCTCCACAAAGACCCCCGGTCGAACCTCCTGGTAGCGTCTCTGCCGAGGCTTGAGAAAGCTCTGCATGATGCTTGCCCAGACCTTACTGTCCTTGAAATCCGTTCCCTTGGGATATCGCCCGAGATGGGTAAGGAACGGCTCGTGATCTCCTATCCCCAGCCTGTTCAGGATTCGAAGGCAACGCATGCGATGAAAGCCGGTAACCTCCTTCATCCGGACAGAGATATCATACAGCTCCGCCATCCTCTCCCTCCTTACCGCCGTACTCCGCCGAGAACGCCTCCTCTAGCGCCGCAATCGCTCCATGCACCTCGGGCCCCAGCTGGGCCTGGTAGGGCTGTAGAACGTCAAGGAGACCCTCTGCTGCCCGCGCTATCGGGCAGGGCTCGGCCGCGAGCTCCGCTAGCTCCGCGACATCTACCAGCATCGCGCGAAGCGACTCAATCCTCTCGGCAGAGGGCAGAAGCGAGGCAGGCTCGCGCAGCCTCGCTAAGATTGATTTGACCAGCTGGTGTCGACGTAATGCTCCCACCGCTCGTCCTCCTCGGGCACCGGCCCAGGCTCGGTTAGAAAGCGCTCGTACTCCTCAACAAACCATTCCTGCTGCGGGGTTTGGATAGTGCCCTTGCGCGAGGCTCGCGTCTCCGCGATGGCATCCGCAGCGGACATACCCATCAGGATGAGGCAGCAGGCAACGACGAGGCCCGTGCGGCCTAAGCCTCCGCGGCAGTGCACAACGATATTCTCGCCATGCTCCAGCCGCTTCACGAGCTCCCGGACGAGCTCGTGAAGGCTCGCCATCGAATGCGGGACGCTCACGTCGGGGAAGGGGTAGTAGATCGAGGCCATCCCCGCATGGCCAACCTCATAAAGCAGGTCGGGAATCTGCAAGAGCTTGAGCTCATGCCACTCCACCAGGGGGACAAGCACATCCACCTTGTGGTGACGAGCAAGAACCCCCACATCTGCCGGCAGGTTGCGGTCCCATATAGCGGTCAGCCCCCCCTCGTCCTTCTTGCCCGGCGCGAAGGTCATCCCAAGACGGCCCGGAAGGCCCGTCTCGACCCAGTCAACTAGGATCGGGTGGGAGATGCTGGTGCGGCGCTGTCCCGGCGGTTGGGGCTTAGCTTTCATCATCTTTGCTGCGTTCTTGGTCATGATCTCTCCCTGTTATCAGTGTATAACATGGCGAGGGTATTGTCAAGGGATGACCGCTCCGCCGTCCGGGAGGTTCTCCACAGAAGCCTCTGAAAGGCTCTTAATCTGGACAGACCTAGGGGAGCCCCTACAGCCTCGACAAAGCTTTGGCGGCACTGTGCCGGCATACAGGCGCCCGCAGCACCGAGCGATGTACGTAGGGGTACCCTGGTCCAGAAAGGGCTTTACGAGGCGGCTAAGAGCTTCCTGTAGCTGGTCATCATTCATGGGGGACTCCGAGCTTCTGCTCTATCTGAGCTTGCTCCAGAACGTTCGCGGCCAGCTTCTCCTCCAGCTGAGCTTGCTGCGCACGCAGCTTGCGCAGCCGAAGAAGAAGCTTACGCTCGGCCGGGGAGGCGCGCTGGAGCCGCACCTCCTCGGGGTCATACTCTGCACCACAGGTCGAGCACAGCATAGGTAACCTATAGCGAGCTAACGTCGCCTCGGGCGA